ATGATGGAAAATAACCCTATGAAAAATCCAGACATTGCTAAAAAATGTGGAGATTCTAAAAGGGGATTATTACATACTGATGAATATAAATTAAAAATGAGTGTTTCTTTGAAAAATTCTACAAAACATAAAATATCAACTAGTGGCACTGAAAATAAAGAAATTCATAGAATAATTCAAGAAAAAAATATGAAACCAGTTCTACTGTTTGATATAAATATGAATTTTATAAAAGAATATCCTAGTATAATGGAAGCATCAAGACAAATTAATATTAGAAAAGGGAACATTAGTAATGTATTAAATGGTAGGTAAAAAACAATGGAGGGTTATGAATTTTTTAATTTTTTTATTATCTACAATAGGTTGCACTCTAATAATAACAATTTCTTTTATTTTTAAAAATATTAGAGATAAAGCCAAAACTATTAATCCACTTTTCGGTAAATTATTGTCATGTAGTCAATGTACTGGTTTTTATGTCGCCTTAGTTATACAATCTATCATTTTAATACACGAAAGAATAAGTATTTCATTTACTTGGTTCGATTTATATTATATTCTATATGGGTTCATAGGAAGTTTTGTTTGCTACCTTGTTTATTTATTAATAAAACCATTGATAGACAAGCACGACTGAGAAATCATGCAAAATCATGATATAATAACTATACTTACTTTTATTACTTAACTTTTCTGAATCTTGATCCCTTATATATCTGTTCAGTTTTAACACATTTTGTAATTACATGTCTTTCTATATCAGTTTGTCTTGATGCTTCTCTGATACTAGAATAAGTTCCTATTATTTTCGTATCGCAATCTACTGTTCGATTAAGTATTTAAGTTTCTGATTATTTATCCATTCTTCTGAACAAACAATATTTTTATGATTATCTGAATTTACTTAAAATCTTATTTACCTTCTTTTTATTGGTATCCCTTTTTAAATACCATTCTTTAATATGGTGCAATATTCTATTTTTTGATCCTTTACCTACATAAAAAGGTTCAAAATTAAATGTAAATTACCATATATAAATTCATCTTCGTGTCTAGAATCTAAATAACAGTACACGTAATACACATTTTTACGTGTACCATCCTTAACATCCATTTGCGCAATGAGCTACTGCCCTCAACATATATCTTTTCATGTTCTTATATATTAAAATTTCAATCTAATTTTATGTTTTTAGTATTATCTTTAAATCTTTCTTCTATGAAGGTATAATCTACATTTTGTTTTTCTATATCTGAAAAAGAAGCTAATTGAGTTGCCACTATTGGATTAACTACTAAACATAAATTTTTCTTTTGAAAATAATTAGCCATAAATACGTCTAGTATGTCTTGAAATTCAATTTTTTCTAATCCTTCATATTTTCTTATAAAAAAATCGTAAGTTTTATTTCTATAACAAAAAGCGTGGCAAGCAAAAGCATTTTTCAAAATAAGGATATTTGGTTTAGATTTAGTAATAAGTTTAAGAGGTTCATGAGTATTGGCGCCGAGATAAAACAACCACCAATCCAGATTACCAATTTGAGATAAAGATTTTCCTAAAATATTAATAGTATCATTAATGAAATGCACATCATCTTCAAAGACAAGAACGTTATTTAACCCTTTTTCTTTAGCTATTTTAATAATAGCCAAATTAGATTTGATTATACCTAAACGGCCGTCTTTTTCTTTTATAGCTGAAAATCTTTGTACTCTGTCAAGTACACCAACACTTTCAAATTCTTTTTGAGCGTGTTCCCAACGATCAGTTCTATGATCGAGATTAATACAATAAATTTCCTCAAAGAAATTCCACACCTTATTATATTCCACGATATGTTTTTTAATAAATTATAATAAAAATATGAAATGAAGTTTAAAATTTATAATAATATCAAGATATTAAATTTAAAAGAAGATTATCAGTATACGTATATTCAATTCTAACTGATCCACCACCACCATTACCACCATTGACATTATTTGATATTCTATACCCACCACCACCTCCACCACCATAAGCTTTTCCATTTTCACCAGACCCTTCTGTTCCTGTTCTACCAGATCCACCAGAACCATTTATATTATATACACCACCAGGACCGGGTGTTGCGCCAGTTCCGGCGTCATTACCTTTGTTGGCATCACCAGCTCCTCCACCTCCGCCGCCTCCACCATTACTATTATTTTTACCGCCTTTACCACCACTATATAAGAAATCACCAGTACCAGCAGCACTATCTCCACCTGTTTGTCCAGTGGCACTATTTAATGAACAACCATTTCCACCATCAGCCGAACAAAGAACGACATAAGACATTCCAACTGGTGTTGTTACAACACTATCACCACCGTCTATTGACCCTAATCCGTTTCCATTACCACCGGACCCAACGATTATATCTAATTTTACTGCGGGATATGTATCGCGATAAAAAACACTACATGCTCCTCCGCCACCGCCTCCGCCTCCACCAGCTGTTGTTCTTCTTCCACCAGCACCACCGCCAGCCCAACATGTAATTGTTAATCTGCTAACACTTAAAGGTAAATCGTGTATTGTTGTTCCTGTCGTTGTCCACGTAAATGAAAAAGTGCCCATTAATTATCGTTTTTTATTATATATATTTTTTTTATGTGACAAATATTTTTTATATTTGTAGAAATATAAAAACTCAAAAATATGAAAAAAACAATTTTTATTTTAACACTAACATTGTTAAGTGTTATAAATGTTAAATCCCAGAATTATTATATTTCTTTCACTGGGTCTGGTGATACTACCAATATTAATTCTGTTCAAGTTGATAATTTAACAAAAGGCACAAGTATAATGATAACTGGTTCAGATACTTTGCATTTAGTTCCTTTTGTTGGTATTGAAACACTAAATTTTAATAAATCTTTAGAAATTTACCCAAATCCAATGGTAGATGTGTCAAATATCTTATTCAGATCTTCGGAAAATTCTAATTCAATTTTAAAAATTGTTGATTTATCTGGTAAATTAATTTATCAAACCATTTTGAATGTTTCAACTGGTATAAACAAATTTCAAATTATCGGGGTTAAAAAAGGTATTTTCATTCTTCAAATATCTAATAAAACTAATTCCTATATAACCAAATTAGTAAGTCAAAGCAATTTAGAAAATAATATTACAATTTCAGGTGTATCTTTTTTTGATAGTCAATATTTCAAAAAAAGTACATCAATTGTTGATATGGAATATAGTATCGGTGATCAATTAAAATATAAAGGTTTGTCTGGTATATATAGTTCAATTGTAATGGATATTCCAAATCACAGTAAAACTACATCTATCCCTTTTTCTAGATGTCAAGATGCTAATGGTCATAATTATACTACCGTTAAAATTACTATTGGTAATAAATCTACAATTAGCGAACAAACATGGATGGCTGAAAACCTCAATGTTGGTGAAGCTATTCAAGCTAATACAGGACAATCAAATAATTTGGTTATTGAAAAATATTGTTTTCACGATTCAACTATAAATTGTACAAATTATGGGGGATTATACACATGGGATGAAATGATGGGATATGATACTATTCCCGGTATTCAAGGCGTTTGTCCTGACGGGTGGAGAATTCCAACTGACAACGAATGGAGAACAATGGTTGAATATTACGGTGGTGATAGTGTAGGTCAAGGAGTTTGGGCAACCGCTGGAGGATCAATGAAAGAAACCGGTTATACCCACTGGCAGGAACCAAATACGGGAGCAACAAACATTACTGGATTTTCAGCTAGAGGACACGGCGCATTTTATCCCGGATATGGGTTTGTTAGTTTATTAACAGACGCGCCATATCATAATTCAAATCGTTTTTGGGACAATGTGAATCAATTATGGGGAACAAATGTATGGACATTTGAATATGTGACAGATTGTGCTTTTCATGGTGGTACACAAGTGGTGAATGCTTTTGCTGTTAGATGTGTTCATGATTAATATAAAAAATTTTTTTAATTTTAATTATCCATCTATTTATTTTAAACTAATTCATCTACATTAACTATAAAACAAAAAAAAAAACAATGATTAGCTGGATTGGTGGTAAAAGTAGAATTAGTAATTGGATTATTCCATTTATACCGAAGAATATAGAAACTTATGTTGAACCGTTTAGTGGAGCGTTTTGGGTCTTATTTAAGATGGATTTAAATAATTATCCAAATTTAAAAGATATAGTATATAATGATTTCAATGGTTATTTAGTGAATTTATTTATGTGTTGTAAAAATCATAGAGAATTTTATGATTATTTACAAAATTATAAATCCCAGGACAAAGAATTATTTTATCAATATCAAAAGGATTTATTAGAAAATGATAAATATGAAATGCCAGATTTCAATAAAGCATTAAAATTTTCGTATCTTACTAGTCAAGTTTTTTCTGGAATATCTCCTCTTAAAGGTAAATTCATAGACCTTAAAGATAAGTATAAATCTAAATTTGATACATTTAAAGATAAACTCATTAACACAGACTATACTGAAAATTTAGATAAAATAACGAATTTTGAAAATCTGGATTTTCAAAATGTTATAGAAAAATACGACAACGAAAAAGCTTTTTTTTATATTGATGCTCCATATTACAATTTAGGTGAAAAATATTATAGTAATCAGTCTTTTTCTTTATCCGATCATGAGAGGTTAGCAAACACTCTGAAAAAAATAAAAGGTAGATTTGCCATGTCATATTATGATTTTTCAGATCTATCAACGTGGTTTCCAAAAGATCAATACAAATGGGAACAGAAAGACTTCCACAAGACAGCAGGAGCTCTAAAGGGAGGTAAACAAACAAAAGGAACAGAACTACTGATTATGAACTATTATTGATTTTTATTCATTCTAAATATAATTAATTAATAATCAGTTAATAAAAGAGAGAGTAGTTATCTATATCTGATAACTAAGTGATTTACAAATTTATAAAATTCCAGATAATTTTTTATCTGGAATTTTTATGCTTATCTTTGTATATTGTGAAAAAATAAAAAGGATGTTGTATGATAAAGCTAAGTAATATTACGAAGATGATGTTGTATGGAAAAATTAAAGACATTGGTGTTGTTAAGGGCATTGGGTTCATTCCGAATGATGAATATTATATTGATGAACATACTTATTTATTTGGGTTTAAGTTAAAGTCTACAAGGTATTGGGATGAAGAGGATTATAAATTAAAGAGGAATCCGAAGAAAGACAGATCTATTGTTGAGGGATTTAAAAAAGAAAAAGGGGTCAAGTGACTCCTTTTTTTATTTATCAAGATATACGTATTTAACAATTTTTATTCCTCCTTCTCTCAGGGGGCATTCATCTGGAACTCTACCGTGACTATTATCTTGTGTGATGATCATGTTGGCATAACCTTTACCATCCCAATATGGGTGATCGCATTCCATCTCTTTACCTCCACCAAAAAAAGGACAACCGTGAAAACATTCTTTAACTGATTTACCGTATTCTTTTGTCTTTATATTAAGATTGGTTATATTTTCTAAGACTAATGAATTAGTAAAAGATACAACAGATTCATTTGTCTTTTTCTTTTTCTTCTTTTTAATTTTTTCAGGTAATCCTTTATGCTTAGTTCTTGCGAAATGTTCAGCGTCGTCTGGATCTATATTTTTAGCAGCTTTCTTAACTGATGGAGAAGCGCCTTTCAATTCACCTTTTTGATAAGCGTGTATCATACCCATGAATCTCTGTTGTTTGCGACTTTTTGATGGCATAAATTAGAATTATTTTTTCCATTTATCGATATGATAAATAATATAATCATCCCATTCATTCTTTGTGATGTTATTATATCCATAAATTGAATGGAAATCTTTATGGATTTCATATAAAATAACTATAACGTTGTTTTTTTCATCATTTTTCCACAGTTCATTCAAAAGATAGGAACCGTTGCACTCTCTACATCAAAATCTCTTTCTGATTATATCCCTTGTGTTGTTCAATTTTAATTTCTCTCCGCAACATTCGCGGAATTTTTCAATATTTCTGAATTCTTTTGACATGTAACTATATATTATTACTCTGATCTCAATTTGTTTATAAAACTAAACAATTTTCTCACATATTCTCTTTTCCTATAATCACTTGTCATTAAATAGGCTATATAACAGAAATATAATATTTTATCTTCTACTATATTTGAGTTTAAATTTTCTCCACCAACGTATCTGAATTCCATATATTTTTCAGACTCACCTTTAAGTATCATTCCGTGTCTCATAGTTGTTTTACTATAATATTTCGTTATACTTTTACTTATAATACTTTCTATTTCATCTATATTTGTAGTATCTAGAATATTTTCTGGTTTTTTCTTGAAATCTTTGATTAATTTTTCCTTTATAGAGCCACACCAATTAACAAGTCTATCTTCAATTCCTTTATAAACGAAACCGCCTTTAGATTGGTCTGAAATCATAGTGATGCCCTTGGTTAGATTCCATTTTTTGCCTTTTGAACCAATGTTAACGTGAATAGATGTTCTATCGTTAAATTTCCATCTATCTTGTGTATTATATGAATCAAAAAAATCTTGAATATAATTGAGTGCTTCATCAAGATTAGTGAAAGGTTTATTAATTATTTCAACGCCGTATAAAAGAGTTTCGTCTTCGTGAAAAATTATTATATCTTTATATTTATTGTAGAAATCTGGAAAACAAATCTTATAATCGTTCAGAATCTTTCTATTTTTAATAGAAGGGTACATTATATGTGATTCGTTCTTTGAAATGAATTTTAGATCTTTAATTTTACCTTTAAATTCTAGTTCTATTTCGAATCCAATAGTAAAGTACTCTTGGAGATCACTCAGAATTAGTTTAATATCCTCAGATTTAAACTCAGTTATATAATTTATATAATTAGTTATCATTCTTCAGCGACTTCAATTTGGTTTTTATCCAACCAATAAGTTTGTCTATTTACATAAATTTCATATTTTCCATATTTATAGATTGGAAGTTTTTGTACTCTGCCTTCTTTACCATTTATTTCATCGTTAACTGAATCTTTAACAATAACAGTATCACCAACTTCTAGATCATCAATAGTTTTCTTAACTGGTTCTAGTTCGGCGTTTGGGTCTTTTGGTTTATAGGCTTTTCTGGCCACATTTCTTCTATTATAAACAAGTACGGGTTTCCTTGGTGGTTCTACCTCTTTCTTTTTCTTCTTTTTATCGGGTGATATATACCCAGATGAATAAGTTGAATCTGGTGCTACATAAGTAGATTTCTTTGTCGGTAAAGGTTCGTTTGTGGCAAATACAAATTCCGGATCAACGTATAATTTTAAAAATGAAACTAAATCGTCATCGAACTTAACGATTAATTCCTTTTTACCATCTTTCACTCTATCACCTTGAAATTCTCCGACTCTACCTGTTTTAGCCCATTCGTATTTGCTATCTGGGTTAATATATTTAACGGCTTGACCAAATTTAAATTCACCTGTATCTGAAGCCTCTTCGAGTAAAATAAGATTATCTGTAAATGTAGTTAGATAAATAGTATGACCTTTATTATTTTTAAGAACGATATTGTAACTTCTTGGTGGTGTTTCTTTTTGCCCTGCTACTTGTGGTGCTTCGTTTATACTACTAATTTCACCTATCAATCCGTCACTAGTACTGTCTGGATTAGTATATCTAATTTTATCCCCTTTTCTAAATATTCTAACAGGCGGTAAAAATTCTAAATTTTCATCTTTGGTTTTAATCTTAACCATTTTACCTTCTTTTGATTTAATTTCAATCTCAAAAGGTTTTTCATCGTTTAAATTGAGTGTTGTTACTACACCTTTACATCCAAAGTGTTTACTATCTGGTTTAGTATAAACTACATCGTCATTAAGACCAACTTCTGTGCCAATAGGTTTAATAAATCTAGTCATTTCATCTGGAATACAACCAGATACAGTAACTATTGTACCGTTACTATTAAAAGTGATAGTGTGAGTATTTCCTTTTTTACCTTTTTCTATTTTTGTAACTATACCAACTTTACCGCTTAAGTCAGCGTCGTCGTCGTTTATGTATATAACTTTATCACCTTCTTTATAGTTATTATCGTTTATTTGAAGGTTTCTAGATGGTATAAAATATACAGATTTTTCATTTGAGACGCCTGGTTGTTTAGGAAATTTAACATCATAAGTTGTTTCTTTCTCCATCGAATAATTAGTAGCCAGATTTAGAAAAGTCACTTCACCTTTACATAGATGAAGATCTTTATTTTTTTCGTCGTCTTTTCTGGATACATAAATAATTTTATCACCTTTTTTAAATTTATCAGCTTTACCAGTTTTCTTTGGCTCTGGTTTCTCCCACGCCGTACTGATTGGTGGTCTGGAGGATGGCCCGTCTCTTTCCAATTTATTTGGATTAACGTTCATTAATGGTTGTTTAGCTCCAAATTTATTTATCACTTCAATATCTACAACTTGTGAAAAACCTTTAGATGAAATTCTATCGGCGTAAGTGACCCTACCTCTACATTCATCAAATTCTCCACCTGGATCTAATAATATGATTTTATCACCAAAACCAAATTTTTCAACTTTCTTTTCTTTTTCTATTGGAACAAGTTGATCGTAATGTACACCGAAATCATTTTCACCGTCAGCATTCGCGAAATCTTTAACAAGCCAGTGTTGAGGACTAGTTAATTTTAAAAGTGTAACTTTTCTACCCATGAAGTAAGCGTCTTGTCCAGCTTTAAACTTATTATCAACGTGTCTGATTATCTTTTTATCTTCGTCCTTTTTAGTTTCGTCTTTAAGAATTTTTTGTAAATCTTCCCCTTTTATCTTTCCAACGTTAACAAACATTCTATTTTTATTACTAGCACTTACAATATCTATAATACCGGGATTTTCTTCAAACATGAACTGAACCTTGTATTGTATTTCACCGTCTGTTTCTTCGGGAATAGATACAGACTCTATTTTTCCTTTATATCCTTTGTATTTACTGTTAGGATTAGTATAAATCACTTTATCGTCAACCTCAAATTTTTCTATATATTTTCTTAAATATCTAGATTTACCTTGAACGCCTCCGTCTTTTTCTAATTCTTTATTATCAGCGACACTAAAAAATATGTTATATACTTTTTCTGTTTCTGTAGCTGTTGGCTCATCTACTGTTCTAATAACACCCACCATGTTATTAAATTTACTGCCTTGTTTAACGTAAAGAATTTTATCCCCTTCTTTCCAATCATCTAATTCTAAATGTAATTGAGTATCTTCTTCTTTCTCTTTTTTAGTTTCTGTTGGTTTTATTGAAGTTATTGAATTACCACCGTACCTCACTTTTTTACATAAAGGAGTTAAACCAGTTAAATTTTCTAATTTGTTATCACTACAATCGTAAGTTCCACCAATTTTAATAGGACTACCTTCTAACGATGTTAATTTATTATTTGATACCAAAAAATCACCGTAAACTTCCTCTGGTGATCCTTCTAAAGATTCTAGTCCATTCATCATGGCTATAAATCCACCACATTTCATTGGACTACCTTTTAAATTCTTCAATTTATTACCACTACAATTGAAAGTGCCAGTTACTATTGTTGTTTGTGATCCTTCTAATGTGGTTAATTTGTTATTGGCTACACTAAAATAACCTTTAACTATTTTAGGTAAATTTTTCATACTTTTTAAACCAGCGTAATGCCAAATGAAATTACCATTGGCCACATTAAATACAACAGGACATACATCTATGTTTCTAACAAGGATGGCTACATCAGAATTAACATCAACAGTATAATCTTTGTTTATAGCACAAACTTTAACATTGATACCAATCTTTTTAAGATTATCTTCTACTTCTTTTTTCTTTGGATCTTTAAACGGATTTGGAATATCAAATAATTCATTTAATTTTTTCATCAAAGGTTTGGTCTTTTTGTTTTTTATATATATTAAAAAATAAAAACAAAAACTATTTTAAAATATAAAATCGTTGATATGGTTATAAAGAATTTTTCAGAAAGAACATCAGACAGAATTAAAGACATTTTACTATCATTTAAAAAGTGGATATGGAGGAAAAAGATAATTCCACTTAGAAAAGTGAAACTTGATATACTCGGCATATCCTATACTAAAAGTGGCGACCAAACTCTATACGTTGTTGTATTAGGAGAAGAAGGTGGAGGTAGAAAAATTCCAGTAGTAATCAACTATTTTGAAGCACAAGCCATAGCCATAGAAGTTGAAAAAATACTTCCCATAGTTCCTCTTATCTACGACGTATTCAAAGAAGTTATGAACGATCATAAAGTGAAATTTGACGAAATTCTTATAGAAGATTTTAAAAACGATATATTACTCACCTACTTAAAGAGCAAGAAAGAAAAAGTAGAACTTCGTACAGCAGACGCCCTCTCCCTATCAGTTAGATTAGGGTACCCAATTTACATTTACGACGACGTTCTCACTAAAGTAGATACCATAGTTCAAAAATACTACGATATAAAAGACGGTAAACAAGTTATCGCTGATAAAAATAAACTCAACGGATTCAACCTGAATGAGTTAAACGATCTTCTTCAAGACGCTATAGATGAAGAGGAATACGAGAAGGCGTCTGAGATCAGGGACGAAATTATTAAGAAGAAGAAGGAACAACAGTAGTTTCGGTGATTTTCCCAAAAACGGCATTTAAATTTTAATATATATGACTAAAAATAATCAAGAAGTGAAAAGAAATTGGTTTTTCATTATATTACTCACAATTAGTTCATTATCCTTAGCTGGTACTGCAGCATACTTTTCTATATTTGGTCTAGCCAAGCTCTTCTATGGAGCTGGTATAGGTATTGTGATCCTTGCATCTGTGCTTGAGTTCTCCAAATTAGTAGCTGTGTCTTATGTATATAGATATTGGACTGTTATTGCTAAGGCTTTCAGGGCTTATTATGTTTTTGGTGTTGTATTCATAATGTTATTAACTTCAATTGGTATATATGGATTTTTAACTAGTGCTTACCAGAAATCCGCTAATAAAATAGAAATAAGAGATTCACAGATAAAAATTGCTGAGAATAAAAGAACATTATTTGTAAACCAATTAGATAGAATAAATAAAACAATAGAAAGCGATAATAATCGTATTAACAATCTAAGTGGTATTCGTAGTCAACAAGAAAGAAGATTAGACACTTTATATAACAGAAGACAAACTAGTAACGCTAGAAGAACAGAAACATCTATCGCTGGTGCAGACGAACAAATTAAGTTTCTTAATACTGATATTACAGAAAAGATGAAACAGGCTAGTTCTGTTAACGATTCTATAGCTTATTACGATCAAAGAATCGTTGAATATAAAGCATCAGATGTTTCAAGTGAAGTCGGACCTTTAAAATATTTATCAGATTTAACTGGAATGGCTATGAACAAAGTTGTAAATATACTTGTTCTTTTAATCATCTTTGTGTTCGACCCAATGGCAATTTCATTACTTATTGGTGTGAACCAATTAACTATGATGGATAAAGGTGATTCCCCTTTGAAAGACGAAAGAATTAAATTACCAAAACTACCTTTCTTTAGAAAGAAAAAAGAAGAGCCTGAAGAAGAAATGGTTCCAGAAGAGAAACCTGAAGAAATCGTAAAACCTGGGCCAGAACCAGTAAGACGAACTCCTTCTTTTATAAGATTAGAAAAAGAGGAGGATAATGAGATTGAAGAGATTGAAGAAACTGAGGAAGAGCAGGACACAAAAAAAAACGAATATTCTCTCGAAGATTGTCAGGATGGTTACTCAGAAAAAAAGATAGAACTTGATAAATCTAATATAATTGAAGGATTAAAAGTTTATCATAACTCTTTTGGTAAAGGAGTAATAACTAAATTCAATTTAGAAAAAAGTAGAGTAGTAATTAGATTCGACGAGTTTGGTATCAAAGAACTTGATCCAGATTACGCTAATTTAAGCGAATTGAGATGTGTTAAGGACGATAAAATTGAAGCTGTAAAATATTTAGACTTCTTTGAAGACGATCCCGATATACAAGATATAATAATCAAAAGACCCGTTGTTGAAATAGAACCAGTTGGAGAACCCATTGAAGAACAAATTGTTGAAGAACATCTTCCAGTGGAACAAACAATTGAAGAACCTGTTAATATAATAGAAGAAATCATCGAAGAACCTGTGGTTGAAAAAAAAACGAAATTTTTTCAGAAGATTTGGAGGGGGAAAAGGATGATATAGTAACTACAAAATGGATAAATCAAGAAACTCCTTGGATATTAAGAGAAAAATCAGAAATAAAATCAGTAGCCACAACTAGAACAAATAAATATAAATGATTTTTAAACCATTAGATTATATTAAACAAGAAGGCTTCAAGTCTTACATGAACCTATTTGAATTTGATAAAAAATACAAATTTTTCGGATCTGTCGTCATAAATGAAAAAGGGTGGCAGTACGATTACTTTGATACTGAAATTAAATCAATAGGGTTTAATTTTATTGATTACCAGACTAATATAGAAACAAAAGAAGGCAGAGAAATAATTTTAAGTTTATCTGAAAACTTAGAGATTTACACTCTTTGATCTATAAGTTCTTTATAACTTTCGTTGAGTTCAAATCCAATATATTTTCTATCCATTGATTTACAAACTTCTGCAACTGTGCCACTACCCATAAATGGATCAAGTACAACGTCACCTTCATTTGTTAACCATTTAATGAAAAACTCTGGAAGGTCTGGATGAAATGGAGCAGGATGTTTACCAGCAGTTCCACCTTTAAGTACACCAGCGTTATTGAATCTCATTACTGTTGATGGTTTTTTACCGAGAGGATTTTGAATAACCATTTTCTTATCGCCAATACTTGTTATGCCGTGATCGTCAACTTTCTTATTAAAAGCGACGGGAGATTTATATCTTTTAATAGTGCTTTCAGCGTAAGGTTCTCTGACCATATCAATGTTAGATTTTATCTTACTATTTTTAGTGAAATGAAAAACGTATTCCATCCAGTCATTTAATCTATCACCACTAACAGGCATTGCGTTTTTCTTGTGCCAAATATATCTATCGTAAAGTTTTAAATCAGTTTCTTCACAGATTCTAACTACTAATTCAAATACATATAGATCACGAAATCCGTTAACAACTTTATCGTTGATGTTTAGTATAAATGAACCTGTATCTTTTAATGATCTACCAATTTCTACAGCTAATGGAATAAACCAATCGTTATAATGTCTAGGAGATAAGGTATTTATTTTCTTACCGTAATTTTTGATGTCTGCGTAAGGTGGGGAAGTAACAGTAAGGTCGACAAAGTTATCTGGTAGAAGTTTAGATAAATCCATTGCGTCACCGTAATAAATTTTATTGGTATCCATTTTTTTATTTAGATTTTTATATTTATATTTGCATTAAGGAATATAGTTTAATTTAAAACCTAAAAGATGGAAAAAACAAAATTATTCAATTCCGACAAAGACAGAGAATTGTGGATCAGATTAAATGCCGAAAGACAGATTGAATGGGAAAAAGGTTTGACTTATTTTGATAAAAAATCCGGTGAATATAAACCCACTCAACAAGCTCTACACCCTAGAACTATGGAGGGTGCTCTTAGATGTTCGAGAAACCAATGTGAATATGACGAAGGGAAAGGAAAATTAAGATATACATTTGATCAACTTTTAACACTTGATAGGGAGGGGCTTTTAGAAATAGATAAAATACATCATCAAGAATGGATTAAAAAATTTGAAAAATAATGGCAAGGTACAGATGTGATCTATGCAATCACAGGAAAAAAACTAAATGGGGAGCTGATATATGTAAAAGACATGATAAAGTGGTGCCACAAGACGCTATTGATCCACCTGATTTTTGTTATGTTTGGCAATATCACAAAGACGAAGTTAGAACAAGATGGTATAAAAAAGGAAAATTTGTAAATGATTAAAATAGGATTAGTATTTATAGTATTAGCTCTCAATCTATATACGATTGCTGTCTGGAAAGAATTAGCGAAGAAACGTCTTTTGAATTGGATTGTTTTTATGTTTGCTGGTGGATTTCTTTGTGATTTGATTGGAACATCTATAATGTTCTATGTGGCTAAACATAGATTTGAATTTGGCATTCATTCTATCACAGGGTACGGTGCACTTATAATTATGTTTCTACATTTAATATGGGCTTTATTTGCCAAGAAATATCCAAAGTACGAAGTGTATTTTACAAAATTCTCAGTTTACGCTTGGAGATTATGGTTAGTTGCTTTTTTTACTGGTATGTTTTTAAATATGAATTTATGATAAAAGTAGTTACAATTACAGGTGCTGATAACAGTATAGATGTGAAACAATTAGTACCATTGAGCATGAAATATCCATTTGTTGAATGGGGAATTCTTGTATCAAGGAAGAATTTTGGTGTGCCTAGATATCCAAGACTTAGTTGGATAAAAGAGTTGGTAGAGGTTAAAAGGGAATATGATTTAAAATTATCCTGTCATTTATGTGGATTCTACGTTAGAGAATTGTCACAAGGTAATGATATTGCAATACAGGAGTTGAAAGATATGTGGAATATATTTGATAGAGCTCAAATCAATTTTCACGCAATGACGCACGAGTTTAATGTAAATGCAATGATAGATTTACTTTTAAAACAACCTGAAAAAGAATTTATTTTCCAATATGATGATGTGAATAATAGAATTGTACAAATAGCGCACGACGCTGGTGTTAATTGCTCTGCTTTATTTGATACATCGGGAGGTGTTGGTATATTACCTAAAGAATGGCCAGATCCTTTGAAGAGTATCAAATGCGGATACGCTGGTGGAATTTCGCCAAATAATATTGAAGATCAGATAAAACTTATTGACGCTAAAACAAGTAATATTGAAACCTGGATTGATATGGAAACTCATGTCAGATCAGTGAACGACAAGTTATTTGATTTATTTAAAGTAGAACAATGTTTAACAGTATCAAGTAATTGGATTAAAAATTAATTTATGAACGTGATATTTTTAGACATAGACGGAGTATTAAACTCTGAATTATTTTACAGGGAAAGACATAAGAAAAGATGGCTCAAACCTTCTACTTACTTTTGGTGGATTAAATCAAAAGTGAAGTGGGTTTTTAACGGGTTTAAATATAAATCAGTTTCATTAGCTAATTATAAACCACCTAAGAGAAGTCAAACATTTCAGTATAAATTCAACAGATTAAAAGAAGAAACTGATCCTATTAGATGGAAATGGGTCATTGAATTGGCAAAAGAAACAAATTCAAAGATTTGTATATCATCTTGCTGGAAATATCATTTTGGTTATAAAAATGAAGAATGGTGGAAGAAAGCTTTTATTTTATTAGGATTTGAAGAAGGTGTTTTTGTCGGTATTACTGGCGATAGGAAACATTTAAGAGGTGAGGAAATTGAAGATTGGCTAAAGGTAAATAAATACGATAACTACGTAATTATAGACGATGATTCAGATATGTTGATGGATCAAGTACAACATTTTTTTCAAACAGATAATTATGTGGGATTAACACCAACTACATTATATAAAATAAAAAGGTATCTAAATAAAAAAAACTAAATTATGGAAACGAGATTTTGGGAATCTAAAGAAGATTGGGGAGGACCCAGGGAAATGCTAGATTATATAAATAATCTTATGGGAGATTATACTATATTGAATGTAATACCCGTTGAATATTACGGATCAAATTATGCTAGAATAACAAAAGCTGTAATTATAATAAAGAAAAATTAAACATTTGACCAATAAGTTATTAATATATAAGGTTACTTTTGGTCGATATTAATTTCGAGTGAGTTATCACTTTAGAATTGTGAAGAGCAATGAAGAAATTAGTAACACAAAAATAAAAAATTAAAAAAGGAGGAAACTATGAATGAGAATTTAACATGGATTGTAGACGTATTGGACGAATCAGGTTCAATGAACGACATTAAAAGTGATACAATCGGAGCACACAACGGATTCGTTAAGGATCAAAGAAAAGTAGAAGGTGACGCAAGCTGCACCTTAGTAAAATTCAACACGAAAATCGAAAGAGTTTACGAAAATGTGTCGATTCACGACACCCCATTACTCGACGAAAGTAATTACATCCCAAAAACTTATACCCGTCTCTACGATGCTATTGGTTTAACTATCAAAGACGTAAAAGCTAAAATCAAAGCACTCCCAGAAGAAATGAGACCTGGTAAAGTTCTATTCGTTATCGTTACTGACGGTAAAGAAAATAGAAGCACCGAATTCAATAGAACACAAGTTTTTGAAATGATTTCCAAACGTGAAAAGAAAGGTTGGAACTTCATCTATCTTGGTGCAAATCAGGACGCTATGGAAGAAGGTGGAAAGATTGGACTTAATAAGTTTAACACAGTAACTTGGGAAGCTGATTCAAGGGGTGTTAACACGGCTTATATGGCTGCTAGCAATTACGCCACTAAATTTAGAATGTCTAAGAGTAAGGCTGAAATTGATTCACTTGATTTAGGTCAGGAATATAAAGACGCTGATAAGAGGTAATTTCTTAACGGGGGACTTCGGTCCCCTGTTTTTTAAATTTAATATATACAAATTAAAAAGTATATGCCAAATAATATAATTAAATCTTATAAAGAGAATCTCAAAAAGGATGAAGGAAGAGATGTTAGAAAAGATCATCGATGAGATTGAAATGACCAAAGTTGAGAAGTTGAAAGCAATTTCTGAAAACCATTTAATGCCAATAGATAATTGGTGGTGCCATATTTTTAATAAATATGATGAAGATTTCATAAATAAAATTAAATCTAATCCCGAGTATAAAAAAAAATATGGTAATCATCCTTACAATCCATTTGTGATTATCAAAGACATGAAACCATAGATTTATCTCAAATAGCAGAAAATGTAGAAGAGGATGATGTGGACGAAATAGTTATTATGACTAATAGATCAACTAATGATGTTTATACAATAACTAAGCAACAATTTATAAATGACGTATATGATTGGGTGATAAAGAATAATAGAATAGGATTTGAAATAGATTGGTAAAAAATAAAAATATTATGTCGGATGGAATAACTGAAGCTAGAAGAGGAACGTATTTTTCGTCTAGTAAAAAAGTAGAAGAAAAAAAGAGTGGAGAACATTCTTTAGTAGATATTGTTAAAGGCACTGCTAAAATTAGTCATATATGTAACGGAATAATCTATTATAATATAGATGTTGACGGAACATTTTACCAGTTACCAATTGATTGCACAGACGTGAACGAGTGGAAAGACACTTATATTCAAGTAGAATACAAAGCTGTTACTCTTATGCGTTGGATACGTAAGGCTTTGAAAGAAGATAAATTAATAAGATTAAATAGATAAACAATTAAATAAAAATTTGATATAATAATAAACATTAAAAAACAAAATTATGAAAAAGTTGTACTCAATAAAAGAAGCGGTTTACACGATTAAACCAGAAGAAGTTGAAGTTGAAAAAGTTGAAACATTATCAGAACACGTTGATCAGGTTTCTGTTACACCAACCGAATTCAAAATCAATGTTCTTGTGAATGAAATCTCTATCGCTGAAGAACTTAATGAAATGAAAATTGCAGTTAATAAGGATGATTTCAAATCTCTTTTTGGTCCTAAATCTAAACCACGTAAGGGTGATATACTCTCAATCGCTGGATTAGCAAAGAAATTTAAAGTTAAGAAATCAAAGAAATTCTCAGCCAAGAAAAAAGGCAAAGGTTATAAACTCACTTTAAAATCTGAATAATATGCCAGGTTTATACCATAAATACAATCTACAAAAAACAAACGGTGAACCTCTCGATCCTCAATCTGAGTACTTTGTACTCAGATTGGACGATGGGGGTGATCCTGAGCACGTTGCTGCTTGTAGAAAAGCAATAAAGGTCTACGCCGATTCCATTAAAAACTATTTACCAGAACTGTATAAAGACCTAAAAGACAGATATTTCCCACCAACTCAACTAGAGTTAGATGTGAAAAGCGGTAAAGTGAAATGGTGTGAGATATGTTTGAACATGACTAAACGTGGTGAAGACGGTGAGTGCATCGAACACGATCATAAAGTAGAACATTGGATATTTTAATTTTTTTATTACAGAAAAAATTATTATATTTGTTTTGTAATATAAAATAGTCATGAGATTTTTAATCCTATTCATGTTGATTTCTATATCTTCTCTCGCACAGAGAGTGGATAAATTTCCTATTTTATTTAATGGGGAAAGTAGATTCGTATCTAAATTAGATTCAATCTTATTCAATAAAATCAACGAGTATAGAGTTTCTAAAAACTTAAAAGAACTCAAATGGGATTCTATTGCTCAAAAAGAATCGAAACACCACGACATATATTTAGAAAACACATTAAAGACTAGAGGAACTATTGGACACAGCGAAGATTCTCCAATCTTTGAAAGTTCTAATGATAGATACAAATATTACGGTGGAAATGGGTGGACATTGGAAGTTGTGATGTTCAGCACTTATGTTCTAAAAAACGGTGAATACGATAGATTGGCAACATTCATTTTAGATTGTTGGAAAAAATCAGACGGTCACAACAAAGCTATATTAAAATCCAGCGCAAACTACGGCGGTGGATGTACGCTTATTAAAGATAATATTGTGATCTCTACGTTCTGTTTGGTAGAAAAGTGATTACTTAAACCTTGAACATTTATAGGCTTTAATGTTACTGAAGCTTTTGATTGGTCCTAATTTCTTAGTTTCTTTAAATTTACCTCTAATATGTTGATGCTTATAACTTACGTCTTTAGATAAATAAAAAGTCTTTTTCGTAGTTGTAGTAGGTATATCTTCTGGTGGTAAAGGTTTAGATGTTATCATATAATATATATCAACACTAACAAATCTAGCTGACTGATCAATTTCATTATCACCTTGCTCAAATTTTTCTTGTGTACTTATCAAAGACTCATCTACACCCATACTCTTTAAATAACCTTTAATACCAGCAGCTCTTGCTTTTGAAAGACCTTGGTTATCAGGTGTATATCCTAGGTCTTTCAAAAGTTTTTGTAAGTTTGTAGAAAGACCTTGTTTATCGGTTGATGATGTTATTTCAATGTTTGTTATTACTCCTGTGCTATCTGCTATTTCGTTCATTGCACTACTTATACTATCTTTAACTATTTGATTGAGAGAGAATTTACCTGATTCAAAATATTGATTTTTATCTATTTTGATTCTTGTTACCATTATCATTGTATCTGGTTTTTCAACTTTAACTTTACTGAATATTGTTTCTACTAGTGTAGAATCAAGATGCCATCCTTGTTTAACGTAACTTTTTGCTGTATTTTCAAGATGTGTATGTGCGGTTAAATGTCTATCATCTTTAACGTTGTGTCCCATTGTCTGTACGCCTAATACAGATAATAAACCAACAAGAATGTTAGTTTTCCAACCTTCTTCTTCGTTAAGTTTATCGTATTCGTTGAATTTTAATACTCTCATTGAAATAGTTTTTTCTTTATATATTAATTTTTTATTTTCGAAAATTATGTTTATTTTTGTAATATATAAATATAAAAACATAAAACTGTGGCAAAAATACTGAAAGTAAATGAAATGTTTGAAAATCGCAAAATTGATTTCACGTTAGATGAATTAAAAGATGTGGTTCTTGTTAACATGGATCGTAAGGATGGTTATTATGATAACGCTACATTCCAGGCTGCTAAGGACTTAAAGCACGGCGAAACATTTGAATTTGGTGGAGATGAATATTTCATCTGTGCTGCATATTTAAAAAAAGAAGGAAGTAAATACGCTAATGAATTTGGTTATACAATATATAAGAATGGTGAAGTAGCGTACCTTATTTCAATTTACGAACCAGGTGAGTACCAACTTAATGCAAAGAGAGGATCAGTAACTTTTACTGGACACGAAGAATTGATTACTCTTTGGTTGGATAATGGTGAATGGGATATGAAATATACAAGGTAATTTAAAATATTTCATCAAATAATTTTTTAATCGCAAACTTTAGCGTAAATTTGTAATACAAATTAAAAATGGAAAAAAATGACTTTTTTCCATAAATATATAACTAAACAAAAAGGAGAAAATTAATATGTTATTCAATTCAAACATATCTGTAAAATTTACACCAGCCCCCGCAGTAGCGTTTAGACGCGGCACGGGAACAGGCACCGGCACATGTGTGCCAGCAGGGTGTGGGTTTGAAGGTATGAATGGATAAAGCCCCCTTATACCTCAACATAAGCCAGAAAATTTAGACTGGCACCCACACCCAAAGGCGAAAGTTTTTGGGTGTTTTGTTTTATAAGGGTTTTTTGTTCTTTTTAAATATTTTTAGTTCTTTGACATCTTGAAATAAAGCCATAGCCTCCGTAGTTCAACGGAAGAGAATTCCAGTCTTCGAAACTGGCGATGAAGGTTCAAATCCTTCCAGAGGCACAAATTGGCCCTATGGCGCAACTGAATAGCGCATCTGACTACGAATCAGAAGGTTACAGGTTTGAATCCTGTTAGGGTCACTATATCTAGGTGTAAGCCCGTAATTGGATAGCGATCTCGCCTTGGAAGCGAGTGTTAATATAACTCTGGAGGTTCGAGTCCTCTCACTTAGACAAAAATTGGGGTAACAACAGAGTGGCGGTCTGTACAGGCAACGATAACCTGATTGAATGACGAATTGCGGATGCACCTATAGCGACCTTATGTTGAGGTGGTGAGAAAACAATGAGCAAGGGAAGCGAGTTACTAGTCTTCAGCGGTGTGGGTTCGAATCCCACTTACTCCACAGGGTCTGGACGTGCCTTTCTTTAGTTCTCGAGATAAAAGAAAGGATGCTAAAGACCCATAAAATAAGGGTCTGAAGTGTAAGGGAAGCACGTTTGTGTCGCAAACAAAAAGGCGGGTTCAAATCCCGAAGATCCACAAGATATGGCAATATCGTAAAATAAGGTTCGAATCCCACCCGGGGCAGCTCGAAAGGCTTGCCCAGGGAAGCAGAGTAAAGGTCTCTTGCCATATCATACGGCCCCATCTTCCAACGGATAGGAAATATGTTTCCTAAACATACAATACAGATTCGATTTCTGTTGGGGTCACAATAAAATGGAAAAGTTTGAGTTTTTTATATTTATATATACAAATAAAAACTCTAACTATGAAATCCAAAAAAGATTACACAAAAATATTATACTGGGCTAAAAAGATCAAATCGATCGAAACATTGGGGGGTAAATGTGAAAATTGTGGAGATAATAATATTTTTCATTTGACTTATCATCATATAGATCCTAATATGAAAGAATTTGAAATGACAAATATTAAAACTTATAGATGGAGTAAAATTGAAAAAGAATTAAGTAAATGTATATTGTTATGTCATAATTGTCATAATGAAATTCATAAAAATGGATCTGAAGGCAGATTCAATGATAATAAAAAGTTATTCTTGGAATTTAAAAATATAAAATCTTGTGAAAATTGCAATTATGATAAATATAATGGTTCATTGCATTTTCATCACGAAAAAGAAAAAAAATTCAAATTGAGTAGGATTATGGTATCTTATAATAATATAGATCAATTAAGCGAAAATATCACTGATGAATTAAATAAATGTATAGTTTTATGTGCTAATTGTCATCAAGAATTTCACATGGATAGAAAATTTTTTGATAAACACAAAGAAGAAATTTTTAATAAATCTAAAAATATTAAAGAAATTACACCAAAAATAGATAGAAACATTGTTAAAAAGATGTATTTTGAAGATGGTAAAAAACAAATAGAAATAGTTAAATTTTTCGGTTGCACTAAAGGAGCGATCAGTGATATCGTAAAAAAAATAAAAATGCAGGAGTAGTACAATGGTCAGTACGATTCAAATAAACGGGTGGCGGAATGGTAAACGCACCTTTGAATGGAGGAGGAGGTGATGACAAACTGGTTCGACCAGGAAAATCTCTGAATGTGGGTTCAACTCCCATCCCGTTTACAAATGAGTGGCGGAAACAAAAGACGCACCAGGCAAGCAAGACTGGCGTGGATATAGAAATGACTTGATAATCTCCACGTGCGGGTGTAAACCCCGTCTCATTCACCAATTAGTTCTTTGAACGTAAAAATACCCACCGGTAATAAGTTGTAAGATTAAACATTGTCAAACAACAAGGTCTTCCAATCCTTACACTTATTACCAAACGCTGGTGTAGTATAATGGTCATTACAGGGCTCTTGTAAAGCTCGAATGGTGGTTCGATTCCACTCACTAGCTCTAAAAAATAATTCATCAAAACTCATTTTTGGCTCTAAATAATTTTATATATAATAATAAAAATGAAATTATGTGGACACAAGAAAAAATGAATGAAGCTATAAAATTAGCAAAAGAAGGCAAAACTTATGATGAAATAGGTAAAATTCTAAATAAAACAGGTCATTCTATAAAATGTAAATTTTTAAAAAATAAAATTAAAATAACTGATTTTAAAGAAATTAAAAAATATAAAGTTGTTGATTGTTTAAATTGTGGTAAAGAAATTTTTGGCGGTGATAGAAAGTTTTGTAATACTAGTTGTGCTGCTATATTTAATAATAAAAAAAGAGACAAAAAGATATTTGAAAAAATAAGTATATCATTAAAAACACAAAATATTAAAAAAATTTGTTATTGTGTATATTGTGGAGAAAGTTTAAAAGGAAAAAATACCACTTATTGTAATAATACATGTTGTGGTAAACATAGAAGAGAAATAAGTATAGGAAAATGGAAGAATGACGAAATTGAAGTGACAACATCAGGTAAAATTAAACCTTTTCTTAGAGATTATCTATTTAAAAAATATAATAATAAATGCTCTAAATGTGGTTGGGGTGAAGTGAACGAATTTACCAATAAAATACCACTAGAAGTGGAACACATAGATGGTAATAGTGAAAACAATAAAGAAGAAAATTTAACACTTTTATGTCCTTGTTGTCATTCATTAACAAAGACATATAAAGGAGCAAATAGAGGAAATGGTAGGCACAATAGAATGATTAGATATAGAAATGACAAATCATTTTAAAATTATATTCCGATATAATTCAAGGGTAGAATGCCAACTTGGTAAGTTGGATGTTTCGTGTTCAAGTCACGATATCGGATCACGCGGAGACTGTTAGAATTTCATAGGGCCCCAGAGATAAGAGGAAAACATAGAAATTCATAATGCGATTGTATCTCAGGGGTAGAGTGGTTGGTTTACATCCAATTTGTCGGTGGTTCGAATCCATCCAGTCGCACACCTATTCATAGTTTATCGTGGTTAAAACACAACGACGAATACATCGCCCTTTCTGAATTAAATCAGACGAATGTATTAAGAGTAAGTGAGTTCAAGCCTCACTGAATGGGTAAATATGTTTCTGTAGCTCAGTTGGTTGAGAGCATTACCTTGACAGGGTAGGGGTCGATGGTTCGAATCCATTCAGGAACACACGCGGTTTTAGCCTTTTAAACGCGACAGGTGGAAAAAGGCATTTAACGGGGCATTAGTTCAGTGGCGAGAACAGAAGACCTGCAATCTTCAGACAAGGGTTCGACTCCCTTATGCTCCACGAGGATTGAAATATGGGTTCGACCCCCATCCGCTCCTTCGGGGGAGGTAGTTTAATGGTAAAACACATTCCGTATGGGAAGGTAATTTAATGGAGAAGGCCCCGGTGGATGCTGGGGTGGTATGAGTTCGAACCTCATTCTTTCCACATATACGGGGATGTAGCTCAGTTGGAAGAGCGTTTGCCTGGCAGGCAAAAGGTAGCCGGTTCGAACCCGGCCATCTCCACTAAAATTAATAGACATGGAAACAAAATGGATTTCAATAGAAGAGGCTTTACCAGAACCACAAATGGGAAAAACTTGGAAAACTTGCGAGCACGTTTTGGCTTATAGTCCCTCTACAATAGGTATTATAGTAGCAATATATTTTGGTGATAATTTGGATGGACCAACAAAAGGGTGGACAAATATGGGAGTTACTCATTGGATGCCATTACCAGATAAACCAGTAAAATGAAAAAATGAATTTTAAAAAATAGACGTCATGGAAAATTACGGAATAGGTCAGATAATTACAGATTTAGATGGCAGTACGTGTACCATCGTTGATATGACGTCAAATTCGATTTGTGTTCATATTAAAAAGAAAAAAGAAGGCGGTATAGATTGTAATAATTGGTTTACTTTTACTGACTTCGAAAAAAGATTTAAGGCTGCAAACTTAAAATGGTAAAAATAGATTACACACAGCAAAAAACCAAATGGTAAAAAAAACAACTGAAAATTGTTTTGAGACGATTCGATGCGTCACAATAAAAATGTAATCTGAAAACAAAGAATACTTACAGCAAATAAAAAACTTTCTTCCAAAAAGTGAATAAAAAGTATTCTGTAATACGCAGGAGTAGTACAATGGTTAGTACGTCGGCTTGCCAAGCCGAGGATGTGAGTTCGATTCTCATCTCTTGCTCTATATATTAAAATAAATGCGAAAGTAGTATAAAGGCTATTACTCCAGCCTTCCAAGCTGGACATGAGGGTTCGATTCCCTTCTTTCGCTCAATTGCGAATATAGTTCAGTGATAGAATATTTGCTTCCCAAGCAAAGGGTAGTGGGTTTGAGTCCCACTATTCGCTCAGAGATTAACTTACCTTTATTGATGCACACCATTGCGTGATTGGTAGGAGATGTGGAGTAATTCTCCATCTACGTTAATCTCAAAATTATTGCGGAGGTAGTTTAGTGGGAAAATTGCCATGATCAGCCATACTGTTTAAGTGCAGATGAATTTGGTGGGTAGTCAAAGGTTCGAATCCTTTTCTTCGCTCAGGGTGGTTGGTATAATAGGTGAAACCATCAATGTTCTCGCCCTTCCCAGTAGCTTCGGTGATTAATAGAACTTCGGTTCGCTGACCAAGGATAAAAGAGAACGCCCAACAATGCGGCTATCGTATAATGGCAACGAGAGTTAGATTATGTCGGTCTTCCAAACCGAGGATGTGAGTTCGATTCTCACTAGCCGCTCAATGAATGCTCACAGCAACCAAAAGCTTTAATAAGCAACAAACTTGTAATTTGTAGAAAAAAAGCATTCTGTATATGGCCCTGTAATGGCAGAGTCTTCTAAACTCTAAGCGCATAATGGAAACTGAAAATAAGGGTTCGAGTCCCTTCTGGGTCACAAAATAAATAATTAAAATTGATTTTTTTATATTAAAACTTTGTCGTATATTTGCAATAAGAAACTAAAATTTAAAGAAAGGAAATGACGTTAAATCAAGTTGGATAATGGAAACCCAGCCTGCCTCACTAGCAAGGAAATGAAAGTCCGAATCTTTCTCCGCCCTACTCAAAAAGGGGCGTGTGGGTAAAAGCCAAATGATGTCGAAATAGTGTAACGAGATTTGAATATATAATTGATTATCAAATGGTTCCGTAGATCAACGGATAGATCGGGTGACTTCTAATCTCCAGATACAGGTTCGATTCCTGTCGGGACTACAAATGGAAAACAGCGGATGTGGTGTAATGGTAACATACTTGCTTTGGGAGCAAGGGTAGCGGTTCAAGTCCGACATCTGCTACAAGGATTTAAGTTCAAAACAGAAAAAACTGACTTTTATATATTTATATATAAAGTAAAAGATTTGTATGAATTATATTGGTTCTGAATATCATATAGAAAATGCTAAAAAAGCTTCTGTATTAGGGAATAAGAAAATACAAGAAATTAAGAATGAAAGAATTATAAATTATAATAATTTTCCTAATTTTTGTTTGAATTGCAATAATCCATTATCTTATAATAAAAGAAGTAATAAATTTTGCTCAAGTTCTTGTTCGGCTACTTATAATAATAGAAATAGAATAGTCACAGAAGATCATAAATTAAAAACAAGTTTGAGTCTAAAGGGAGTTAGTAAAGGTGGTAAAAGAGAACTCAAAGATTATAAAAGAAATTGTGGGGAATGTGGTAATGTTTTTATAGTTCCTAGAATTGAAAATGGAAAATTATCACAACAAAAATATTGTTGTGATAAGTGTTCTAAAACAGGAATGAAGAAAAATTTAAGTTTGAATGTTAAAGAAAAAGTTAGAAACGGAACACATAAAGGTTGGACAAGTAGGAATATAATATCATACCCTGAGAAGTTTTTCATTGAAGTATTGAAAAATAACAAATTGGAATACAAACAAAACTTTGTAATAAGTAAAAGAGATTTAGGATTAAACGATATAAGTAATTATTTTTTAGACTTTTATTTTGAAGATGGGAAAATAGATTTAGAAATTGATGGTAAACAACATTCATACAAGGATAGAAAAGAAAAAGATATAACAAGGGATAAGTTGTTGGAAAGTGTTGGTATAAAAGTTTATAGGATAAAATGGAAGAATCCAATAAATGAATCAAATAAAGAATATTTAGATAAAGAAATACATAAATTTTTAAAATTTTATGAAATTAATAAACTTATATTTAGGTTTAAAGGATCAAATGCCTTTGAGTAGATTTATACGTAATCTACGTAAAGGTCACGTCTTGGGTTTATTTCATAAAAGAAGTCATTTTACTTTCGAAGGAAAAGAAAAGGTATCATATGGTTCCAAAGAGTCAGCAACCAAGGCTGCTCAAAAGATGAGAGAAAAGAAAGGAACTTATTATTCTAATTATAAATGTATTTTTTGTGACGGTTATCATTTAGGTAGAAATAGAGAAAACAAATAAACATGGAAACAGTTAAAAATGTAACAGATCCTTACGGGGAGGAGAATTGGAGTGACGTAAAAGAATCACCAAAGAAGAAGAAAATTGAATGGGTGCCCACTGCGGGTTTATGTTTTATGTTCTTACTCCTTGCTTTTATGGTAACTACTTGCGCTTTTCATGATAAAATGAAATATGATAATATTAAGAGAATTGAAGTAAAAATGGTTGTTACTAATGAAATTTTCAGAGATGAAAGAGAAGGTAAACAAGACGTGACTAACTTCTATCTTCGTGTAGAAAGTCCTTTTATGAAGACTCCTGAACCTGATTATTTACTGAGGTCTAAAGATTATCCAGCAGCAAGAATACATGATACTCTTGTTTGTTTAGTTAAATATTCAAATACTTTTAGAAAAGAATGGTATTCAAATATATCAAGATTAACTGAAAATAATATAGACGAAAGAGAGAAAATTCTATTCAATATAGTAGGACTATCAAAGATTATAAAATCTAAATAACATTAAAAGATATGATTGGAAGAATAAACTATGGTGGTGTAACATGGGAGCATCTTGTTAAACCAACTAGCGCTGAATTTATAGAAATAAAAGACGCTTATAATTTTCACCCTCTCACTATGGAAGACTGTAAAACTAATAGTCTTCATCCAAAGGTTGATACATATGATGGTTACTATTTTTTAAACTTGCATTTTCCATATTTAGATAAATCTGGAACAGTAGTAGATATTAAAGAGGTAAAAATATTTTGGGGAAACAATTTTCTTGTAACTATTGGAAAAACACATTGGTTGTTTACACAAGAATTTGAAAAGGAAAAAGCTTTAGCGTCAGATAAAAGAATGGTAGTAACAAGTTCTGATATGCTTCTCTACACTCTACTTGATAAAGTTATGAAGGCTACTCAGCAATTAGTTGATAAAGTTGACGAAGAGGTTGATAAATGTGGTAAATCTATTTTCGGTAAAAGAGCAGAAAAAATAATTGAACATATTAGTATTACTAGGAAGAATGTTATCGTGATGAATACTATGTTCAAACCACAGTTAGCTATTTTCAGTAAACTCACCAATGGAGCAATTAAAGGTTTTGCTGAAGATATGGAAAACTACTGGGGTAACATTCACGATTATTACCAGAATATATGGGACACAGTTGAAGACGCTGGTGAACTTATAAAGGGTTATAGTACAACATTCGACTCTTTACAGGTAAATAAAACAAACGAAGTGATGAAAATATTAGCTTTAGTTTCTTCTATTTTATTACCAATATCGTTCTTAGCTAATCTTTACGGTATGAATATTAAAATACCTTTTCAGAACCACGATCAATTTTATATGTATCTTGGTGGTTTAATGTTAGTTATGATAGTTGGAATGTTTTCGTATTTCAAATTTAAGAAATGGATGTAATTATATATAGTAGAATGAGAATAATTTTTATATTTTTAATAGGTATATTTTTCTTATTTGTTGGGTGTAAAAAGAAGGAACCAACAATTATACCTTTTACTTATACAAGTTTAAAAGCATCTGATTCAACTATCAGAGTGAATGAAATGACTAACATTGTTGCTGAGGCAACAGGTGATGAATTGGTTTATAAATGGAGCTACTTATGGAACATTTGTAGGTAGTGGGAATACAGTTCAGTGGACGGTTTGCCACGCTGATAATTTTATAATCACATGTGAAGTAGTAGATAAGAATAATCATTCAGATACAAAAAGTGTAACTATTAAGGTAATTAATTAAAATATATACAAATATGAATAAGAAAGGAGAGGTTTTTCGGTAAGTGTTAAAAATTAATCGAAAAACCCATGAGTTACAAATGTAAAGTAGAAATGGATATTACTGATAACAGGTATGTCTATAACAGATCAAGAAAAGTTTACCTCGAACAAAAAGGTAAAATTCATTGCTCTCGCTGTGGTTATCACAGAGGAGAAAATGATGAAAGAAAATCATACGGCACCACAGGATTTTGGAGAAAGACTGGAAAGCGTCTTCGTCACCCAAACTGGAAATTGGTTTCTAAAAACAGAAAACAATGGATGAAAAAACCAATTATAAGAGTGGTTAAAAAAAGCCAATGGTTCGAGGATTATCTTAATATTGATTTTTAAGAATTAAGCCTGGTTCCGATAGCGATCGATTCGACCTGTTTCGTAAACAGGAGTATGATATACCATCGTTGGTTTGAATCCAACACCAGGCTCGAGAGTACATTAAAAAATAATAATAGAATTAATGAAATATTGTAAAGTTTGCGGTGAAGAGATTCCAGAAGGAAGAGTTAAGGCGTTACCAAACGCTGAGACCTGTGTGGAACATTCAGGAGCAAAAAAGAAGAAAGGATTTGTTGTAATTAGTAGTAAAACTACATACAGCGAATTAGATATAGTGGATGATAACACTTATAAAATGTTAAAGAAATTAGATAGAGACGGTTGGCACGCTTGTAATTAATAAAAAATAAAAACAAATAAAATGAAAAAGATTCAAATCGAAATCATGGCTTCCGAGGGAGGTAATGATTCAAAACTATTAGTGGTAGATCTTATGGATATTTATATCAGATCAGCAAAAAACCAAAACTTCAATTGAAGAGTAGTTGAAGTCAAAGATGGTTTTGCTTCGATATGAATAGAAGGTGATAGCGTAAACAAATTTTACGCAAACGAAAGTGGAGCACATTGCTTTTCGAGGATACCACCAACAGAAAGAAATGGTAGAACTCAAACAAGTATAGTTAAAGTGGCGATAATGAACCCAGAAAAAGAAGCGGGATACGTTTTGAATAGAAATGATGTAACAAAAAATTATATCAGATCTTCAAAAAAAGCGGGTGGCCAAAATTTAAACAAAGTTTCTTCTTGTGTTCAATTAATACATATTCCAACTGGTATTCAGGTTAAAGTTCAGGACACAAGAGATCAAACCAAAAATGAAATTATCGCGTGGGAAAGATTGACTCAAAAATTAAAAGTCATCGAAGACAAGAACGATCGTGAAAAAATTGATAACAAACGCAAGGATCAAATTGGAGAACATGGTAGAGGAAATAAAAGAAGAACATACAGATTGAAAGAAGATATCGTGCAAGATCATATCACTGGCAAATCATGTAGATGGAAGGATATATTGAAAGGTAAAATAGAGTTACTTTTCTAATTTTTCTTTGAATTTTTCACTTATTTTTATATATTTTTCGTTGTTTAAAGTCAGATTTTTTAATCTTAGTATTTTTTATTTGAAGAAAAAATTCTTAACTTTGAATATAATCTTCAATTAGGTCATACAAGTTTTTATATATAAAGTAAAAACTTTATGAATTTCACAATATATGGATTGAAGGAGAAGGGCAATGATGAAATCAAATATATTGGTTTAACAACATCTAAATTAAGCATTAGATTCAGTAAACATTTAAGTGATAAAAAGGTTGATCATAAAACCAATTGGATAAAAAAAATTGGCAAGGATAATGTTGAAATTGTTGTTATAGAAGATGAAATATCAGATATAGATACATTACATGAAAAAGAGATATTTTATATTAATAAATATAAAAAGGAAGGCCATAATTTAACTAATATAACTAATGGTGGAGAAGGCTGGTATAATATGGTTTTCTCAGATGAACACAAAAAAAATATTAGTTTAAATCATGCTGATGTAAGTGGAGAAAATAATCCCATGTTTGGTAAAGAACACACTATTAATGTGAAAAATAAAATAAGGGATTTTAGATTGAATTATAAAATTTCAGATGAAACAAAAGAAAAAATGAAGTGTAGTAAATTAGGTGAAAAAAATACTAATGTTAAATTAACATCCGATGATGTATTGAAAATAAGACAATACGTTAATGAATACACACAAAAGGAATTAGCATCTATGTTTAATGTTAAACCTGGGGCAATTAGTAAGATAATAAATCACACTACTTGGAAACATTTAAAATGAATTATATGAGTTATTTTGATAATTTCGTTTTGGCGCCTTATATTTTAAAAGCGACAGCTCTTATAGGGGTTCATCGTAAATGTGGCGGAAATCAATTTCGTCATCAATTCGCAACACTTGGAATCTTATTAGACTATAAATATTTCAATGATTCGGTTCTTTTAAAAGCCGCGTTGTTGCATGATATTATAGAGGACGTTGTCGATTCAGAAATGGATGCTATTCGTTCTTTAGATGGTGACGGACAAGCAGTTATAAACTTAGTACAAGAAGTATCTAAAAGTAAGGAGGAGACTAAGGCTGATTATCTTAAAAGAATTTTGGAAACTGGTTCGGATAGGGCTAAGATTTTGAAATGTGCAGATAGAATCAGTAATCTTACTGATATGCACTTAGATACACATACATCAGGTAAGATAGCACAATATCTTGATCAGACTGAGCGGTATATTATTCCAATGGCTCTTTCTATTTCTAATCTTGATTTTGTAAGGGAATTAGCAGATTTAATTATTCAGAGAAGATTATTAATTGCGTGAAATGGACAACACGGTTGAAGTAGCAAAAGATTTCATTAAGGATATTGATGAAATTATAGAAGAAGGTTGGTCGGAAGACAGGGATTATCTAGCCGAACAATTTGTTAAATATGCTAGTTTAATTGATAATAAAATGATAACTAAAGATTGTCAGGCGTTAGATTTTAAAAATTGTGAATACTGGCAAAATACATTATACGGTTGTTCTAGCTGTTATCATTGGCATAAATTCGAAACGAATTCAAAATTTAATTATAATATAACTTGAACACAACTCTTTATAGACCAGTAAATAAAGCAGAATTGGATCTTATCATAGCAAGCGATTGGACCCAATTTCCACCACGTTTACCCGAGCAACCAATATTCTATCCAGTTCTTAGTTTAAGTTACGCTAAGAAAATAAACGAATGGAACGTAAACGCTTACGGTGAAGGGTTTATAGTGGAATTTCAAATTGATAATATGTATTTAGTTATACATAATATTGATGTTCATAATGTTGGAGATAAAGACGATAATGAATTTTGGATAAGAGCAGATCAATTAGATTCTTTCAATAAAAATATAGTAGGAAAAATAAAATTATGTATTACATAGTACAAGAAAGATTATACAGAGAAGACGAGTGGGACGATCTTATTCACGCACTGGAAAGATTCAATCTTAATTACGAGATTGTTAAACTTATTCCATTCGTTGACGATTTTGAATTTGAGACAAAAGAAAAAAATGTCTTTTGTTTTGGTGCGCTTAAGATGGCAAGACTTGCTCCAAAGTACGGTTGGTATCCTGGAATTCTTATGACGCCTAATCACGATTTTAATGTTTATAAAGAATATTACAAAGAAAACTTATTGAATTATGACTCAAAAATATACAGAATATCCGAAGATTTTGAATGGAACGGTGATTTCTTTGTTAGGCCTGTATTGGACACTAAGATTTTTAATGGAAGACCTTATGCCATGCAAGACTGGAAAAAAGAAAGCAATCGTCTCTTGTGTAACTCCAAAAGTGATAAGGATAATGGAATAACCAACATAGTTAGCGAAGACACTCTTATACAAGTTAGTAGTCTTAAAAATATTCAAAAAGAATTTAGATTCTATATCGTTGATGGTAAGATAGCTACAGCGAGCCTTTATAAAGAAGGATATTTTGTGAGGTATAGTGATATAGTTGATCAAGGGGCTATAGATTATTGTAACGAGATGATAAAAGTGTTTCAGTTGGCTGACGCTTTTGTAATGGATATTTGTTTGACTGACGATGAGTGGAAGATAATTGAGTGTGGTTGCCTTTCGTGCGCTGGTCTCTACAAAGCTAACATACCTAAACTTCTAATGGCATTAGAAGATAAATTTAACATTGAGATATAATCTTCTTCTAATCTTTTATTTTTAGAAGAATTAGTGGATCTTGTTGTTATACATAAGTTATCGATGGATGATATAATTGATGGTAATATACCGTTATCAAATCCATGTTTTATGGATATTTTATGATCTATTGTTGGATATTTTTTATCATTACTATTTAAGATTAAATCGTTTTTAATATATTCACCAGTGTAATGATCGAATCCGTCCCATTTATCAAAAACCTGATTAGCAATTAGTAAGGTATATTTATTAACTAATAATTCATATTTATGATAATCGCTTCTTTCTTCACGAGAAGACCATCTCTTACTTACAACATTAGATATATACATTTTTTCTTTAACTTCTTCACTCATAGTTGGATACGGGACATTTAATTTTTCCATACACGTATTCACTTTTTTCAGCTTTATATCTGGTCTTTGAGATGGATGTTCAAATCCATATTTTTTCAAATTTGTAATTTTAAATTTATTTTTACCTATTTCTGATTGTATTGAAACCTCGGTTCCATAATTTTTTAAGCAAGTTTGTTTACTCTTATCGTTTGAACATTTTTGGGAACAGGAATAATAACCATAGTTATTTACACTTTTCATATATTCTCTATATTGTAATATTTTAATTTTTTCACAAACATCACATTTAACTGTTATTTTAACAGGACTGCCTGATATTAAATCATTTATATTAACAATAAAAATATCATACATTTTTGTAAAAATATAACCTTTATCAACATAATATTTTTTATTGTTACTGTTCCAAGTCATTTTAACTTCTTTATCTAAAATCATAATATATAAAATTCTTTTTCATTTATAACATCATTCTTAATAAGATCTGTATATATTAAATGTTCAATATATTTAGATTTATTTTGAAAATTATCTTCCAAGTATGTCTTTATCTTATCATCTAATGTTATTGATATTTTAACTCTTGATTTTACTTTTTTCATATTAATAGGGTTTTAATAGTATATATTAATAAAATAAAGTCATATTTTTCTATTTTGGTTTTTTTATTCAAAATAAATTAGTAAATTTGTAATTCAAAAAAAAATAGTTATGGGAAGACCTAAAGTTAAAGACAAGAAAGTATCTATATCTGTTACTATTAACGAAAAACTTAATCAGGAACTAGACAAGTTTCTGGTTGAGAATAATTTAAGTAAATCGGAGTATATAGAATATCTAATCAAGAAAAACAATCCTAATTTAGATCAGAAATAAATGGATTTTACAAAGTTTACAGTTAAAGCAAAAACCGCAATCCAAAAGGCTAGAGAGATTGCCCAAGTCAAAGGACATAAATCTATTGAAACTTCACATATTCTTAAAGGGATTATGTTAGTTGACGATAATGTTGCTCCTTACATTCTTAAAAAGATGAATGTTGACGTTGACCTTCTTATGAAGATCGTTGATAATATTATAAAATATTATCCAAGAGATCTCATTAGTAGAGAACACTTGTCACCTTACTCAAATCAGGCATTAGATAGAGCTATCACTTATTCTCTTGAATATGGTGATGAGTTTGTTTCTGTTGAACATATTCTTATGGGTATTCTTGGTGGAACAGACGTTTTAGCTAAAGAGTTTGTAAAAGAAGGTATTACAATAGAAGGGATTAAATCTGGTTTAGAAGATATTAGAAAAGGTGTTAAAATCACTTCTCCAGAAGCTGATATAGCAATCAACGCCACAAATAAATATACTAGAAATCTTAATGAATTGGTAAAAGCAGGCAAACTTGACCCAGTTATCGGAAGAGACGACGAAATTAAAAGAATTCTTCAAATTCTTTCAAGGAGAACAAAAAATAATCCACTTATCATAGGTGAATCGGGATGTGTAGACGGTGATACTATTATTACTATTAGAAAAATTTCAAATGATACTACACATGAAAATATAGAAATAGACTATTAAATTTTTATATATAACTTTATCAGGGACAGGAAAAAACCTAACCCTGATGAACTAAATATGGAAATAAATATAAAAGGTAAACAAAAATTAATATTATCTGATTTTATTGAATTTTACGATTATGTTATTAATAATATAATTTTTGAATTGAAATTTGATAAAGATAAAAAATTAGAGCGTTTTTATGAAAATAATAATTATATAAATGGAATAAAATTATTTAGATTGAAAATAAGATCTATGTATTATAATTTAACAACATTAAAAATTGATTATTGGTTAAGTAGAGGATGGTCATATGATGAATCTGTAAACAGAATAAAAGAAATACAATCTATTAGAAGTAATATTTCTAAAGAAAAAATGTTAACATTAAAAGAAATAGATTATAAAAAATGGTGTGAAACGCGTAACACAAGGAAAGAATTTTATATGAAGAAGGGGTTAACAGAAGAAGAATCTGTAGATCTTTTAAAAGATAGACAAAAAACATTTTCAATAGAATCCTGTATAATTAAATATGGCGATAATGGATATGATGTGTGGAAGAATAGGCAAATTAAATGGTATAGTAAAATAAAGAATATAGATTGTGATAGAGATTCAAATTCATCTGATTTCTATAAAAATAAATATGGTGATAATTGGATTTTTAAAGCAATTGATGATTGTTCTTTTTTAAATAAAGATTTAATTAAAAATATTATTCAAAAAACGAATAATGATTTTGTGTTTTTCATTAAAGAATTAGATGAAAGAATAGAAATAGTAGCTTTAAACGACATTTATTTCATATTTAATTCAAAACTATTGCAAAATTATTTTGGTAAAAATAAAGAAGAATTAACTGAAATAATATTAGGCACATTAAATATAAACATAAAAGGATTTGGAAATATAAGATATTTCAACAGACATATATGTAGAAGTAATGGAGAATATTATATAGCTAAAAAATTAAAAGAACTTAACATAGATTATGTTTATGAGAAAAAATATCCAAATTCAAAATATGTCTGTGATTTTTATATACCAATTTTAAATCTTTACGTTGAATATATGGGTATGCTAAAAAGTAATTATATACAAGAAAATCGTCTTGACATATATTTAAAATATAAAACTAGATATGATGATAAAGAGAAATTTTGTAAAGATAATAATATAAAATATTTATTTAATAATAATATGGTGGAAATAATAAAAAAAATAACAAATGGAAATTAAAATTGAAGATTTTTATAATTTAATTAAAAATGATGGTGGCACTTTTGAAGTACTAACGCCAGATGGATTTAAATTAATTGGATATGTTTATAAAAAAAATAATAAACAAATATATTCAATAAAATTAGAAAATGGTTTAATCTTGAAAGGTTCAAATGATCATCTAGTTAAAATATATACGTATAATATTGAAGAAAACAATATTAACCCTAATATAGAAATATTAGATAACGATACATGGATTAGATTTTCTAATATTAAATATAATGATATAATATGCACTAAAATTGGAGAATTCAGTGTAGTTAAAATTGACAAGTTAAATAAAAATATAACATATGATTTAGAAGTATTGGATGATAGACACCAATATTATTCTAATGATATAATTTCTCACAATACTGGTAAAACTGCTGTAGCACTTGGTATAGCACACAAGATTGTTAGTGGTGACGTTCCAGATAGTCTGAAAACTAAACAAATCTATTCACTTGACCTCACAAATATTGTATCTGGGGCTAAATATAAAGGTGAATTCGAAGAAAGACTTAAAGGCGTCTTTAACGAAATTATCGCATCCAACGGTGAGATCATTCTTTTCATTGATGAGATTCATAACCTCATTGGAACTAACGGGGGTGAAGGTTCAATGGATGGTGCTGATATTCTTAAACCCATATTATCAAGGGGTGAGATGTTAGTTATTGGTGCTACTACTACAAAGGAGTATCATAAATATTTTGAACAAGATAAATCATTTGAGCGTAGATTTCAAACTGTTACCATTGAAGAACCAACAGTTGAAGAAGCTATTGCCATCTTAATAGGATTGAAAGGAAAATATGAAACTTTCCACAATGTAACTATTAAAGATGAAGCTGTTGTGGCTGCAGTAGAACTTTCTAAAAGATATATTTCTAATAGATTTTTACCAGATAAAGCCATTGATATTCTCGATGAGGCCTCTTCTAAATTAAAGTTGGACGCTGAAGTAAAAGAAAAAGTGGTTGACGCCGATCAAATTGCTATAGTTGTATCGGAAGTAAGTCAAATTCCTGTTAATAAATTAAAAGGCAGTGAAAAGGAAAGACTTGTAAATCTTGAAAAAGAATTACATAAAAGGGTTATTGGACAAAATGAAGCCATCAAAGCTGTTTCAGATGCTATACGTAGAAGTAGAACAGGTCTTCAAGATCCAAAGAAACCCATCGGTTCATTCATATTCCTTGGTACCACAGGGGTTGGAAAAACAGAGCTTGCTAAGGCTCTTGCTGAATTTCTTTTCAATGACGAAAATTCTATGGTTAGGATTGATATGTCTGAATACATGGATAAAAGCTCAGCTAGTAAACTTATTGGTTCTGCACCAGGTTACGTTGGTTATGATGAGGGTGGACAACTCACTGAAGCAGTTAAGAGGAAACCTTATAGTGTAGTTCTCCTTGATGAAATCGAGAAGTCCCACCCAGACGTCTTTAATACACTTTTACAGGTATTGGACGACGGTAGATTAACAGACAATAAAGGTTATCTTGTTGATTTCAAGAATACTATTATAGTAATGACTTCAAATCTCGGTTCTAGCATCATTCAGTCTAATATGCAAGGAATGACTGATGAGACAAGGGATGAAGTTATTAAGAAAACAAAAGATGAAGTTATCGCGATGTTAAGGAGAACAATTAGACCAGAACTTCTTAATCGTATTGATGAGACTATTGTATTCCAACCTCTTACAAAATCTGAAATTCTTGATATTGTTAAGATGCAGTTTAATGGTATAAAGAAGATGTTAAAGAAGAATGGTGTGGATATGACGGCATCTGATGAAGCTTTAAAACAGATTGCTGAGTGGGGATATGATCCTCAGTTTGGTGCAAGACCTGTTAAGAGGGTAATTCAGGAAAAAGTTATCAATGTACTTTCTGGTTTAATGTTGGAAGATAAGGTATCGAAAGATAATGCAATATTTATTGATGTAAAGGACGGTCAGTTATTATTTATAAATAAATAGAAATGAATTTACTTTGTTTAATATTTGGTCATAAGAAGATTGTAAGAAATTGGTACCCAACTGATCCGATAACATCGTTGGGATGTACAAGATGTAGGAAAACTCTTGATCAGAGACCGAATCCTGGTTATATAGCAGATTGGTATTATTCGGGATTAAGGCAAACTTTTAAAAGGGTATTTTCAGCAAATGATCCATATGGTGAAGAAATATGGGACGAATAAGATATTTTAAATTTTTTTATAATTAAATTTTTTACTATATTTGTAAAAAATATAGAAAAATATGTCCAATAACAACGGCTCAATGGTAGCAGTATTTTATGCACTGGGTGGTAATGCTCTTATTGCCGCTATCAAATTTACTGCTGCAATATTAACAAGTAGTGCTGCTATGATGGCTGAATCTATACATTCAGCAGCAGATACTCTCAATCAAGTATTTCTTTTAATTGGTAATAAAAGATCTCAAAAAGAACCAACAGAAGCTCATCCATTTGGTCACGAAAGAGAATCTTTCTATTGGGCTTTATTGGTAGCTGGTCTTTTATTTGTTGGAGGTGGTATTTTCTCTATATATGAGGGTATTCATAAGATTTACAATCCTGAACCAATACACAATATATATTTGATATTTGTAATATTATTCGTTTCAATAGGAATTGAAGCCAAATCTTTCTCTGTTGCTTATAAAGAATTCAAAAAGAAATCAAAAGAAAGTTTCTTTAAGGGTATTAAGAATTCAACCGATACTAATCTAATTGTAGTTTTACTTGAAGACTTCGCTGCTCTTGCTGGTCTTATTGTTGTTGTGATTACAACAGTATTATCTTTATTTAATCCAATTTTTGACGCTTTTGGTTCGATTTGTGTTGGATTATTGTTATTATCCATTTCTCACACTCTGGCTAACGAAATTAGAAAACTCATTGTGGGTGAAAGCATGCCAAGAGAATCAAGAGCTAAGATTAAAGGTATAATTCATCAATATGATATAGTTGAACATATTAACGGTGTTAAAACTATGGCTATTGGTAATAATAAATATTTAGTTGTTATATCAGTAGATATCGACGATGATGCCACTGGATATGATATTGAAGATCACTTTGAACAAATTAAAATTGATATTTTCAAGGAGTTGCCAGAAGTCAAAGTTATAACTATCGATATTCAGGATCCAAATAAAAGTACACTAATGTAAAATAAAATGGAAAACGTAAATTATTTTGACGATAAAATGTCTGATCCTCAGGGACGTGGATACGTTATGTATCGTATGTATGACGACGGAGTTCATGTACTTATGGGAAGTCATACTGATTTTGCACATAGGGGTAAAGGAATTTTTAAAACTCTATTTGAAAGGTTCTTAGAGAATGAGGTTAAATTGGGAGAGATTGTTTATATTGCGCTTATTAATAAAAAAATTCTTCCTTACCTTTTAGGTAAAGGATTTGTTAAAATAAAAGAACCTATCAGACATTGGGGTAAGGTAGGTAATGGTGTGAATTTGAAATACGTGAAGAAATGAAGAAAGGTAAAAATGTAGGATTTAATATTCTAGTGGTTGGAGAATGGATTTGTCCATACTGTCATGAAGTTATAAAGATTGAATATAATACAAGTCCTTATAGGGAAATTGCTGAAGACCCGCCAGATCATAAATGTCCTATTTGCAGAGAATATTTCACTTTAGATTTTTATGATAACGAAGAATAGATAAAAGTGGTTATTTTATAGTATTGGTCGTAATAGGTTTACTATTATGGCTTGTTAACACTTACATCCCTATGGATGCAACCATTAAAAAAATAGTAAATATTGTAGCAATTATTGTTGTTATATTATGGCTATTGAAGGTTTTCGGAGTTTTCGGTTATCTTGGAGCAGCTCACATCTAATTAATTAAAATTAACATTTTCTTTTTTAATATATACTAGAAAAAACTAAAGGTATATGTTAAAAAAGAAGGTTGTATTGTTACTAGTTGAAGATGATGATGATATAATAAAATTAATTAAAGGAATTCTTAAAAGTTCCAAAGTAAAAATTTACGTTAGTAAAACTGGTGAGGACGCTATTGATATAGTTAAAACTAAAAATATAGATATAGCTTTAGTTGATTACAAACTCCCTTATAAAAACGGAATTCTCATTACCAACGAAATTAGAGGAATAAGACCTAATATGCCTATCATATTAGAAACTGGTGAAAAAATGTTGTGTGAAAATATAGACATGACTAAAGAATTTCAATTTGACGACGTTCTATGTAAACCATTTGATCGAGAAGTGGTTATGGAAGTTCTAAATAAATATTTAAAATAATTTTATTTATATAAAAATTTGTGGTATATTTGCTTACCAACAAAATGCCCAAATGAAGTATAATTTTGATCACATTGATAAAGAATCTATTACTGATGCTATTACAGAGCTTGCAGTAAAGATGAAAAATGCAAAATTTAAAATTAATATTTCCATAGGAAAATTGGGTAAAATCACCGCAGATGGTAGAGTGATTATATCCAGCTGTTCCTGTTTATTCAATATGAAACTCCAAAATTTAATTGAAGAGGATTTAATAATAATTCTCAGGTACTTACAGCACATGGATAAGTGTAGGGATATCCCCATAAAAGAAACCAGATATGGTGAAGTTTATGATTTAAATTGGAAAAGGTGGGAAAAAGTGCCATCAAATAAAAAAGACGTACAAAAGAGAATTAAAGAATACCTAAGTAGGAAGAAAAATGTTGCAGTTATTGATCTTAGAAGTTCAAATATAAGTCCTAGTGTCAAGAAAATTGGTCTGTATATAAAAAATAAATTATATGATTTAAGAGTTAAATATTATAAAAATGCTGATATTTGTTACGATTATCACGACGATTCTTTTATAATTGTGATAGATAAGTACGAAGAATCTCCATTTGCCAGGAGTATAGTTCATTTAGTGAGTGATATTATGATGAAATTCAAAAAGACTTGCGGTGTTTTATCATTAAAGGATTATACAGAAAAGATACATAATAAACAAACGAGATTAATTTACTTTTAAACTAAACTCAAATGAAAATTGTAAATACATATTTAGTGATGAACAGTGGACATTGGATTCACAAAGTTCACGAACTTGAAAATGGTCAGTACGTTATCGAAAAACAAGTTGGTGCTGGATTGTTCAGTTCGTTTTCTTTAGAGAAGATTACAAAAGAAAGATTTGAAGAGTTGAAAACCAATTGGAAATAATAATGGAAATGCTAAGAATAGACGTGAGTAACGTAAGAATAGTTGGTAAAAATTTGATAGGAGATTTAGAATATCTACCTTATCATATGTTTGTTGACGACTATATCTTTAGGGACGGTGATGTTCTTGTAGATACAGGTAAAGAATGTTATATTGATATGGTTGAAGATAAATACTGGGAACTAGCGTATGAGTTATAAAAACTTTTTTTTCTTTGATATAGAGACAACCTCTAAATCTCAATCTATATTTGATCTTAAATTGGATGATGAAAGAGGTTACGATCTTTTTGTTAAGAAATGTGAATCAATGAAAAGATTTGATACCGATTGGAACAAACCCATCGATGAACTCTATATAGACAAGGCTCCTCTTTTACCTGAATTTGGTAAAATTATATGTATGTCATTTGGAATGTTCAATGATGAAGCCAAGAAAATAATGACTATCATTGAAGACGATGAAGAAGTCATGATGAGAAGAATAGCTAAAGTCTTTACTAGAACTGGTCAATCACGAAGAGTTCCTTGTGGATTTAATATCAAAATGTTTGATTTGCCCTGGTTAATTAAGAAGATGTACAAGTACGAAATCGATGTACCTCTTTGTCTTAATTTCGTTAGTGCAAAGCCTTGGGAAATAAATATACACGATTTGTCTGAAATATGGAGGGGTATAGGTAAAACTACTTCATCACTCGACGAAGTACTATACGAATTAGATATTCCTATAGCTAAAAAAATTATGAATGGCACAGATGTTCACGAATATTTCTGGGGTAAAGGTGATAAGAAATCTATCATGAGTAAATGTGAACAAGATGTTGAAAAACTCATACTAGTATCAGAAAAACTTAAACTATGAAAATATTATTAACTTTTATATTTCTTTTAATTCCATTTATATCCTTTCAACAAGACGTGCAGAAAATCAAATCTTCAGCAATCGTGTCAGCTACAATAGTAACACCAATTAGTATTACAATAAAACACGACTCGATCTTTCAAACAGGAGGTGGACATTATTCAATAACAAGAGACTCAACAATCATCATACACTTCGAATGATACGCACTAATAAAGTGGTGGCGTTTACTTATTAAACTTTACATAAAAACCTGGTTTGTAGATATATACACTGTCTTAAACTCATTAGAATTATGTTTATATATAATAGTATGATAATAATTCTAGCAACATTAATAATTTGCACAGCGACAGTTTTACTTGTGCATACATATCAAATACATTCACAGAAAAAATGAGAAACATGAAAACAAAATTGGAAATTACAAGTTGGATTTTCTTTAATCCGTTAAAGTATTACGCTTATCGCTTTCGTTTAAGACAGGGGCTATCTAAAGAATATTGTTATAAACTTATTCGTGGTTGGGATCGTAAAAGAGTTATGGCGTTTTTATTATACAAGTACAGAGGATAATCTTTCATAAATATTATTCCTGCCCTTACCAATAGATACCAAAGTTACTGGTACACCTACTTCTCTTTCAATATATTGAATATATTGTTCTAAAGGATCTTTATTAGTATCTGTATTCCAACCTATAAAATCTACGTAAATTGGCTCAGCCATATCATCATGCACTTTATTACTGTAATGATAATAAGATAACATTTCTTTATAATCCATGTCCATATAAGTATATCCTATACACGCTCTTATAGTGCCAAAATCATTTAGCACATCAGCTTTAGTCATAACTAAATCTGTTACTCCATTAATTTCACAAGCGTACCTTAAAGCCGGTATATCTAACCAACCACAACGTCTTGGTCTACCAGTAGTTGCACCAAATTCTCCTCCAATTTTTCTGATATTTTCACCTATTTCGTTTTTGAGTTCGGTAGTAAACGGTCCGTTGCCAACTCTAGTCATGTAGGCTTTAAAGACACCATATACTTTTCTAATATTTTTATGAGATACCCCGAGTCCAGTCATAACACCACCGATGGTTGTATTTGAACTAGTAACAAATGGGTATGTGCCGTGGTCTATGTCTAGTAGGACACCTTGAGCTCCTTCAGCCATTATTTCCGTTTTAGGATCGTTTAAATAACCTCTCGCTGATCCTATTTGTAATGTTAATAAAAATTGTAACGATTCAACAAATTCTTTATATTTATTATCATAATTGAAATCTTTTATAAATTTTTCATTTACGTCACAAACTCTAATACCAGTTCTTTCCACTTTACTTTTATAACAAGGACCTATTCCTCGTCCTGTTGTACCTATTTTTAATATTTTTTCTTTTTCTTTATCTTCGATTATATGTTCTGGTGTAAGTATGTGGGCGCCAGGAGATATTATAAGATGTTTTCTAACTTCAACTCCATCTGCTTCTAACATTTTTATTTCTGTTTTAAGAGCGATAGGATCTATGACTACTCCGTTTCCAACAAAACATTTTTTACCGTAGAATATACCAGAAGGTATAAGGTGTAGAGCGTAAACTTTATCGTTATAAACTATTGAATGACCGGCGTTATTGCCACCATTGAATCTTGCAACTACGTCGTATTTATTAGCAAGGTAATCAATGATTTTACCTTTACCTTCGTCACCGTATTGTAATCCCATTAAAACATCTATCATAATTTAAAATTATTTTTACTTTCGTTATAGAAAAATTAATGAGATAAGTTTTGTTATTAGCGAATTTTGTCGTATCTTTGTATTAATAATTAAAAAATATAAACCATGAGAAAAGAAAAAAGAATTGAGGTGGGTGATTTTTTCAGAAAAATGGGTTATTATGTTGAATTCACAGATGGTGGGGCTACCCAGATATTTGTTAGAATTGGGGATCGCGTCATCAATGGTTGTTTTTATAATGTGTCTGCTAAATTTTGTGATTTCACAGGTGGAACATTTTACGGACATAATAAAGGATTCAAGTGGACTTATGGAAAAGAATCATTTGAGGATTTTTGGAAAAACATTGAAAACGTTTGGTAATTTGCGAATTTTATTATATCTTTGTATCTTAAATAGAAAAACTATGAAATACGAATACACATTGGTCAGAACATTATTTGTTTTTATAATGTCTTTATTAATGGTTATATTTGGAGTATTTAATTTAAATAAAATTGGTGAGCTGTTTCTATTATCTTTATCTTGTGTTGTTTTCATGACACCTATATCAATTTTTAGTGGTGTTGTTTTATTCAAGATGTGGAAAAGAAAAACTACTAAAATATGTACATCATGTGATGAATTCCCAAACGGGGAGCCATCTGAATCAGAGACAGAGCAGATAAATTATAAAATTAATTTTAAACTTTTATTAATTCACGAAATATAAATCTATTAAACTTTACACAATGGCAAATCCAGTAGGAATCGTTAGATTGATTGAAGGTAATGTATATCTCTATAACATGAGTGGACAGAAAGCCTTTACTTACTACACAAAAGGTGACGCCACAAGAGCTGACTTTATGGGTGACGACGGCACCGTTCAGATTCAGTTAGGTAATGGTAAAGTGGTTTTAGTCAACAGAAGTGGACAGTTATTCAAGACTTTCAACTAAAATGGAAAAAAATGACATTTTTGACTAAATATATACGTAATACTAATTGATAATTTATAATACTATAATACTAAACTTGAAGGTTACATACAGCAACACATAGAAATATGTAAACGAGAAACTGAAGCGGTTCGCCGCTCAGCTTCACAGTGGTTTTGAGGTTCACCTAGGTTTCCACAAAAGACAAAAAATGTGAATATTTTTAAGATACCGTTTTCGAAAAAACGGTCTGTATCCCGGAAAAGTTTTTATGGATTACTTACAGCAACAAAAAGCTATAGGCAACAGCAACACACGTAATCCGAGATTTTTTTCTTTATGAATGCCGTTTCAGGCAATAAAATCTCCATACGTGTGTACACCTGTACTTTAAAATTGTTTTTAGAGGAGATTAAAATTTATGTTAAATTGGAAGGTTGAAAAATTACTAAGTGGTGAAACCATCACGTCTAAGGAAGCAGGTAACTCGATGTTACCAATTCTAAAGTCTAAGCAACCTGTCGTGTTAGAACCGACAGACTGGACTAAGGTAAAAGATGGTGATATAGTCTTTGCGAAGGTTCACGGTCGATATTACACTCATTTAGTAAAAGCTATCGACCAAAATAAAGGATGTCTTATAGGTAATAATAAAGGTGGGATAAATGGTTGGAGTAAGCAAATATATGGAAAAGTGATTAAAATTTTATAAATTGTGTCTTGTGGAGTAAAAGGAAACTATTTATTTTTATATATACAATAAAAATAATCCCAATTAAAATGATAATTTATAAGACAATAAATTTAATAAATGGAAAAATTTATATAGGACAAGACTCTAAAAATGATGATAAATATATTGGTTCTGGATATTTATTAAGTGAAGCCATAAAGAAATATGGAAAGGATAATTTTAAAAAAGAAATTCTTGATATATGTGAAGATAAAAAAGATTTAGATAATAAAGAGATATATTGGATAAAATATTATAAATCAACTGATAAAAAAATAGGATATAATATATCAAACGGGGGAACTGGTGGTAAATTAGTTGAAGTAGAATGGAAAAAAGGAAGAAGTTATGAAGAAGCATATGGTGAAGACAAAGCTAAAGAAATAAAAGAGAAATTTTCAATTGAAAGAAAAGGCAAGAAAAGGGGATGGAAAAACACTACACCGGAAGAAACTGGTAAAAAAATTAGTGAGGTATTAAAATCGAAAGATATCAAAAGAAGTGAAGAAAATAAAGAAAAAATATCAATAAAATTAAAAGAATATTTTAAATCTGAAAAAGGAATTATAGCTAAAAATAAATTATCTGAATATCATAAAAATAAAAAATTATCAAATGAAACTAAGAAAAAACTAAGTATATCGATGAAAGGTAAATCTCCAAAAAAATTGGATGTTCATTCAACTTCAAAAATTTGGTTTTTTTATGATGATGAAAATAGGTTAATATTAGAAACAATAGGTAATTTAAATAATACTTTAAAAAATTTAAAAATAAATTGGAGAAATATTAAAAAATTTAGTAATTTGAATGAATGTTTGGAATATAAATTAGAAAATAAAATTAAATATAAAATTTATTATAAATTATTTTACGAAAAGGAAAAATTATGAATTTAAAGAGCGAATTTTAAAGAAAGAAAATTGGAATGATTAAAATAGGAAAGGAAGAAAATGACAGAGCACGACGTAGTAAGATATAAGGATAGGACAGGGACAGTCGTTCATGTTTATAATGAGAATGTTTTCGTAGTTGAATTTACAAATTACGACGGACATGAATCTTTACTATTAACATTAAATAAAGAGGAGGATAAATGAAAGTAAGAGCATCAATTAAGAAAAGAAGTGAAGATTGTAAGATCGTGAAACGTCACGGTGTTATGTATGTAATTTGTAAAAAGAACCCTAAGTTTAAACAGAGACAGGGGTAAGGAGGGTACTATGATTAAGTATTTTTGTAATAAAGACGAAATAGAAAAAAACGCAACAGACCTCATTCTGGCATCAGAAAATGAGATGGACGAAATCTGCGTTTTCCCTGATATTCATTACTGTTCAGAGAAAGCTATTCCTGTCGGTGTTACATTCTCCTCAACTGATAAATTCTTCCCTCTTGTTACAGGGAAAGACGTTGGATGTGGTGTTATGTTTTTAAGATTTCCAGTTAAAGCTTGGAAGAAATCATTTAACAAATTTGAACACTACAGCGCATTTAACAAAGCAAGTCAATTATTCACAGATGAAGGACTTGGTGGTGGAAATCACTTCCTTTCAATTGAAGATGGTGACGATGATTATACTTATATAATTTGCCACACAGGAACAAGGAATCTTGGGATTTATATGTATCAATATTTCTTAAAATTAATAGATGATTTCAACTTTGATGAAGGCACAAAAGGAAACAGTTTACCTATTGATATGTGGACTGATGAATTAAATGAAAAATATTCAAAAGTTGTTAATTCTGGAACTTCAAGAAGATTACAATTTGTAACCAAAACTTTTGAATTCCTTATTCACAATGGTTATATCAATAAAGTGAATTACGAAGTGAATGATTCAATTCACAATGTTTTCACAGTAGATGGTAGAAAAGCCATTCATAGAAAGGGAGCAACAGTATTAGATGGAACTCAAGTCGCTATTCCATTATCAATGACTAGAGGAACTTTAATAGTAGCACCAAAACCAATGATTGATATGAGTGAAAATCTTTGGTCTTGTGCACACGGAGCTGGAAGAAAACTCAGCAGAACTGATACTCTGAAACACTGGCACTCATTAAAGAAAAAAGAAAAGAAAATATATGAGCAAAATTTTGTAGAAATGTTGGGAAGAGATGGAAAATTCCCAAATGGTTACTTACAAGAGTTTGACTTTGCTTACAAAAGCACAGACACTCTTTTAAAAGATCAACCATTTCTTAAAAAAGTAACTCAAACTAAACCTATTGTAACTGTTAAATTTACAGAAATTTAAAATGGCTAAGACTCATAGGAAATACACCCATAAAGATAAAGTTTATCAAGAGGGTAGAAATAGTAAAAGAAAAGCCCAAAGTGAAGTAGAAACTAAGTACAAGTCAAAGGGTTATTGTCCCAGAGATAAATACTTTTGGGTAGATGATGAAATTGAATTAGAAGAAAACGAACAGCAAACTTAACAGAGTTTTCTGCAAAAACAAAACGAAAAATTATGGCAACAAAGAGAATTACATTACCAGCAGGATCACCATCAAGATTAGTAAATGGTGCTAGACAAAAAGATACCTTCACAGAGAAAGGTATGCCAACAAACTCAACCAGCTTAAACGCTTGCGTTGATATGTACTTCATGGCAGGTGCTGCCCGTCACTGGACAGACGCCCAAATTGAAGGATTGTTCCAAAAAGCTTTGGCTGAAGATCCTTTGACCGCTCTTAAACTTATGTTCTGGACAAGAGACGTACGTGGTGGAGCCGGCGAGCGTAATTTCTTCAGGGTATGTTTGAGTTATCTAAGAAATTATTATAAAGCCTTTTTACTTAAAAATTTGAAATTAATACCCGAATACGGAAGATGGGACGATCTAACATGGTTATTAAGTGAAGGACAAAATGACGAAATTGATGTCGCTGTTCTTAAATATATAAAAGAAACTTTAAAAGCAGATGAAAATAAATTTTGATGTGATTGATTCTGAATTAAAGGCTTATCTAATTGGACTTTTTTATGCTGATGCTTATCTATCAGATCGTGTTTTACAATTATATTTGTCTATAAAAGACAAAGAGTATGTTGAAAAATTAGCAAATATATTAGGAGTTAAAACACATAATAAAAAATTATCTATTGGATTTAATATATGCAACAAAAAAATTGTAGATTCCTTGTATAAAATGGGATTTATTAAAAGGAAATCATACCAAAGAGATGATATAGTCTTTAAAAATATACCAGATGAATTAAAAAGACACTTTATTAGGGGGTATTTTGATGGTGATGGAACAATATACATATCTAAATATAAAAAGAAAAATGTTGATTGGAAGGAAAGTATTAAATATGGAATTGGTTTTATATCAATAAATAAAGAATTATTGAATAGTATTAAAAATTACTTCTCTGTATCATTAAGTTTATCAGATAAAAAACTGAGAAGTGAAAACTCTGGAAGATTTATAAGTGATATTAACGATGAAGATCCATATGGTGAAGAACAATGGGAAAACAACGAAATTAAATATATTAGACTGATTTATAGTGGAAACATTATTTGTAAAAAAATATTAGATTTTTTATATGAGGGATCTACTATCTATATGGATAGAAAACATGATAAATATAAAGAGATAAGTATATTTAAACCGAAAAATTATCATTTTCATAAAAGAAGTAATAAATGGAGATATGTGTATGATGATAATGGATTAAAGAAGTATAAATTGTTTAAAACAGAAGATGAAGTTAAAAACTTTATAAAAAATAAAATTAAAAATTATGAAAGCTTTACTAGCAAAATGGTTGGATAGAAAAGGTCCAAAGGCAAATAAAATTAGAAAATATCTTGGTTTAACACCAAAGGATTACAGAAAGATGATAGTATCGCTATCACAGACTGTTGAGCAGTTAATGTGCGCAAAGCAATTTGAAGGCATTAACTACGAACACGTTCCTTCTGTAGCTATGAACAAGTACAGAAAAGCTTTCTACAAGAAAGATTCTGGTAGGTTCGCAGAATACATCGCAAATGTAAAGAGTGGTGTTGCCAAGATGTGCGCAAGCGCTATCTACCCATACCAACTTTACGACGCTTTCCTAAGAGCTAGGACAGAATTCGATAATTTGGCTATTGAGGCTCAATGGTATTCGTTGCCAAACTACATGGAAGGATCAACCGAGAGGTTGCTTCCAATGGTTGATACATCGGGTTCTATGGAATTCTATGGTGGATTACCAGCAAGAGCAGGTTGGTCACTTGGTCTTTATATTTCTGAAAGAAACGAGAGCATTTTCAAGGACGCTTTCATGACTTTCCATACTCATCCAAAGATGATGTACTTACAGGGTAGCATCGCCGAAAGGGTTCGTGCTATCAGAGGAGTAGAATGGAAAGGTACTACAAACCTTGAAGCAGCGTTTGAATTATTGCTTAACAAAGCAATTGAGAACAAGATTTCTGAAGCAGAAATGCCAACAGTTATCTTGATCTTATCAGATATGCAGTTTGACCCATCGAAAGCTTGCTACAACGCAAACGCTTACGAAATGATGAAAGCTCATTACGCTGCAGCTGGATATAAGATTCCAAGAATCATCTTCTGGAACCTTAGAGCAGCAGAGGATAAAGTAACAGCATCAGCATTTGACGAAAATGTTGGTCTTGTATCTGGTTTCAGCCCAAGTGGTTTGAAGGCTATTCTTCAAGGAGAAGAAATTCAAGATGAAGTAAAGGTCGAACCAAAGAAAGAAACTCCTTACGAATTGATGATGAAAGTCATTGACGGTGAGAGATACGCAGCAGTTACTATATAATGATCAAACACGTGTAACCTGAAAAGGTGAAAGGTCTCGCGAGCCTAGGTAAAGGAATATCCCACGTTTCCCTGATCAATAAAAAACCCAGTTTATCTGGGTTTTTTTATGCCTATTATAATAAAATCTAATCCTATATCAGCAATGAAAATAACTGTTAAATTAAACATTTCATATATTTTTTCTAAAATATTTAAATCAAAACAATGCTGGTGAAGGCATCTATTTTCAAAATTCTTTAGACTTCTTTCTCTGAAATTGGGGACAGGATGTAATTGCATATCGTGTAAAGTTAATATTTCATCCAAATGTGAAAGGTCGTCTTCTTTTATGTCGTTTTTAAAATCTTCGACGAGATGTTCAAATTTTACAATTTCTCTTTTATGATCAAAATTGGATTCTTTATTGGGGGCAATTACTACAAGCGCACCACCTTCATTTAATATAGATAACCATTGTTCTATTGCTTTAAGTGGATTTGCTATATGTTCTATATTATTACAAGATAATACAAAATCATATTTTTCTTTTATAGATGATAGATCAGTAGCGTCAAGTATGTACTGATTACCTAATCTTTTACCTTCTACGACAAAACCTTTATCTACTTCTATTTTACCTGTCCATACAGTTGATGAAGAGAAATTTATGCCATCTAATCTAGCTACCGATTTTCCGTCGGGTATATGCCAAAATTGGTCTCCGTATATGTGCATTTTTGGATTACTAAAATATCTCATGCTAGGTCCACCTATTTCGATACCAACTTTACCGTAAAAATATTCATTTAATATACTAGTCATCTTATCTTGATATTCTTTTGATAAAATGAGAGTGGCGTTTTCGTTTACCATAAAAATTTTTGTTTTATATATTAAAAAACCCAGTCCTTTCGGGCTGGGTTTATCATTCACTCTGTTACGTTCAAAGAAGAGGCTTTACAGAGCATCATAAGTTTTCAAGAATATTCTTCAATCTTGATGGATCAATAGGTCTTACATCTGGATTTTCCTCACCAATAAGAGAATAATTTAAATTGAGAATATCAATAATAATAAATTTAGGAGATTCAACTCCTTTTTCTCTCTCAGGCACGTAAACTATGAAATTATATTCGTTAAGTTTATCTGCTATTTTCTTTTCGTAGGGAATTTGAAATTTATATTTATTTTCTTTCGAATATTTTCTTTCTGGACCAGGATCTGCCATAGGTTGTTCAACTGGTTGCTCAACTGGTTGTTCTACTGGTTCTTCAGCTGCTTCTTTTAAAAAAGACTTATAATTTTTTAATACACTCTTTTCCATGATTTCTCTTTTGTTTTTTGGCTCTTCTTCATCGAAGATTAATTCGTCCTCATCCTCATCGTAATCAACTTTGTCTGTTCCTAATTCATCCTCTTCGTAGTCTTCATCGTCATCAACTTCATCATAGTCATCTTCACTATTCATAAAAGATTCAATATCCTTTTTAGCTTTTTCTCTATTATTTATACCCTTTAATTCATCGTAAAGATTTATAGCGTCCTCTTCATCTGCTATACCAGAAGCTACTAATTTATCGTAATATTCATCGTCCTGAGCAAGATGATCCATTGCCACTTCCGTAGCTATATCTGGGTTATCAGTATGTTCACGTTCGATTTTTGTTCCAATTTCTATATCATCTGGATTGAAATCATCTGGTGTTTTATCATCAGCTCTCCCACCTTTTAAATGATCTTTCCACTTTCTGTTTCCGAAATCTGTAAAATCTAATATAACTTTGCCCTTTTTCATAATATTATATATTAAATTGTTTTATTAATGTTTTTTCTTTTTGTTAACGAACTTCATATAATTCATTCTTCTTTTCATTATATCTAAAAAACTTACATTTTAATTTATCAATAATTTCATTTTGCCTGATAATATCCCTATTTTTCAAATTTCCGTTACTATCATAATGTTTTGGTTCATCGTATTCAATTGCTATGTTGTTATTTTTATCATACGCGTCAATAAAATATCCTAGATCAGATATATATAATTCCCCACCGTTTAAAGCATGTTGCAAATTCCAATGGTTTGTTTTTGATAATTCATCAAAATATTTACAAGCGTTTATATTATGCATTGGGCAAACTCCACCATTTTTGTTTTGAATATAGTTTATTTTAGACAATCTCATTTTCTTTTTTGTTTCATTCGACGCCTTTTTACCTATCATTTTTAATCTCATTTTTTCTATAGATCCTGGAGTGTGCGCATTTTTTGTAAAATTTTCGATGTTTGATCTCAATCTTTCTTTATATTCGTCACTGTGAGTTTCACCAAACATTCCGTTATTCATTCCTGAATTTTTTTCTGATATTTTTTGTTTAGTTAATTCAGATGTTTCATGCCCCTTTAAAGATGAACTAATTTTTTCTTTAGTATCATCAGATAATTTTCTACCAATCATCCATTTTCCAATTCCTTTATTTTTACAGGATTCACTTATTTTCCTTTTGGTTTCTTCTGAATGCATGCCTCTATATATTAATTATTTTTATCCGTTTTTATTCTTTCGATGGTAAGTCCAATAAATATAATATTTTAGTGTAATCCTTATCCCTATAAACATACGATTGTAACCTCTCACTCCAACTCACAAGTTGTTGAATTTTAGAATGATCCTTTCTTTTTATTTCAAAATATAGTCCGCTAGGTAGTCCAACGAGTTCCATAATTTCATCGGGATCGTATTCGTCTTCGAGATAACCTATATGTTCATTAAAACTTTTTATCATTTCTTTAATTTAAAATATCTTGTACTATAATAAGTATTATCACCTTTAACCCAAACAGCGTCGCCACTTGGTTTAGTTATATCAAATATAGTATATTCTTTTCCTATTTCCAGTCTTCTGCCACCACCGCCTTCTTTATTTGTACAAATAATAATATCACCGTCTTCCCAAAGAGAAGGATCATTTAAATCTATATCTGGTTTATCCCATACTTCTTCACCGTAGGGATCTAAGTCTTCTACGTTTTCTTTAATCATTCCAGTATTTATAAATATATGTTTTGGCCACCATATAGGTATTATACCTTCATATTTTATAATTTTATCATCTGATTCAAATTCGTCTAATGCTTTGCTTTTACCGTAATATTTAAAAAAATCAGCTTTAATTAAATTCGCTTTTCCTCTAACTTCAATAAAATATCCATCTTCATCTGGACTTATATTAATAATTTCATACTCTTCTCCCTCACTAAGTTCAATTCCTTCTGTTGTACATGTTGTAGTACATCTGATAATACTTCCAATTTTTTCAATGTCTTCATCACTCCACCATTCTTCACCGTAAGGATCTAAATCTTCTACGTTCTCTTTAATATATGTATCCTTTTTAAATCTTTTCATCATCCACCAACCACCTAAACCTTTTAGATTTATATGATTATGATGTACAGAGATAACCTCGTAATCAACTCCTAATTTGATTTTATTTGGAAAATCCAATCCACTATCGTCTATACAAATAACTATATCTCCCTCATGAATCCTATCTTCATTATCGTTCCAAACCTCTTCACCGTAAGGAACAAGATCATTATTCTCTTTAATATATGTATGAAATTTCTTTATCATTAGTAACCTCCTTGTTGTCCCACTGCTATAATAGCTGGATTTGAGGAAGTCCCTACTCTATCGGCGCCAGCGTTAACATAGGCTTCTATATCTTGTAAAGTTCTTACGCCACCACTGGCTTTAATTTTGATATGGTCGGGTAATATACTTCTCATAAATCTAACTTTATCAATTTCAGCGCCTTTTGTGGCGTAACCTGTTGAAGTTTTAACAAAATCAACACCAGCTTTTGTACAAAGTTCACAAGCCTTTTTTACTTGGTCCAAAGTTAATTCACCAGATTCAATAATAACCTTTAATACAACACTATCCGATCCGTGGCAAACATCAGCAACTTTTCTAATATCATCAAATAACTTTTGTTCCATATCTTTCTTCTTTTCGTCATCTGATTCCTTTGACCATTTCTGTAAAAGTTTCCAATTCATAACCATATCAATCTCGTCAGCACCATTGGATATAGCTTTTTGTGTCTCTACAACTTTCTCTTGTGTTTTATCTTCGCCCTTATGGAAAGAAATAACAGTACACACTTTAACATTCGTTCCTTCTAAGAAATTAACAGCATAAGATACGAAATCAGGTCTTATACAAACGCTATAAAATCCGTTCTCTTTTGCCTGTTGGCAGATCTCTTCAATTTTATCTATATTAGCGTCTTCACGAAGATAAGTATAATCAATGATACTATTAAATCTACGTGGATCAGGGCCACCCTTTACTTTAGGTTTGGCTATAACTTGGGGGTTATCTAATGCCTCTCTTACGAATTTATCAAATTTTTTTACCATAATGTGCTGTATATTTTTCTGTATATATTAATTTTTTGTTCCCAATTTTAAACAACGACCTAGTTCAATGTTATATATAAATAAAATCAAAAGAACTTATGGTATCAATAAAAATAGACGATATATTGTTTGCCCACGGTGATTATAGTACTGCTATTCAACAATCTAAATATATCAAATGGAACAGAAATTTTATAGTTGGAAACGAAGACATGGCTATTTACACAGATGGTTCTCTACCAAGAGTTAATAATAGAATTAAAACAAAAATTGCTTGGTTACTTGAATCCCCAGCAGTTAGTGCTTATCAACACGAATGGATAAAAAACAACTACAAAGCATTTGATATAATATTCACCAATAACAGAGATTTATTAGAAATGAATAGTAAATTTAAGTTTCTGCCCACTGGTGGTTGTTGGATAAGGAACGAAGAGCAATATATTTATCCTAAGACTAAATTAATATCTATCATTGCATCTAATAAGAATTGGACAGACGGACACGCTTTACGTAATAACATTGTTAATGAAATTAGAAACGGTCAAATAAAATGTGATCTTTACGGTAGAGGGTTTAATGAATTACCAGAGAAATTAGATGGTTTAAAGGACTATATGTTTTCTATTGTGGTTGAGAATACAAAGAAGGATTACTATTTTACTGAAAAACTTATAGATTGTTTTATGACTGGAACAATACCTATTTATTGGGGATGCCCATCCATAGGTAATTATTTTGACGAAAGGGGAATGTTGGTGTTTAATACCGTACAGGAATTGAAGAATATAGTGAATGGCATAAGTCCAGAGTTGTATAATTTGAAATTAGAATATGCTAGAAAGAATTTTGAAGTAGCCAAGGATTATATGATTGCTGAGGATTACATGTACGAAAAATATTTGAAACAATTATGAAATACCTAGTAGTATCTTATGGTGGAGTCGGTACTTATATGATGATGGATGTAATAGGTAAAAATAACTTTTTAAAAATACCAGAAACAAGTGGAATATGGCAAAAAGAATATCATCACATTAAATGTCCACCAAAAACTTTCGGTGAACCCGTTAAAGTTATATATATCTACGGTGATCCGTACAACGCTCTAATATCTCATTTTAGAAGAAGATGCATTTTAAAAGAGTGGGCACGTAATCATTGTAAAAACATGCACGGTGAATGGTGGAAATTAAATACTGATTGGGAATTGCTGGATTATTTAAAAAATGGTGAGGACTTGTTTAAATTCGAGGAACATTTTGATAATTGGGTAAATATAAAAGATAAAGATTATGACGTTATGGTGTTAAAATATGAGTTTGTAAAAAAATACGAAAATGTGGTATTATCATATTTAGATTCAGAAAATCCTATTAATTATAAAGAACGTTTATCAAATTGGAACGATCTAGATAGTGATAGTTTCGAATTGTTAAAAAATTATGTATGGAAAATTTTATGATAAATATTTATCATATCCGCCCATTATAATTTATTAAAAAATAAATAAATATTATGAGAAGAATAAAAGATTTATTAAAAGAATACAGGATGGGGGATATATTAGATGATTGCGGTGGAGTTAATTTATTACACGGATTAAATCAATTAATACATGAAAATTTAAATAAAGATTCTGTTATTTGTGAAATAGGATCATACGAGGGAAAATCATCAGAGCTTTTTGCTTTATTATGTAAGGAAGTTTATTGTGTTGACGTTTTTTATGATCAGAGGGCTACCAAAATATTCGATGATATGATTAGAAATTATAGTAATATATGGAAAATTGAAAAATTGAGTTCTTTGGCATCTAAAGAATTTCCAAATAATTTTTTTGATTTCATATATATTGACGCCAATCACGATTACGATTCTGTTAAACAGGATATTATAAATTGGATCGATAAAATTAAAATTGATGGATATGTTGGTGGACATGACTATCACCAAGGATCTGGTGGAGTATATGAAGCAACGCAAGAATTATTTAAAGATAAAGATTTGAAAATATATCCAGATTCTAGTTGGATATTAAAAATAAATTAAAACGATGTTATTAGAAATAGCTAGGAAGTACAATGTAGATAAAGCCGAATTAGGACAATCGGGAGGGCATAATTATATCCCCTTCTACGAACAAATTTTAAGAGATAAGAAAGAATCAGCTAAAAATGTATTAGAAATAGGTGTGGCTGGAGGAGCATCATTGAAAATGTGGAGAGACTATTTTGAAAATGCCACTATATATGGATGGGACATTTTAGACACATCACATTTAAACGAAGACAGAATAAAAACTTTTATTATCGATCAATCCAATATAAATAGTATAAATAATTTTTTCTTTAAAAATGATATAACATTTGATTATATTATAGATGATGGTAGTCATATGCTTAAAGATCAAATGATTAGTTTATTCGAATTATTTCCAAAATTAACGAAAGGTGGGATTTATATCATAGAGGATTTGTGGCATCATAATATAGATAGTTTTTTAAAATTGGGCAAAAAGGATGAATATATTGAATTAATTGATCCTGTTATTAAAAGTTTTGCGACAGAGGATAAAATAAAATTTTTACTGGATAATCTTATTTGTTGCCAAAAAAATAACGTCATTTTTTCTTCAGCTATAGATAAAACAGATCATCATTTTTATACTTTCTATAAAAAAATAATATGTAATGTGGGTCTAAGATATAATATTTTTAATAAATATTTAAACGAATATTTCGTTGAAACTGGTAGTTTTAATGGTGGTGGGATATCGTGGGCTTTAGATTCTGGGTTTAAAAATGTGGTATCAATAGAACTATCTGAATTATATTATAATAAATGCAAAGAATTATATAAAACTAAAGATAACGTTTTTTTATATTTGGGTGATAGTAGTATAATTTTAGGTGATATTATAAGGAGTATAAATACTCCAATGACTTTCTGGTTAGATGGGCATTATTCTGGTGGTGATACAGCGATAGGTAAATATAATAGTCCATTAATGCAAGAGCTGGATATAATAAAAGATCATCCTATAAAGACTCATACAATATTGATAGATGATATGAGGTGTTGGAATGACTTACATGAATTCAATAAAAATGATATTCTCAATAAATTAGAAGAGATCAATAAAGATTATGAAATAACTTACGAAGACGGATTTATAGATAAAGACATTTTAGTGGCAAAAATAAATAATAAAAATGTTTTATAGTCAACAAAAAGAAGATGAGATACTTTATAATAAGTATTTAAATTATAAAAATGGATTTTTTATTGAAATTGGGGCGATGAATGGTATAGACTATTCAAATACAAAATTTTTCGAAGACAATCTTGTTTGGAATGGTATTTTAATTGAACCAACTAGTCAATTTATCGAATTGGAAAAGAATAGACCAAAGTGTTTAAATTTCAATCTTGCCATTTCTGAAAAAATTGGTGAAATTGAATTTATAGGGAAAGGAGCCCTTAGTGGATGTAAAGAAAGTATGAGTGATTCGTATAAAAAATTATGGGGAATAGATGAAAAACTATCATATAAAGTAAAATCTGTCCCTTTCCATGTTCTGACAAGTAAAATAGATATAAAAAAAGTAGATCTATTTTCAATTGATGTAGAAGGCGGAGAGATAGAAGTTTTAAATACATTTGATTGGAGAATACCAGTTTATATTATTCTTATTGAACTAGATACACACAATCCAGATAAAGATGAAAAATGTAGAGAAATTTTAAGAAAAAGGGGATTTGAATTCAAATTGAGAATAGGGTCTAATGATGTTTGGATAAATAGAGAGAATATATGAAAATAATTTACGTTATATTATTGGATGAAAGTGAAAGGCATCATTGTTATTTACCAGATGTTTTAAAAACTTGGATAGTGCCATCTATTAATCAGTGCCATAGATTAAATCCAGATTGTGAAATAGTTGTCATAACTGATACTAAAATATTCGAAAATGAATTACCGTTTGTTAAATTTTTTGAAATTGAAGATTATGTGGATGATGATATTATGTGGTTCAAAAATAATTATATTCATTTGAGCACAAATCAATATCAATTTGAAAAAAATGCCATCCTTAGATTTTTATATCTTAAAAATTTCTGTGTTAAACATAAAATAGATCATTTTCTTCATTTGGAACCAGATGTATTAGTTTTTAGTGACATTTTGGAAGATATGATTTTTTTTAAAAATTATAATATTACATTGATACATCATATAGGCGCTGGTGTTTGTTTCTTTAATAACGCTACAAATGTTTTACTCGAATTTTTTACATATATAAAAAATTCATATACTATTCCACAGTTAAATCCAAGAGCCTTTGACATTAAATCTGAAAAGGAATTTTATGATCACAATATAAAAAATGAAATTGGAGCAGGTGGTGTATCTGATATGCATTTTTGGAATCTTTATAATTCTTTACACGAAAATGAATCGTTTTGCGAAATGGATAGAAATATAGATAATATTTTTTATCACACCTTTTTAGTGGATCAAACAAAAGAACAAAATTGGTTAAAGGAAAATAATTTGAAAAAATTATTTCTTGAAGAAGACAAATGTTACGGTTTTCACGTTGATAAAAAAGTTAGAATTAAATATTTACACTGCCACGGAAATAACAAATTGTTGATACCAAAAATAATAAACAATGAATGATATACAATTTAAAAAATGTTTACCTAAGTAGAAATGGATCTATATTAGATGAAGATTTCAATCTGATAGAAGATGCGTCAGAATTGTTCATCAAATGGGATTCTTTTGGTTATGAAAATAATATACCACTTAAAGATTATACTGAAAATAAAATAAAGAGCGGTAACTTAAAAAAATTAGATAATAAACAATATATTTATGCTTATCCGTATCATAACATATACGTATATGGCCATTTATGGGATTCTTTTAGACAAATAAAAGAGATTGAGGAAAATAATATAAAAGGTAGTCTTTTATTGGGGATTGAATCGCGACATATAACTAATCTATATCATCATCTGGATATATTCGGATATGATAGGTCGAAGACCTTAAGTTGTGATTGTATGAATTATGTTTATTTTGTTCCAAATTTAATAGTGCCTGTTGATGGAGTCTACATGTCAAGATTGAATAAAGACGAATTTGAATGGCTAAGAAATAGATATTTTTATAAAAATAAATTAATGAATGTATCAAAGATTAACAACGATGATAAATTTAAATTGTATTTATCAAGAGGATCTTCAAATTCAGATTATAGAAGTGTTATAAATGATAATGAGGTGTCTGACTTTTTATTAAAGAATGGATATATAAAAATAACAGGGAACGAATCTTTAGAAGAACATATATACTATTTTTCTAATGCCACACATATCATTGGCTATCACGGTGCAATATTTAAAAATTGTATATTTTGCTGTAAACAACCAATAATACATGAATTCTGTTCAAAAAATTGTGAAAAATGTTTTTTAAATGTTAGTGATACATGTGAAATAACAAAAAATCATCAGCAGATCAAAATAGATTCCGATGATAGATATAATACTACAATAGATATTGAAATAATAAAAAATATAATATGAAAAAAATATCATTTATTCCAAATATGGGCGCCAGATTTGGTCATCAGTTCGTAGAATGGTTATATGGATATATCTATTGTAGAAATAATAATTATATATTCTATCATCATGAATTTATCGGTAAATCTCCAAAATTTGATAATTTTTTAAATTTATCTCACGGTGAGAGAAATTTTAATTCCTACGGTGAAAAAATCATAACAATGAAAGATATGTCAATAGAGGAATATTTGTCTTCAAATTGCATGGAACTATATCTTTATGATTATTATAATGATGATTCAAGAGTTTATGCTACAAACGATATGATGATAGAAGATGATATTAGAAATATATTAAGAAATAAATATTTCTCAAATCATAATAAAATTAATTATGATAATACTATATCAGTGCATATTAGAAGAGATGACGTTTTTAAAGATAGTCCTTATTGGGCCAGTAGATATATACCAATAGAATATTTTATTAATATTCTAAACGACTTGCATGATGAGTATCCATCATTTGATGTGAGAATTTTTTCGAGTAATGTAGACGAATCTTTTAAAGATATAAAAAATATTAAATATGAAAATATATATTATCACATAGATGACAGTATAGAGAACACATTAAATTATTTGATAAAATCTAAAATATTAATAACCAGTAACAGCGGTATATCTTTTATACCAACTTTATTATCGAAAGTGGATAACATTAAAATATGTCAGGATAATTTCTGGCTTAAATGGCCAAAAGAATGCATTATAAAAAATACTTAAATTGAATGAAAAAATTACAAAGGAAAATAATAGATGATACTGAACATCTTAGACCATTACCAAAATATCCTACTTATCCACCATATCATGTTGGATATTACATAGAAGATTATTTTTTCAACTATTATTTGAAAAATAATGTGGAGACAGATAGAATTTATCTACCAATTTTCTGGACCAGTTGTTATAACAATACTTGGTATGATAATAATATAGTTATGCCAGATATACAATCTTTTTTAAATACGCTAGATCCAAATTTAAAATATTTTACTGTTTGTCAACACGAACGCGCGCCTCAAGAAAAATTACCAAATAACACTTTAATTTTTTCTTCCAGTGGTAAAATTCACGCTGATAATAAAAGTAATAATCATGTTCCTATTCCACTTGTTTGTTCACCTATAAAAAACATAAAATTGAACAAAAAAAGAGATATTTTTTGTTCTTTTATTGGGGCAAATACACATAAGATAAGAAAGGATATGTTCAACGCATTAAAAAGTGAAGACAGATATTATCTATCTTTAAATGAATGGAATATTGACACACCAAAACCAAAAGAAGATGAATTCAAAAATATTACAGAGAGATCTGTTTTCGCCTTATCACCAAGAGGAGATGGACCTACTAGTTTCAGAACTTATGAGGCTATGCAGTTAGGAGCAATACCCGTTTATATTTATGATTATAAATGGATACCATATGAAAATAAAATAAATTGGAATGATTTATGTATTTTTATACATGAAAACGAAATACCTCATTTGAAAGATATTTTAGAACATATACCCGAAGATAAAATAGAAAAAATGAGATTAGAAATTAAAAGGGTATATAACGATTTTTTCACATTGCAATCAGTGTCTAAAAATATAATATCACATTTAAAGGAAGAAAAAATGAGATTGATCACATTTTATACAGAATCACATAAAGAACTCATAGAAAATTATTTTTTACCAACGATTGAAAAATTCAACGAATTTGATGTTAAAATAGAAAATTTCGATCAGAACTGTGAAGGTTATTACAGATGTGATGGTTGGGGTGATGCCATGTTAAATAAAGTAAATCTAATTATTAGAACTATAAAAGAAACATGGGGAGATTATTTTGTTTATTCTGATTGTGATATTATGTTTTTTGATAAAATAAAAGATCAATTATTGAAATCAATAAGAAATCATGATATATCATTTCAACACGATGGTAATAGTGTGTGTGCTGGATTTTTTATATGTAAATCAAATGAAAACACTTTAAAATTGTGGGAAACTGTGAAAGAAAATACATATAAATTTAATGACGATCAATTAACTTTAAATCAATATCTTGATATTATAAATTATAATAGACTACCAATATCGTTTTTTACTATTGGTAATGTTAACGGATTTAAGAGATGGGATGGAGAGAAAAGTTACTCCATACCAAAAAATATAGTTATGTTTCATGCCAATTGGACGATTGGAGTTAATAGAAAAATTGAACTTTTTAATTATATCATAGACAATATGAAACATAAAATTGATCTTTCGGACATGAAGATTGAATATTTCAATAAAAAAACAGTACACAATTTTAATAATGGGAAAGTACTTATTGGCGATTTGGTTGATGGAAATATCACTAATCCAATATATTTGAACATTAATATAATTAGTGATATTGTTTTTAATGAGAAAGGTATTAATGTATTTTATAATTACTACGATGTAAAAAACAAAGATAGGAAAAAAGAGTTAAAATATTGTTTGGATATGTTATTATCAAATAAAAAAATAAGTAACCTTTATATACTATGTAGTAATAAATTAGACATTGAACAAAATAACGTGACAAAAATAGATTTCAATTTTGAGCAACCATCGTTTAAAGATTATTTTAATATTATCAATTTTTATTCAAGTGATGAGAGTATTAATATTCTTTTGAATTCTGACTGTTTTGTTGATGAAAAGAATATAGATTTAATATCAAAAAATATAAAAGAAAATGAAGTTTATTGTTTATCCAGATGGGATATAGTTTCGAATAAAGATTTTAAAAGTACTCATTATGATATAGAGTGTAGTCAAGACGCTTGGATTAAAATAGGTAAATTTTCTAATCGTATAGAGGGTAATTATAAAATGGGTGTACCAGGTTGTGATAACGCGATTGCCTACGAATTTCAAAAAATTGGATATAAAATATCTAATCCTTCCAAAGATATTAAAATATACCATTACCATTTATCTGATGTTAGAACATATGGAGTATCACATGATGATAAAGAAAGTCATAGAATTCGAAGACCTTATGTATTCGTTCAAAGTTCGAAACTCGATGAAAATACAATAACAAAAAAAATAATATCTGATGATGTAACTGAGAAAAAAGAAAATTTCAACTCATCTACTTTGAATAAATTCGTTGATAATGTTTATCTTATAAATCTTAAAAGAAGAGATGATAGATTAAACCATATGATAAATGAATTTGATAAAATAAATGTTTCTTTTAAAAGGTTCAACGCAATAGATGGTAAAATTATGGGTGATGGTCTTAAATCTTCTCAAGTGGCATGTTTAAGAAGTCATGTTGGAGTTATTAGAGACGCTTTAAGGATGGGATATAATAGGTTTGTTATTTTTGAAGATGACGTCATATTTTGTGACGATTTTGAAAAAAGGTTCAAGTATTATTCTGAGAATGTGCCAGACGATTGGGATATAATGTATCTTGGATGTAATTTACATAGTTCCAGCAATCCAAAATTCATTAAAAATTTTATCTATAAAGTAGAAGAATGTTACGGGTGCTTTGCTATGATTTTAAATAATAAAAATGGATTGTTTGAAAAAATTATAGAAATAACTAAAGACGAAGAAAAACCAATAGATAATTATTATCACGAACAAATATTGAAAGAATTTAAAGCTTACGTATTTGCCCCATTTTTCGTTAAGACATTAAATACTATATCTGATATAAGTGATAATAAAAACAAATTTTCTTACGAAGAGGTGGATAAATATTTTAAGAATGAAGTCGATCTTACTATATTTTCGAAAATACCTATTTTCCCTAAAACGTTTCCAACTCCACCTCCTCCTAAACCGCAAATAGACTATGTTAAAAGTAATCAAGATATATGTGAAGATTTTGTAAAAGGTAATTTACCTTTCCAAATATTCCATAATAATAGATTGATATTTGATAGTGATTCATCAGATAAAATGAACTTGAGATTCTTTAGAGATAGTTTTACACTATACGGAAGACAATTTAACTACCAAGGCATGTTAATAAAAAGAAAATAAAATTATGTTAAGTATAGTTACAGGTACATTAGATAGACTTGATTTACTCAAAGAAGTCATAAAGAATACAGTAGATAGATCTGATAAAATAGAACTAGTTCTATTAGACGGTGGTTCAACTGACGGTACAATAGAATATGTTAAAAGTCTAGACAACGAAAGAATAAATTTAATTGAAATAGGTGGAAGATCTACTTACCCGAGTTTTATGAACACTGGTATAAGAGCAGCAAAGTACGAATGGATAGTCCAATGGAACGATGATGTACTTCTGATAAACGAATGGGACGATGTTATTAATATGTTAAACGACGGCAACGATGTTTATATATTCGACTGGAACAGAGGTACACTAGAAGAATACACCAATAAAACGCATGAAAACCAATGGATATGTTTTCACGACTGTATGAATTTTGGTATTTACAGGAAAGAAATATTCAGAAAAATAGGTATGTATGATAGCCAATTTAAATATTACGAATGTGATCACGATATGGCAACACGTTGTTTATCATTTGGTTATAAAGTAGTTAACGCTCATAATATAAAGGTTATGGAAGTTAGAACAGAGAAAAGATGTATAGAATACGGTGGTGATAGATCTATATGGTTCAAGAATAGAGAGTTATATCACGCTGGTATAATACCAAATACAATTGAGAAATTATGAAGAAGGTTATAAGTTTTAGTATATATGGATCAGATCCTAAATACACAATTGGGTTATTAAGGAATTTAGAATTATCCAGTAAGATATATCCTGGTTGGGTAGTTTACGTTTATTATAATAGTACTGTTTCAGATTTTATGATTGAAGAATATAAGAAATTTAATAACGTTGAGTTAATAAATATGGACGGGAATGATTTACCTGGAATGTTTTGGAGATTCACACCAAAGGAGGGAGTAGAGAGATTCATAAGTAGAGATGTTGATAGTAGATTATCTATAAGGGAAAAATTAGCTGTTGATGATTGGATAATTTCAAATAAAACTTTACATATTTTGAGAGATCACCCTCATCACGAACACGAGGTAAATGGAGGTATGTTTGGACTTGTTATAAATGAAAAATTTGATATGTTGAGTGAAATCAATAAATGGTTAGAAGGTAAGCATTTAGATTTATTTAATAAATTTGGAGATCTAGATTTTTTAGATAATGTTATGTTTGTTGAATTAAAAGACGACTTAATAGCTCACGATTCCGTGTGGAGAAGTAGAGTTGGTTCTGTTCCTTTTCCAACACCTATGGAAGATTATAAATTTGTTGGTGAAATTTACGACGAGAACGAAAACAGGTATCATCAATATCAAGAATGGGTAAATAGAAAGGAAGTTAGATGAAAGATAATATAGCGATTGGCATAATGACTTCTATAAATCTTAAACAACGTTTTATGGCTTGTAAAAACACTTGGACCAAAGATTTCGATAACGTTTTCTTTTTTGGTGGAGATAAACAAGACGATAATCTAATAAGATTGGAAGGAATAGGAGAAGATTATAGTAGTGCCTTTATGAAACAACAATTAGGCATGAAACGTATGTTCGAAGCTAGTCCGGAATTTGATTGGTACTGTATGATAGGTTGTGATCATATAATATTCAAAGATAGTCTTTTAGAGTCCTTGAAAAATTTTGATAGAAATGAAGATATAATAATAAGTCAAGTGCGTGATAAAATCATCATAGATAATATTGAGACTGTAATATTTTCAGGAGGAGCTAGCTTTTTCATGAGTAATTCTTTAATGAAAAAAATATATCCAAAAATAGATGAGTTTAATGTTCATTGGGGGAATATAACTAACCCTACAACTTATTTTTCAAATGTTTCTTACGACTGGGCTGATATAGCTATAGCCTATATAGTGAAAAAATATACTAATATAGACGCTACTAATGTGTTAGGTATGTATTCACAAAATCCGTCATTCTACGATGAGTATAACATTCAAGAAGGTATAAAATACGGAGGGTTAAAACAAGATAATGTTAGTCATCTTAAAAATCCAATTTCATTTCATTATATAAGACCAGATGAAATGAAATCAGTTTACGAAAAATTTAGAAAGAAAAAGTACTTATTTTATCACATATATCTCTACGATAAAATAAACGATATAGTGGGTGATCAATTAAAGAAATTAAAAAATAGTGGATTATTAGATATATCTGAATTGCATGTTACTATAATGGATAATTATGATGGATCTTATAAAATAGATGACGCTAATATGGAAATTATAAATAAATACGCTACGGAAATATATTACGATAATAGTAACACTTTTGAATTATTCACTCTTCAAAAACTTCATCAACACGCTTTAACACACTGCGGTAATTATCTTTATTTTCACACAAAGGGATGTACAAGAGTTAACGACACTAATGTTGAAAATTTCGCCTTTGGTCCTTATGTTGGTAATTATTCTTACAAGAACGTAGAAAATTGGAGAAATATAATGGAACATTTTACAATAGAACATTGGTTGGAATGTGTGGAGTATCTTAATAATGGTAGTGATTTAGCTGGTTGTAATTATAACAGTAAATGGAGTCCTCAACATTACTCTGGTAATTTTTGGTGGGCAAGTTCAGATTTTTTAAAAAAATTACCAGATCCTTTTTCTTTTGGAGTAGATAGAATGAACGCTGAAATGTGGATAGGTAGAATTAAACATAAAGCTACATGTTTATATCCCTTACCAATTAAAGAAGATGAACATAATAGATTTGTTGTATATACCGACCCAGAAGATTACTTAAACAAGATCGATATAAAAGAATATTATAATTATGATAAATAATAATATATGTCCTATAACAAATAGTAAAAAGAAATTAAAATATTTTGATCTTGGTGAAATGCCATTAGTTAATAATTTAACCGATACATTCGAGGAATCTTTATTCGTAAAAAAATATCCATTATCTGTATCTTTATTCGACGAATCAAATCTTAGTGTACTCGATGTTATTATAGATCCAGACGAAATGTTTGAAAATTATACATTTAGATCAAGCACCAATAAACCGTATTTTTTTCATTGTAAAAAAATGTACCTGTACTTACAAGATTTCATAGATATTAAAAAAGAAGATTTGTGTATTGATATCGGTGGGAATGACGGTACTTTATTACTGGCGTTTAACGAAGTAAGTAAAGATATGGATTTACCAATCTGTGATAAAATAAATATAGATCCAGCCAAAAATATATCAAAAATATCTATCAGTAAAGGCATCAACACGATGGTAGAATATTTCGGTGAAAACACATATAAAAACATAGATAAAAAAGCCAAATTAATAATATCTACAAACGTATTCCAACACCTGTACGATATAAAGAGTTTTGTAAAAGGTATAAATAACTTATTAGATGATAATGGTATATGGTGTTTAGAATTTCCGTATTGGGCATATACAATGGAAACAAATCAGTTTGATCAAGTTTATCACGAACACATATATTATTATTTAGTTACACCACTTAAACAATTCTTTGAAAATAATAATTTGAAAATAATTAACATATCAGAACATTTCATTCACGGTGGTTCATTAAGATTAATCATAACTAAAAAAGGATCAAATAGAGAACCAGATCATACCATACAACCTTATATAGACAAAGAAAAGAAATACGATATAAATTATTACGATAATTGGTACGTTAAAGTTAACGAACATTTGGAAAAATGTAGAGAAGTTTTAAGAAATTTAAATGGTAATTTATTTGGTTTCGGTGCAGCGGCCAAAGGATGCATTTTTTTAAATACTTTAAATTTGAATTATAATGATATTCAATATGTTATAGATGATACAGTTTTAAAACAGAATAAATACATACCTGGAACTGGAATTAAAATAATAGACAGATCAATCATTAAGGTTTACGATATAGATTACATACTTATATTAGCACATAATTTTGCTGATTATATTATGAAATCTTTAAACGAATACGGTTATAAAGGAAAATATATTATTCTTCTACCTGAAATAAAAATAATTTAATAAAATGATAAGTTATATACCAACAAAAAGAGAAAATCCAAAAGTTATGACTGATATGCCATCAGCCTGGTGCGATATACCAACTATCCTTAAAGATATTATAGATAGATTTAATATTAAACAAAATAAAGCACTAGAATTCGGCGTTGAATGGGGTTACTCCACATCAGCCTTATCTAACTACTTCGAAACAGTCACAGGAGTCGATACATTCACCGGCGACGTTAACTCCTACCTCAAAGAAAATCACTTTGAAAAAACTAAAGATCTACTAAAAGATTATAAAAATATTCAACTTGTGGAGTCTGATTATCAAGATTTTATAAAAAATAATAACGATATTTACGATTTAATTCACGTGGATATTGTGCATAATTATGACCAAACTTATAAATGTGGAGAGTGGTGTGTTCAACATTCTAAAATTACTATATTCCACGACACCATATCTTTTGCGGAGGTTTATAAAGTATGTGAAGATTTATCCAATAAGTATAATTTAGAATTTTACAATTATCCAAATTCTAACGGTTTAGGTATATTAATTAATAACAGTATATGAGAGAACTTTACATCTATCATCACATGGGGCTAGGTGACCATTTAATTTGCCATGGCATCATTAGACACTACGCTAATGAATACGATGTGGTGCATAATTTTGTAAAACCTCATAATTTTAAGAGTGTAAGTTTCATGTACAGAGATTTAAAGAACGTTGATTTAATTGAGGATTACGATCAAGACGCTGAAAAATATACAAAAAATGTATTAAAAATAGGATTTGATAATTTGTTTTACGGTGGTAATACTTTTGATAAAGGGTTTTACGAACAAATTGGTTTACCATTTGAAAATAGATGGGAATTATTTAAAATTGAAAGGGATATTAAGAAAGAAAAAACAATTTATAACGAATATAATATAACAGGCAATTATAATTTTGTACACGATGATAGTAGATTTCCTATTCCGTTGCAGTATAAAAACAATAGTGTTTCACCTAGAATTGGTTTAACAGAAAACATATTTGATTATTTGACGTTAATAGAAAAGGCTGATGAAATACATTGTATAGAAAGTAGTTTTCTATTTATGATTGATTCCGTTATTAAAGGAAAAAAGGTTTTCGTACACAGATCCTCAAGATGGAACCCAAGTAACGAAATACCACATTATAGTAATAAAAATGAATATATTATATTATGAAATATAAACAAGCAATTATAGAATCAATGGAATTACTATCCAAAGATACAAAAACACTGTTCCTTGGATACGGTATTAAATACGGCGGTAAAGCTGGTGGTACCTTATCAACAATAAATACTGAACAATTAATAGAAACTCCGTTGGCTGAAAACTTAATGGCTGGTTTATCAGTAGGATTATCTATTGAAGGATATAAACCAGTTTTATTTGTGGAAAGATTCGATTTCATCTTAAACGCTTTAGACGCTATTGTTAATCACCTTGATAAATTTAAAATTATATCAGAAAATCAATATAAACCTAAAGTCATAATAAGAACCTGTATTGGTAGAAGATTATCTCCGTTTTTAACTGGACCAACTCATACTCAGGACTTTACAGATGCTATGAAAGAATTAGTATCTTTTCCCATATTAAGACCAAGAACAGCAAGTGAATTAATTGATTGTTACAAGATGGCTTATAATTATAATGATAGTGTTATGATTGTAGAGGAGTTGGACTTATATGATATTGATTTCTAAAAAATAATGTAAAGATGTGACTTCTAATAAATATGACGATAAGAAGATAGTTTGGTTTCCAGAGAAATTGTTCTCAATGAAAGATGATATAGTGAAACCACCTATATATGTAAGAGTAAAACCTATAAATAGATGTTGCCATAAATGTTTCTTTTGTGTATATAACAGTGATTTTTCAAATATGCACGAAACAATGGATAAGAAAGACATTTTAAGTAAAGATAAAATGTTTGAAATACTTGATGATTTTAAAGATATGGGAGTTAAAGCCATAACCTACTCTGGTGGTGGTGAACCATTAATGCATCCAAATATATTAGATATAATAAGAAAAACAAAAGAAAATGGAATTGATTTATCAATAATAACTAACGGTCAATTATTGAAAGGTGAAATAGCTAAAGAATTTTACGATAGTAAATGGGTTAGAGTATCAGTAGATTATTTTAATAGTAAATTGTTTAGTGAATCAAGAGGAGTAAAAGAGAAATTCTTTTACGAAATTGTTGAAAATATAAAAGATTTTGTTGAAAATAAAAATAAAGAATGTGAAATAACATTAAATTATATAATAACAAAAATTAATCACGACACTATATACGAAGCTTGTAAATTCTTTAAAGACTTAGGAATTGATAATATAAGACTATCACCAATGTGGACACCGGATTTTATGGAATATCATAAAGATATTAAGGACTTGGTGCTTAGTTCAATAGATAAAGCTAGGAATGATTTACAGGACGATAGTTATATGGTATATGATAGTTACAGAATAACACCAGATGCGACTAAAAGAACTTATCATAAATGTTACGTGATGCAGATAATACCTGTAATTGGGGCTGATGGTATTGTTTATAATTGTCACAATAAAGCTTACTCAGAAGATGGTGTGATAGGGGATATTAATAATCAATCGTTTAAAGAAATGTGGTTTAGTAAAGAAACAAATGAATATTTTAAGACGTTTGATCCAGTGGTACATTGTAATCATCAGTGTTCGAACGATAATAAAAATATTATTATTCGTGACTTGGTAAATGTTTACGGTGATAATTTTGTATAAAATAAATATAAATATGAATAAAGAAGATTTAATTAATTTTGAGAAAGAAGTCATAGAAATGTTTGAGGATGGTGACGTGCCTTATCTTTTACATATATGTGGGGGAAACGAAGAAGAGTTAATAAATATATTTAAAAACATTAAACAGACTGATTATAAAATATCAACTCATAGAACGCACTATCATTATTTGCTTTCGGGTGGTGATCCAGTTAAATTAAAAGAAGATATAAAGAGAGGTAAGAGTATGTTTATTTTTGATAAAGAATTAAATTTCTTATCTACTTCTATTGTAGCTGGTGGACCTTGTATAGCGGCCGGTATAGCTTACGGTTTAAAAATGAAAAATTCAGATCAAAAAGTTTGGTGTTTCTTGGGTGACGGAGCAGAGGATGAAGGACATTTTTACGAGGCAGTAAGATTTGTAGATGGTTACGATTTACCGTGTACTTTTGTAATAGAAGATAACAATAGGAACGTATCTACAACAAGAGAACAAAGAATGGGTAAATCAACAATCGTTTGGCCTTCTTGTGTAGTCAGATATAACTACGTAGCAACGTTTCCACACACTGGGACAAATAGTGGTAAAAGAATAAATTTTAAATTCAATTCTTAAACAAACCCTTCTTTTTCTAGTATATTCTAAAAAACAATCATATAACGATGAAAGAACTTTTTACGCTTGGTAAGTTAAACGTATCAGACTTTATTCCAACAAATAAAATCACTTTATTCACTAAACCACACGAACTTAAATTGATGTTGGAAGAAGAAACTGGCGCTGTTAGATTAGAAAAACCAGCTCCAATGGACGCAATGTACGGTAAATACTGGTACAGAAGTGGTATCAATCAAACAATGCGAGACGAACTTAAAAATGTTGTAGAATCTGTATTAAAAGTACATAAATTAAAAGAGAATGATATTTGGCTAGATATAGCTTGTAATGACGGCACGATGTTTGAATTTATGCCAAAGAATATAATAAAAGTTGGAGTTGATCCTTGTGACGATTCTTATAAAGACGAGTCTGAAAAGAAGGCAGATTGTATAGTTCAAGATTATTTCAATTACGAAAATTATAGTAAATCTAAATTCGGTAAAATGAAAGCTAAAGTTATATCTATCATAGCAATGTTCTACGATTTAGATAAACCAGATCCTTTCTTACAAGACGTCTTTAAAGTTTTAGATGACGATGGTTTATTGGTTATGCAAATGAGTTATACACCATTAATGATAAAACAATTAGCATTTGATAATATTTGTCACGAACACATTTACTACTACTCTCTTTTCAATATAAAGAAAATACTTGAAAGAAACGGATTTAGTGTAGTAGATTGTACATTAAACGATATTAACGGTGGTAGTTTCAGAGTCTTTATGAAGAAGACTGGGCACGAGAATGAATTTTACACACAACCGTATCGAGACGTTGCTAATTTTAGAGTAGATTCTTTATTAGAGTATGAAAAGACATTGAAATTAGATAGTGAAGAAACTTGGTTAGATTTCTTTCGTAGAATAAATGAATTAAAAGTACAAACAGTTAAATTTATTAAAGAAGCAAAAGCTAATGGTAAAACTGTTTGGGGATACGGGGCGTCGACGAAAGGTAACACTACACTTCAATATTTTGGTCTAGATGAAACATTAATCGATGGTATAGCAGAAAGAAGTACTTATAAATGGGGATTAAAGACAAGTGGCACTAATATTCCAATTTATTCAGAAGAAGAGATGAGACACGCAAAACCCGATTATCTTTTAATTTTACCGTGGCATTTTATAAATGAATTTAAAGAAAGAGAAAAAGATTATTTGATAGGTGGAGGAAAATTCATTGTTCCTTGCCCAAAATTTGAAGTTGTGAGTTATGGAAAATGAACAATTACCAATAGTTAAAAGATTATTGGATCAAATAGGTGATAGAGATATCGTGGGGTACGGATCGTCTGTTAAAAAAGAACTCATAGTTGACGAAAATTATCATATTTTTCTATTTTTAAAACAAAAAGGTAGAAAAATAATATAAAATAAAAAAAAGATTATGGGAAGACCTAAGATAAAAGATAAGAAAGTTGTTATGTCGATAACAATCAACGAATTACTCAATGAAAAATTAGATAAATATATAGGAGAGAAAAAACTAAGTAAATCGGAGTATGTTGAGTATCTTATCAAAAAAGATATTCATAAAGATGCATCCTAATATTATTTCTGTCTCACGAAGAGAAGATATTCCGGGTTTTGATAACAGATCAGAATGGTTTATGCAAAAATTGAAAGAAGGTAAAATTGATCTTTCTAATTTTTACCAGAGTTATGAAGTATCTTTTGATAAGACTTACTTTGCTGTGTTCTGGACTAAAAATCCAAGACCCTTTATGAAACATATAAAGGATTTACCATTTAACTATTATTTTCAATATACTCTAAATGATTATCCCGAATACGAACTTCGTGTTCCACCCTTAGAAGAAAGAATACAAACATTTAAAGATTTATCTACTGAAATAGGACAAGAAAAAGTTATATGGAGATTCGATCCTATTATAGTCAATGACGATATAAGTGAAGACGAAATCGTTAAAAGAATTAAAAATATTGGCGATCAAATATATCAATACACCAATAAATTAGTCTTTAGTTACATTGATCCTTATAAAAAATTAGCTAAATATTTTAAAGAAATAGATGACAGAACCAAAATATCTATAGCAGAAAAACTCATAGAACTAAATAAAATATGGGGATTAACATTAGCAACATGTGCTGAAGTGATTAATTTAGATGGGATTGAACACAATAAATGTATTGATCCTGTTTTAATAGAGCAGATTTGTGGTCCTAATAAATGGATAACAAGGAAAAAGGATAAGGCTCAGAGACCAGTTTGTGGTTGTATTGCTAGTGCTGATATAGGAACATTTAAAACATGTAGACATTGCTGCACCTATTGCTACGCTAGTTAAAAAATAAATAATATAATGTATTACGCTGAAAATGAAACAGATAAATATATAAGGGAAACTTATTTTCCTGATTTTTCTTATAGGGGGATTATGGTTGAAGTAGGTGCTGGTCCTCCAGAGTGGATTAGTATGTCAAAACATTTTAGGGAAGAAGGTTGGAGATGTATTTGTGTAGAGCCTAATCCTAAATTCGTAAAGATGCACAAAGAAGCTGGTAATGAAATATATCAATGTGCTTGTTCGAACGATGATAAAGTTTCAAATTTTAAAATTGTAAATACACATAATTGGGACGAAGATAAAGAAGGAGTGAGCTATTCTTCACTAGGAATAAGATACATGCCGTTTGATCCTAATAAAAATGAAGTCGAAAATATACAAGTAGAAGTTAAAAAATTAAATACTATCTTAGAAAATGTTAATGTACAACACGTTGATTTTGTGTCTATTGATACAGAGGGATGGGAGATTGATGTAATGATGGGGTTTGATGTAGTTAGATATAATCCTAAAGTTATATTACTTGAAAATTACGGTCATAATTCAAATTATACAACTTATATGGAGAGTTTGGGTTATTATTTAGATAAAAAAATAGAATTTAATTATATGTATGTGAAAAAGAATATAAATTATTACGGACAGCATGGTGAAGACAAGGTTATAGAAAAATATTTCCCAGGAGGATTTGTAGGAGGTTGTATAGATATTGGGGCCACAGATGGAGTATCCATTAGTAATACTTTACATTTTGAACAGAACGGTTGGTATTGTTTGTGTGTTGAGCCAAATCCTAAATTCTATAATAATTTGAAGAATAATAGAAAGAACGCTTTAAATTTGGCTGTATCAGATCACAATGAGGATTTTGCTACTTTTAATATAGTTGTTTTGAATAATCAAATAGAGGACGCTATAAGCAGTTTGAAAATTGATGATAGATTAATAAAAGATCACTCTCAATACGATATAAAAATAATACCTATAACTTGTGATATAAGAACTCTTGATTATTGTATTGATAATCATTATAAATATGATACAATTGATTTTGTAAGCGTTGACACAGAAGGGACAGAATTAGATGTTTTAAAGGGGTTTGATATTAATAAGTGGAGCCCTAAATTATTTATCATTGAGAACAATTACGAAGATAAAAACATAGAGGAGTATATGAACAGTTTTGGTTACGTGAAAGATCAGAGATTAGCTGTTAACGATTTTTATATTAAAAAATAAGATTAATTAATGGAAACATTTGGAAATTTAGTGGACAAACTTACGATAGTAAATCTTAAAATATGGAAATATGAAGATATTAAAAGAGACTCTAAAGAGGATAGTGAAATAGCTGAGGCCACTAGAAAAACAAATATATTAAATCAACAGAGAACAGATTTAATACAAGAAATTGACGAGATGTTGATTGAAGCTTCTAAAGGTAAAATATCATTCAAGAATTATAAACAGGGTGATACAAAAAGTTACGGTAAGAAATGACTACAAATTTCATAACATACTACGATGATAAAGGTGATAGTAGATATTTAAGAGAGGCTAATAGGACTAAAAATAGTGCTGTTAAATTTTTTGACAGTGTTACTGTTTATAATAGAGATACTTTAATTAAAGAACCTTTTTACGAAGATAATAAAACCATATTAGATCAAACTAGATACGCTGGTTGGTGTCTTTGGAAACCATTTTATATTCACAAAAAATTAATGGAAATGGAATATGGTGACGTTCTTTTTTATATGGATGTAGGTGATATATTACATTATAATATAAAAGGTTTTTTGTTAAGTATAATAGAACAAAATGACGGTTTCTTCTTAGTTCAGTCCACTCACTCCAATAAAGTTTGGACAACCAAAGATTGTTTTGTTTTAATGGGGTGTGACGAACCTAAATACTGGGAAGCCAACCAATTAGAGGCGGGTGCTATAGGATTTAAGAAAACTGATGAAACAATTAAATTTGTAGAAGAGTGGTTAATGTTTTGTAAAAATGAACATATTTTAACTAAAAATAATATAAATGAAAACCATTCTGAATATTGTGGTGATAATAGGGCAGATCAATCTGTTTTAACTAATTTGAAAATTAAACACGATATTAAAACGGTATCTATTTTTTCCATCTTAACGTTCATTCAACATAATATACCAGGATAAAATAATGAAATTTAATGAGAGTATTAATAACAGGAGGATTAGGTTTTATAGGTTCAAATTTAGCGACAATTCTTTCTAACACTGGTAATGAAGTTACTGTGATAGACAATTTAAATCCGCTTTACGGTGGCAACGAATTTAATTTATTCGACGCCAATAAAGATAATATTAAAGTAGTTAAAGGCGACGTTAGAGATAAGGAATTATTAAATGAATTAATTAAAGACGTTGATGTAGTTTTTCATTTCGCTGCACAGGTTAGTTATATTGATAGTTTGAGTATGGTATATGAAGACGCTGATGTTAATTCAGTTTCCACTTTAAATATACTTGAAAGTATTAAAAAAATAAATCCTAATATCCTTGTATTTTTCACTAGTTCTAGATTAGTTTACGGTAAAGTTGATGTTATGGTTAATGAAGAATACGCTACAGTGCCAACATCAATATACGGTACTCATAAATTAACGTCTGAAAGATATTTGGAAATATATCATAGAAATTTTGGTATTCCTTATGTCATATTAAGATTGGCTAATCCTTACGGTATTAAGCAACAAATGAAACACAGTAAGTATTCTATGGTTGGTTGGTTTATTCGACAAGCGATGGAAGGTAAGACTATAAATATATTTGGGGACGGTAATCAAAATAGAGATTATATTTATATAGATGATATTATTTCAGCCATATTAAATCTTATAAATGAAAATTATTATAATAACATTTATAACTTGGGTTATGGTCATTCGATAAGATTTAAGGATATGGTGGAAAAAATTGTAAGTATTGTTAAATGTGGTGAAGTTAAATACGTTGAGTGGCCATCAAATTACGAAAAGATTGAAACTGGCAATTTTGAGATAGATAATCGTAAATTAATAAGAATTGGATGGTACCCTAAAATAACTTTTGAAGAAGGTATATTTAAAACTTACGATTTTTATAAAAAATATAAAGAACATTATTTCACATGAAAAATTTAATAATAGGTGAATCATCACAATTATCACATTTCTTCCCAGATGATTACGAAAAAATATCGTCCAGAAATATAGATGTGAGTTATCTTAGATATAATAAATGGGACTCAGTTTATATTACATTCGCGGAGCAGCGTGTTTACATGAGTGATATAGATTATATTACTCCAAATTTTATATATACTAGAGATATTATAGAAAATCTTGTAGGTTCTTCAAATAAAATAGTTATATACGGAACCTGCGACCTTTGGAACAATATAATAGGTTGTGTTTATCATGGTGATGAATTCTTCTACTCTTACTCAAATGATTATTGTCTATCTAAAGAGAAGTTAATCAAATATATATGGGATAGGAGAGATAACGGATGGTGGAAGAACGTTATTATAATTCAGCCATTTAATTTCAATTCTACTTATAGGAAACAAGAGTTTTTATTTGGTAAAATTTTTAATTCTATAATAACAAAAACCCCGGTTGAAATAGGTAATACTTATTTTTACAGAGATTTAGTACACACTAAATATATGGTAGAAAGATCTATGAAAGCCACAGAAGATGAAATGGTTGGAAGTGGTAGATTGTTTTTTGTTAACGATTTTATTAAGGATTTATATAAATATTTTGGTATGGATTATGATAAATACGTTAAAGATAATAATGTGACTAAGAGCAGACATTCAGAGAAATTGTTTTATTCTTATCAAAAAAATATCTACACTTACGATATGTTATTAATGGACACGATTGAGGATATAGAAAAAAGAATTAAACAATTAAAAGAAAATAAAGTATAATCGCGATATGAACAGAAAAAATACAATAGAAAGTTTTTTAAATCTAAAAGACCCCGAAATAGATATGTTATATAGATCTTGGGATAAAGGGGATTGTTCCGAAGTTGGACTTTGTGAAATACTTTTATATCAAATCATTAAAGAACATAAAGAAGAGAACGGTGTGTATTACGACACAGATTACGATCAGATAGTATTAAGAATAAAATAAAAGAATAAACAAAATGGTAAAGATAAAGAAATACAAAAGCCTCATGGATGGTTGGACTCTTAAAAGATACGAGGATTATAAAGATCCAAAATATGATAAAAAAAGAAGGACATCTGATGAGTTGACAAATGAAGAATTTAAAAACGTTGATTGGACAAAATTTAAAATTATAGTTCCAACACAAAAAGATAAAAAGGAATTAGAAGAAACATTACATTATCTTCACAACGCTGATATAGATACCGATTATATTACCGTTAATCAATTAGTACATGGGTATCTAAATGAAGATGAGGGTTATGAAAACAATATTATTGTGGATAAAGATTTGTACGATAAATTACCAGAGTATAAAAAAGTAAATGAATAAATATGGAAAATAAATGGTACGTGATTAGATGTTCAAGTGGGAAAGAAAAGAAAGCCTACAAACATATAGAAAAAGAGTTTGAAAAACAAAATTTAAACGAATTTGTTACTAGAATGGTTATACCTACTAGGAAAGAAGTCTACGTTAAAAACGGTAAAAAAGTTAATAGGGAAGTAAATTACTATCCTGGTTATATTCTTATTGAAGCAGACCTAAGAGGTGAGATTCAACACATTATAAAAGAAACTTCTGGTGTTATAAGTATATTAGGTGGAAAAGATAAAAATGGTAAAGACGTACCAGATGCTATTCGTCCTGAAGAGGTTAAGAAGATTCTAGGTAAGATTGACGCTTTGGCTGAAGCGGGTGATAGTACCAAATTAGATTTTGTAACTGGTGAAAATATAGTAATATCGGAAGGTCCTTTTGCTAATTTCAATGGTTGTATAGAAGAAATTAACGAAGAGAAGAAACGTCTTAAAGTTAGTATTAAGATTTTCGGAAGAAAAACTCCAGTTGAATTGGATTTTGCACAAGTAATTAAAAATTAAAGTTATGAATTATTTTGAAGAAATAACAGGTAAGAAGTACTTTTTTGTAGAATGTGATGAGTTTTATTGGAACGTAGTTCACAAAGAGCCTTTTGGTAAAATAAGACCTAATGATTCTTTTGATCAATTTTTCTCTAATAATTTCACAAGGGCTCATACAAAAGATATAGAAATAAATGATACATATACAATTGAAGACTTTCTAGAAGAGTCTGGTGATAATTATTTAGTATTCTGTTTGAACGGTGAAAGTATTTATCATTACGGTAATCATAACGTGGCTTACTGTGAACATCCAGAGGGATGTACAAAAAAATTTATTAGAGTTTATATAGATTATAAAAATTAATAATTATTATGAAAGTAAAAATAGGTAATAAAATTTACGATAGTAAAGATGAACCAATAATGCTCATCTTTTCTGATGACGATATGCGCAAAAATGTAGCTCAACATTTAACTGATATGCCTGAAAAAGAAGGCATTAGAAAGTATGCTATATTTAATAACGAACATCCAAAGGAAGAAATAGATAAGTTTATGGATTTAAAAAATAACGATGAATTATGATGGAAAGTATTCAAGAAGAAGATGGTATATTATTTAATGTTGTTAGGGCTGATGTAAGTAGTTACGATCCTTATGATATAATGGATTTCGTAAAAGGTGGATTTTGTAAAGTTATTTTAATTATTGATGAGATCACTATTAGAACGTATTATTTTAAAAACGGAGTGGAGACGTCGAAAGAGAAAATACTTCAGGACGAGAGACTAAAACAATTAAGGAGATAAACATATGAATAGAAATTTTTATATCATTACAATTTTCAATAAAGAAAAATTAATATCTGATGTAGTTTACGGGGTTATAAATAATTTAAGTGAAGACTCTAAAAATTACATCATTTGTGTGCTAGATGGGTGTAAGGATAATACTGAAAATATAATAGATGAAATCGCGTCTAAAAATTTAGCGAACATTATTAAATTAAAAGTGAACGACGTGCACGAGCTATTGTCTTTGAACGCCGCTTTTAAATATATTGATGATAATTTCCCCATTTTACCTGAACCAGATAGATCTATATCTGAATTTGGTTATAATATTCCAAATGATATTTATTACTTGTTGCAAGACGATGTAATACTGGATGAAAATTTTGAAAAACCATCAAGAGAAATATATAATGAATATCCCACTCTTGGTTATATTTCTTTTAGATGTGGAATGACTTTAAAATCTAACGGTGCTTCTATCGACGAGTACGAGTTTGTAGAATCAGAATTTGGGCATTGGAAACAAATGGGGTCCACAAATTTCAGAGAACTAAAACATGGCGAGATGATATTTTGTGAAAGTCTTATAAAAAGTCCAACAGCGATTAAAAGAGATGTTTTAAATCACGTTGGTTATTTCGATGAAAAACTCGCACCTTTCGGACACGACGATACTGACTTATGTATAAGATTAAACATGCTAGGTTACCAGAACGTTGTAAAAGGTGTTAAATTTAAAAGTTTATTATCATGGGGAGGCACAAGAGAACACGGTCGACCAGATCACGATAGAATCATTGTAAGAAATAACCAATATTTATCTAAAAAACACGCAAATTATTTTAAAAATAGAACACCATTAAAAGATTTATTATTAGAATACGAAAAATCTAAACAATGGGTAGATACTTACGAATATAACAATTTCATTTACGATTGGTATTTATCCAAAGTTGATTCTTACGATTTTCTATCAAATCACCATCAAATTGTTTTAAGTAGAGGATTAGGTTACGGTGAAAGAGCTTTCAGATATTTTTGGCTTCTAATAGGTGCTATGATGCGACCAAATAGTAAATTTCTAGAAATAGGTGTTTATAAAGGATCTATTCTTGCCCTGATGCAACTAATAAGTAATAAATTAAATAAATCATTTAAAATATACGGTGCCACACCTTTAGACTCAACAGGAGATAAATACGGTTCTTACGATAATACCAACTACTTAGAAGATATTAAAAATTTATATTCTTTGTTAGGATTAAATATTAGTAATCTCACGTTAATAAAAGGATTATCCACTAGCGATGAAGTGAAAACAAATATTCATAATTTTGGAACATATGATTGTATGTACATTGACGGAGGACACGATTACGAAACAGTTGTTAACGATTTACTAATAGCTGAAAAAGAACTAAAACCTGGTGGTTTTCTAATTTTAGACGACTCATCAAGTGATTTAAAATTATCTGGAAGAGAAGGCAGATTTAACGGTCATCCAGATGTAGCTAAAGCGATAAAAGATTACATAGATACCAACGATAATTATACACATTTATTCGCCTGTGGACACAATAGATTATGGAGAAAGAAATATGAATAATATAGTAATAACAACAATAAATCCACTAAACGATAATATTAAACAATTCACAAAAGTTCCTAATTTTAAAACTATTATAGTTGGAGACGATAAAAGCACTATTTATCACTATAAAGATTTGATATTTTTATCGTTAGATGATCAATTAGATTTAAAATATAGATCTATATCTACCACACCTGAAAATCATTATTCGAGAAAGAATATTGGTTATCTTTACGCTATGGTTAATGGGGCTGAGGTTATATATGAATCTGATGATGATACGTTTATAAATAACGATAATTTTCTTAAAGATTTCAAGTTTGAGTGTAATAATAAGATAAATTCATCTTCTAGTATTATCAATATTTATAAATTGTTTACTAAAGAGAATATATGGCATCGAGGATTTGATATAACTAAAATAAATGAAAATATAGATTATAAAGAAGAAAGATATTCTTCCAGTATAGGAGTATGGCAAGGTTTAATAAATAGGGACACTGATGTAGATGCCATATATAGATTAACAAATAAGAAAGTGGATATAAAATTCGATGAGGGTAAAGAAATTTCTTTAAACATGGGGTTGTATAGTCCATTTAACACGCAGAATACGCTATGGAGGAAAGAATGTTTCCCATTGATGTATTTACCCATGTCTGTTAATTTTAGATTTACTGATATTTTAAGAGGTTACGTAGCGCAAAGAATAATGTGGGAATACGGTTATAATTTAGGATTTCACAGTCCTGATACTTACCAGATAAGAAATAAACACGATTATTTGAAAGATTTTAAAGATGAAATGTCTATGTACCTAATTGTTCCAAGATTGATAGATATTTTAAATAATGTTAAATTATCTGGAATAAGTATGACTACCGATTTGTGTTTAGTATATCATAAGTTATTTGACGAGGATATAGTATCGAAATACGAACTTCTCTCAATTAAAAATTGGGTGATGGATTTAAACTATCTTTTGAAATAAGTACTGATTAGTTTCATCGTTGTAAAATTTGCATTTTACTATTGTTCCTGTCCTATAATATCCGTGAGGAGTTATCCAATGGAATATGCCCTTTTTAAATTCTGTTTTATAACTATAAAGTAACTCTTTATCCTGGTAAAAATCAATTCTTATTTTATGAGGAGCGTCTTCAAAAGGCGTGATTATTATTTTATTATCTTTACTAACTACGTCAACTATATTGTTATAGTTATTCTGTTTTAATAATTCTCTTTTTATTGTTTCGTATATGTTATCAAATTCGTAATTATTTATCCATACTTTTGAGCATAATGTTTGGTCGTACCAAGCACCGTCACTAAATATGTTGCAAATAAATATAAAAGTTTTATCAACGTCATCAAAGTTCTCTTTTACTTCCGTAAATGAATAAGGACCCGACGCCCTACCTATAATGACAGTACAGAAAGTAGATAAATAAGAAATTTCATTTAAATCTGCGCCAGCTTTAATAATATCGGAAGTATATAAAACATTTTCTCTTTCTATAACGTCTTTCTTATCAGTTAATATAAAATGAGTTTTTGGAAATTCGTCCGCTAATTTTTCAATTAAAGCTTTAAAATCAATAGGAAGAGATTGATTAGAATAAACGTCACCGTTACAAACAATGACTTTAGAGAAAGCTCTATTATTTTCAATATATTCATTGATTCCAGATATTTCAAATTGTTTATAATCTATTACTGGTAAGTAATGTTTTTTCTTTTCCATCGGCACTCTCAACTTATTAAAAATTATTTGAAAATAATCGTAAAATATTGGTAAACTAACGTCGTTAACTTTATCAACAAATATCTCGTAAACTCCAAGATGGGTATTAATATACGTTTCATTATTGATAATGTGAAAAGGTGAATCAATTTTACAATTTTCGTTTAGTTGTCCGTGTTGTAATTTTGGTATATCCATTAACAATTTAGGACTTCTTTTATGAAGAAAGTAATATTCGTCGTAATTAGTTTTTTGAACTATATCTCTAACGAATTCCCTAGTGAAATGTATATCACCGTTGTTATGATTATTATAAAAAATAAGTTTGTTTATCATACGCTTTCTATATTTTTATTTCCAAAGGTTAACAATTTTATTCATTGTGCAAAATAGAACAAAGAATTTAAATCCCATAGGTACAAATCTTTTATGAATTAAGTCCTCCATTAAAGATTGATCAAGATTGTCGTGAAATTCAAAAGCTATTTTTCTAATACCTAATTTTTCAATTGTACTATCTGATAACCCCTTAAATATTTTAACTTCACATCCTTCTGTATCAATTTTTAAGAAATCCACTTTTTCTATTAATCCACATTCATATAAATCATCAATGGTAGTTGTATAAATTTTCTCAGTAGAATAACATTCATCTATGTTAGATACGGTAGCACACCCTAAATGATTTATATTTGGTGTAGTAAGAGTTTCAACTCCTCTCTTATCAGATATAGCAAATTTATAAGCTTCAGCGTTATCTGGAAGATTATCTAATAAACATTTAAAAGATAATTTTGATGGCTCCACACTTATTATTTTTGAAGCCCCGTCGTGGGCAGCTCTATTAGTAAATAATCCAACATTAGCACCTATATCTAACACTATATCCCCTTTTTCGATTTTACATCCGTGTCTTTGGTATATACATCCATTAGAATCATAATCTGCATTTTTCCACATTTCTGAATAAATCAAATTATATTCATCGAAAATTATATTATCGTCTCTGAATATTCTTTTAACGTAAACCCCTTCTGGGGATAAGACAGTATATTCTTTATCTTTCATATGCTCTCTATGTTTTTTCTATCTATAAAATTACCGTAAGATTTAATATTGGTAAACACTTCATCGTTAACTTTTATAATTTTATTCTTCAACACCTCATTGCCATTAATAACTCTGAAATTGATTTCAAAATTATCACCTTTAGTGAATTTAACCTTTTTGTAATATATAAACTTTTTATCAATTGGTTTAAGATCAGTTAATATGATATTACCATTCTTTCTCACTGCTATATTAAAATCTCTACTATCGAGTGAGTTTGCTGAGCTAAACCATATAACGAATTTATCTGGTTCGTTCTCAACTGGTAATATAGTATTATATTCAATTAAAGAAAATAAATTAATTTGACTTGTTGGGAACAACTGATCCTCATTAATTTCCTCCAATAACAAATCTTTAGTTTTATTTTTTAAAGAATGATATACGAAATTTTCAAGACAATTGGTATTTGAACCCACTTTTTGCATTTCTTCTATGTAAAGTTTTTCGTTGGTTATGTATTTAAATGTATTAATAAAATAATCAACATCAGTTATAAAGAATATTGTTTTATAATGTACACCTTCTGTTTCAGGTGTGTTCATAAAGAATGCCTTTTTACCTTCCATTCTCATTCTATTTATTCTATCGTCTATTACTTTTTTATCTTCAGCACTAAACACCATATCAAAATTGGTACAAACAGCGGTGTTAAATCCTTGTGATTTAGCTAAAATTAAACTGTTATAATAATTTAAGAAGACGCCAAGAGCGTGATTAAAATTATTGTCTTCTTTAGTTATGTTTAAATGAGCGTGATAATCAGTTGCTGGAAACCAACTGTTTGTGTAAAAGTCGTGTTTTATAAGAGGATTATTCTTATCGTAAATAAAATAATCAGCTAATTTTTGTATATCTGTTGATACAGGACAATGTGCTGACAAAATAACTTTTTCACCAAATAATCTAATGTTTTCTAAAGTCTTTTTAGTTATGTCTTCTGACATTTTATAATTAGGGTGAGAAGTGATAATATAAACTGAATTTGGTTTTATGAATTCTATTGGTTCTGCAATAGATTCAACGATAACTGGTTCATCTTCTTTCTGTTTAAAATCGTGAAAAATAACAGAGGTATCGTCCTTTAAACAATCTTTATATTCGTTTCTTAAATATAAAAAATCAAATTTCATTCCGTTTATTTTACTTTTAGTATCTTTATCTTCAAGAATAAAAGTTAAATTATTGTATTCTTTATTTAATTTTCTAATTTGTTCAGTTTCTTCTTTATCAATTAATACTACTTTATCGAATATATTACAGAAACAATAAGTAGATCCGTAATATTTAGATCCAATTTCTAAAACACTTTGATTTCCTTTTATCATTAAACTTTTAATAAAGTCTTTATAGTCGTATTTATTTTCTTGTTCGCCATATTTTCTAAAAGACCAAGAAACTAATTCGTTGGCAAATTCTTCATGATCTGTTCTGTAAATTAAAGGATGGAACCATTGTAAATAAAGATTCTTATATCCTATTTTTTCGTAGTTGAAATTTTCATACACTTTCACGTTAGGATTGCTTGTTATCCAGATTTCAGAAAGAAATCTATTTTCATTATTTTCTGGTTCGCCTAGTGTTCTAATATATTCAGATTTAGTCCAGAAGAAATGTCCACCTAAAACATATCTTTGATGCATGTCGTTAAAATTCCAATCTACACAAACAACATCGTTATCTTTTAAATGTTCTATATTTTCTTTCCATTTATTTATAGTAAAGTAGTTAAGATATTTTCTCCACGTTGGTATTCCAACATTTGGATCTATTTCCTTACTTATAACACCTTTCAAATGAAAATAACAGATATAGGTGTGTTTATCTTCACTATATTTTTTAAGATGCTTGAGAGCGTCGTACTCGTAATTATTCTGTTGTAACTCTATTATTTTCCATTTTTTAAGTGTATCTTCCTGTTCTATAATATTTCTAAATTCATTAATATTATTTTTATCGTCAGCGTAAATTGTGGCAAATATTTCTGTACATCCTTCATAAAGACCGTTATTTTTCATTAAAAATATTTGTTCTTCCAGTATATCTTTCCAACCATATCTTAGATAACAATGATGAACGATAACAATTCTTGGTATGACTTCACCAAAGAATCTATGACTTGCTAAAACATCTGGAATATATTTAATTTTTAAATTTTGAGCGTTAACGACATTTTCACAAGCTTTAATATATCTATGATCGTGTCCAAAATAATCGTCCCAATTAAACATTTTACCAATGTCCGCTTTAAATAATATTCCTAGTTGATCTATTTCACAATCTTGTATTCTATCAGCCAATGGTAGTACGTAGTTTGTCCATTCTTTATCGTTATAATGTATTCTACAAATAACCATTCCAGTTTTATTATCGATTTGAGCAATCATTTTTTCAAAATAATCTGGATAAATTATATTATCGTCGTCTAAATGTAATATGTAATCACCAGTTACTTTCTCCAACATGAAATTTCTTTGAGCAGCACCGTAGTTATTCCTTCTTTCTATCTCATAATAAAATATCTTATCGTGTTTATTATCTTCTTTAAATTTATTATATTCGTCTGAAGGTCCGTCGTGACAAACAAGAATTTCAAAATTATCGTAGTTTTGATCTAACACAGATTTTATAGCTTCTTTTAAAAGATTAAACCTATTATAAGTTGGAATAAGAACACTAATCTTGTAATGAGAATCCCCCTTATAATCTTTAGCGTCTATTGGAGCGTAATAAAAACCGTAATCTTTTGGAATATAAAAATTATAAAATTTATTAGGTATTCTATTTATCCATTTCTCACATTCAACTCTACACCAAGTCTTCGCTTCATCGTTGGGATCTGGATCGTTCTCTTTAACGTACTCGAGTTTTGGTAACTTCTTTATATACTTAGAGTTAGCCCACCAGAAATTACCGCTAAAGAGTGGTTCTTTTTCGTTATAGTTATAGAGTGCTCCGACTACCTCGTAACCTTCGTCTAATTTCTTTACACAATTTTTCCATTTTTCTATATTAAAATATTCAAGACATTCCCTCCAACTATCTATCGCTAATCTATTACCAGCGCTATTATAAATGCTCCAAACTCCTTTTAAATGGAAATATAAAATATAAGCGTTTTCGATTTTAACGAATTCCTGTAAAGCTTGAAGTGTAGGATATTCAAAAAAGTTTTCTTCTATTCTAATTATATTAATTCTGAATAAATTATCGTAAGAATTTACCTTACCTTGAAATTTATTAAACTCTTTATCTTCTCCAAAAACGTACATGAATAAGATTGTGAGTTCGTCGTATAGTCCGCTTTCTTTTAATATTTTAAGTTGATTATCTAATATAGAGTTCCAATTGTTCACAAGATAATTATGTGAAAAAGCGTAAATTGGTATAGTTTTATTTTCTTCACCTATAACTTGCACTGATTGGAAGTCACATCTTTTATTAAAATCAGATATAGAAGTTAAACTAAAAGGTCTATTGTGTGAACCACAACCACCTGATAAATTCCAATCACTTAATCTATCAGCTACACCAGCTGATCTTCTAGTCATGTATTTATGTGCTATCCATTTAAAATGTAAATGTTTTATATCTCTTGTTTCACTATATTTAACTGGACCTATTGGATCACATCCGTGACTACCTATATGATAGTTAATATCAATGGATGATTTGAATATTGATTTCTTATCTAAAAAGACTGAGTCTCTTACTCCCCTGTTTACGATATCTGGTAAATATTTCCCTTCTTCGAATTTTGGAATTTTTTTACTTATCATGTCATAACCCTCTGTTAATGGTATAGTTACACCGTTTTTATCGTATTCTTTAAGTTTTTCTTTAAGATTTGGGTGATATATAAATTCATCTATATCGCAGACTATTATCCAGTCGTATTGTTCCCTGTATGGTTTCCAACCATCGTTTCTAAGATCGTTTAAATGTCTATCGTCTAATTTTTCTTGTATATCTATGATTAATTCAGCTTTAGGATTTGATTTAATTATTTCTTGTGATTTATCTGAGCTACCACCGTCAATAACTACTATTTTATCTACCCCTATGAAATTAGAATAATAGTCGAGATAGAATGGTAACATTTGTTCCTCGTTGAAACAGCAGGAAAAAACTAATATTTTAATGTCTTGTTTTTTAGCAAAAAGGAATTGCCACTCTTTTAATAATAATTCATATTTTTTATCTATTAGATATGGTATAACTAGATGGCCTTTACCGATATAAGTTTCTTGATCAGCTATATCGTCTATTAGAACTAATGCTTTTGGTGTCAGGAATTTTTCTGCTTTTAAATATGCCTCTAAGTGCTTTTCCTCTGATATTCTTTTGTCCTCTTCTGTTCCTCTATAATCCCAAGCGTCTAGATAAAGAAGATCTATATTATCTTCAAATGTGTCGAAAAATTCAATTCCGTCTGCACAAACTAGATTTACTCTATCTGTGAGCATTCCTTTATTATTCAATTGAATTTTACCATTTTCTATATAAGTATTCTCGATGTCTATTGAATATAATTTACCTCCATACGTGTTAACAAACCAACTAAAAACACTAGTTGAACAACCATCTCCAGTATTATCGAAATTTCTTTGTGTTCCTATTTCAACTATAACTGGATTTTTAATATTATTTTCTTTTATATAATTAATAGCTGGTAAAAATCCACCTCTACCGTGTTCTGGTATTTCATTTAATTTATTATAAAAGTTCAAAAGTTCATCTTTATTATTTGAAGTCATTACATGTATATTATTTTTTATCACTTCGTGTGGTAAATCCCACCATTTCAATTTTAATAAAATATCAACCACGTCTTTACTGAACCTTGTGAATAAGAACTCTGCTGGATTTCCACCAACAACAGTATATGGTTTTACATTTTTAGTCACGTACGATTTAGCTGATATGATGGCACCATCTCCTATCGTTACACCGTAAGCTATAGTTGCTCCGTCACCTATCCAAACATCGTTACCAACTGTTATTTTACCTCTTACTAAATGATCATTCACTGGAAACATATCTTTTGTTTCCGCCGTATGACCAAATGGGTAAGTAGAAAATAAATTTGTTTTATGCCCCCATAATATAAACTTAACGTCCTCAGCGATAGAGCAAAATTTACCAATTTTTAATATTCCCTCACCGTTTGTTCTTGGTACTCCATAAGAGTAATCACCGTATTCGTAATCTATTTTTGGTTGCATTAATCATAATCATTTTTTTGGAATTGATATGTAATCAATGTCATGCACTTGTTTAAGAGAATAGGATATACTTTTAAAAAATTTAACAATATCATCAGTAGATTTATTATACATATTTAAATGTGCTTCAGCTATTTCAATCAAAATAATTGGTTTATTTCTTAATATTGTCCCCATCAAGTACAAATGGTTCGTAACCTTGTACGTCCATTTTAATTAAACTCACATTATCGTAACGCAAATCGTCTAATCTCACCTCATCCACTAATTCACCTTCGTTTGATATATGTGTATCACCTATATTTAATAATCCATCCAAATAAAAATTCTGTCTTTCTATATGTGTTATACCATTCTTATCAGATAAGGCTTTATTAATAGCAATAATGTTATCAAATCCGTTTGCTATTATATTTGCACACAACTGGTAATAAACTATACGTTGTGGTTCGAACGCGTAGACTTTACCTTCTTCACCAACCATTTCTGCAAATTCAAGAGTATGAGCACCCAGATTAGCACCAATGTCTATTATATTGGTGCCCTTAAAATTATAATCTTTAATTGCTTCGTATAGATGAGGTTCCCATAATCTTCCTTCTCTTATACAACTTGTTAATCCTATATCTTGTTTAAAAAGAAAATAATGTTTATCTCTAGATGAAACGTAGTCAATAGGTAATCTTTTCATAAACAATTTTGTTTTTTCGTTATATTATGTTTTAGTATGAATGTTTTAATAATTAACATAGGGCCACATGGTGACGTATTGAGAACCACAATACTCTTGAACCAATTTAAACACGATAATATATATTGGTTAACATCAGTCCGTAACAAAGATATTCTTAACTCTAAACTCATTAGAAAAATATTTTATATAGAAGAACTATCACATTATTATAACATAACAAATTACGATCTAGTCATAAGTCTCAACGAAGAACACCCATTCGACGAGCGTCCTCTATATGGAAAACTTATTGGAATTGATAAACACGGAACATATTCAATAGAAAGTAAATACTGGTTCGATATGTCTCTTATAAGTAATTACGGAGACTGTATCGCTAACAAATTAAAAAAAGAAAATAGAAAATCTTATAACCAAATTCTTATAGAAATGGTTGGGGGAAAATGGGAAGAACAAGAATATATCCTTGATCACGAACCAATTAAGTCAAATAAAATAGGATTAATAAAAACAGTTAACGGTGTTTGGAAAAGTAAACAATGGAACGGATTTGATGAATTATACAATTTACTTAAAAAAGATCACGATGTTAGTTTCTTAGATATTAAACCAACAGTTAAAGAACATATAGATGATATAAATAATTGTGGATTAATAGTTTGTCCTGATACGTTTGGAATGCATATAGCTATAGCTCTTAAAAAGAAGGTGGTAGCTTTATTTAATAGTACTTCACCTCACGAGATATATGATTACGGAAGAATGATAAAGATAACTAGTCCGTTGCAAGATAAGTATTTTTATACTAAGGATTACAATGAAGAATTGTGTGATTCCATAGATGTCAATTACGTTTATAAAAAAATAAAAGAATTATATGGGGAAATTAATATTTTATAATTTATGGCATAATGGTGATATTCATTTCACTAGGTCGTATATTAGAGATATAATGAAAAAAACAAATTTTGACGAATATCAATATTTGCATAACAATAATCCAGGTATATTAAGAGACATTCCTAATTTAGTATATGGTAAAACAAATGAATATTGTCAAGATACTACAATTGTATTAAGAGTTAATAACGATTTGTACATAAATGTTTGGATAGGTTTTTATAATTCTTTATTTAACGAAGAAGTGGATTCACCGGTACGTACTGTATCTGGTGTTCTTTATAGATTTTTCACACACATATACGAAAAATTGGGAATAAAACTTGGAGACGAAAGAGATTACGTGCCTTTTATAGAATTTGATTCATTTGATAAAACTAAAATAGATACCTTTATTGAAACTAATAAATATCCAAAAGTTCTTGTCGTAAACGGTCCTGTATTTGCCTACCAATCTGTGATAGAAATCAATTTCATGGATATAATAAACAGATTATCAGAAGATTATCCATATGTTCAATTTCTTTTAACTGAGCGAATAGCGTTAGATAAACCTAATGTTTTATTCACGTCGGATATAGCACCTGAGTTAATGGATATATCTTATTTATCGATGTTTTGTGACGTGATATTTGGGAGATCAACGGGTCCCTATGTTTTTAGTTGGATGGAAAAGAATTTAAAAGATACACAGAAAACTTACATTTGTGCTTCTTCAAAATTAAGGCATATAACTTGGGGGACTAAATCAAATTGTAAAAATGTTTGGATAGAAGATTATAATGAAATTTATAATATAGTTAAAGACGAGTTAAAATTTCTATCACCCATAACAGTAAATGATTTTACAATTAGATGTGTAGTTGATAGAATATATGTAAAGCCTAATATAGATATTACCCCGGAACACGACGTGAGTTTTTATTTCTATACAGGAGATAGGAAAAATTGGGAACATAAGAATTACGTGGCATTAGCTGGAATGGAAAGCTGGTATATTCCTTATCACGGTTATAATTGTGAACATAATCGTATAAAAATGGAATTTAGAACCGCTAAAAATTTATTATTCTTTTTAGATTTATAACTTCTTCAAGATGTAATTATTAAGAGTGCCAAGTGAATCGTAAATTTTTACCACTTTGCCTTCTACCATTTTATAATCGTAATAAATAGGTATATGTTGTTCCAAACTACCAATTATTTCGAACCCTTTAAAGTTATCTATATTTCTCATGTAGTCTACGGCTTTTTTAACATCGGGTGAATATTTATCCATGTAATCATCAAATACAATGTAACCACCAACTTCTACTAGCTCTTTATAAACAGAATAATCTTTAATAACGTCAAAATAGTTATGACTTCCGTCAATGAAAATCAAATCAAATTTGCCTTGAATTATTTCTAAAATGGATTTATCAGTAGAATTAGTTTGAAATATACCAGCGTTGATTTTATATTTATCTAAATTTTTATATAATAATTCTCTCACTTTAATGTCTATACCATATACCTCTTTTACTTTTGGATGCTGAGCAACGTAACAAAAACTAGCACCGTCCCATAATCCAATTTCTAAATATCTTATATCTCTATCTAATTGATCTATAAGATATTCTAAGATAAAATAATGTTCGTGGAATCTTTCTCCTTCGAAATCTTCGAGATATGGTTGCATTTTATCTAAATAATATTGTTGTTTTTCTTTAGTCATTTTGCCTTTAAGTAATTTATTATATAATCTAAATCGCTATTGTTCATATCAGCATTCAAAGGGAAACAAACGATCTCTTCGTATAATTTATTAGAGTTAGTAAATCCGATTAAAGGTTCGTAATATTTCTTATATTCTACGTCTTTAATGTCTATTTCTTCTTTAAATGATTTGATAGGTAAACATGATATTAAACTATTATCGTAAGGTTTAATTAATTCAAATCTAGTTTCTCTTAATCTGTTTTCGAAATATTTTGCCAATTCTTTATGAATATGATCAATGGCGTAAAAATTGTCTAAATGTTGAAGAATGAAGGCAGCAGATATATCGCTCATTCTCCAGTTAGATCCGTGTACAGACCATTTCTTAATTGATTTAGTATATCCAAAATTTATTGATTTTCTAACATCTGCTTCGTATTCTCTATCAACTATAATAACTCCGCCTTCACCGAAACCGAGTGGTTTCGTGTGATGTAAACTAATTATAGAACCAACTCCGAAATTATTTATATTTAAAAAATTGTAAAAAGTGTATGGGGCAGTAGCACTATCAAAGATAAGGTATTTATCGTTATCTACACTCCATTTAATAAATTTTTCAACTTCACTAGCAAATCCAAACATATTAGTAACTATAACACCGTTAATGTTATCTTTGATATGTTCTAAAGAATTTAGATCTGGTGATATATCATTATAGTCTATATCTACTATAACAGAATTTCTCAGCACACCTTGAGCTGAAACTGGGAATGTATAATCTTGGGTCGCCCATCGTGTTTCAACTCCAAGTTTATTATTTATACCTGAAACAAGAGCGTGTAGTGCGGCGGTTCCGCTACAAGTTGGAATTACAACTTTACTGGAACTAATTTTTAATATAGATCTAAGTCTATCGCTTAGCATTTTTTGCAAAGGCCCGTCGTTACTAAATTGATTTTCTTTAATAGAAAATTCCATATAGTGTTTAACTCTATCCCAGTTTATTTCTTTCTTATTTACCCAATTTATTCTCATTTTGTCCAGTCTATTGTTGCACAATATCCTTCAGCTAAATGATAAGCAGTAGCTTTGGGTATATGATAAGTATCTAATTTGCCTTCTTTTACGTCTTTATATATTCTGTCCCAAAGATCAGCGTCAGAAGCTTTTTTCTCACCTTTATCTATCATATTAATATATCTATGTTTTATTTTACTTATATTAAAAGTTACAGTCTGGTGAATGACTTGTCTGCCTTTTGGAGGTAAATTGTTAATAACATCGTCAGTTAAATTAGGTGGGAAAAGGTTTTTAGGCCTTACGTAGTGAGCCTTTGAATAAACAAAAGATACTGTTGGATATTTAAGATAGGTTTTATTGTGTAGTTCAAGGTGATTAACTTCCCATTTGTCCTCGTAATCAAAATGAGCGTAATAATCTATTCCTTCTTTTTCTAATAACTCTATCCCTTTATTAAGAGCGTTTGTGCCACTACATAACCAAAGATCGTTACCAGTATAACGACTTCTTTCGTCTGCTACGGGTAAATTCACATATGTTATCATACTTGATGGAACGCGCGAAGTAATAAATTCTAGTTCTTCTGGTTTATCGTAATCGTCTCCAATTAGAAATAGTTTCCAATCAGAGTGTGTTTGCATCATTATATTTTGTATGGCTCTATATAAGAAGACTATTGTTTGTCCGTCTTTTCTATAATAAGTGGGTAGTACTATTCCGAATTTCATTGTTTAGTTAATTCAATTTTGATGAATATTTTATCCCCGTTATCGTTAATAAAATAAGCATTTTTAAAATCCCCGTGCGATAAAGCCTTCAATTTAGTTATATGATTAAAAAATGTGTCTTTATCGTTTATATCAATCTTTCCAAGATCGTTAAAATCTTTCTTGTAATTTATATTTCCTTCATCTGGTATTCTAACGAAAGAATAATTCTTATTAATTATATCTATCAGATTTCTATCAAGGAGTTTCATTTCAACGTCAACTACTTTTTCGTAAACTGAAAGAGAAGTGTCGTGTGGTTCTATATATATTCGCTCTTGGGTTATAATGGGCCCGTGATCAATCTTATTATCTATTTCGTGTATAGTTACACCAAAAGGTAGTCCATTTAATATGGAAAACACTTGTGGGTACCATCCTCTATTATAAGGGTTATAACCTGGATGTATATTAATACATCTTACTTTTTCTATGAGTTCTTTTGGAAATAATTGTTTACAATGTAACGAGAAGATAATTTCGTATTTATATAAACTTTTATCTCTAACGTCAATTGGTTCAACTGGTTTGTACATCCAAGAGTTAAAAGATTTATGATAATCAGCACAAAAGTCGTAATTATTATAGCTCCAACCGTAATCAAAGTCTTCTCTAAGTTTTTTAGATACGACTATTTGATTAAATCTTGCTAATAATTCTATTTTATCCGTGATTAAAAGGAATTTTCTCATTGATTAATATAATGAGAAAAGATTAAAAAGTTTATTCAATTATCCTCTACGGTGCATTGATGGAGGTCCCGATTTTTTAAGAAAATCCTCTATTGTTTTATAAAATCCTTTCTTTTTAGGTTTTTCAGGTGGAGGGTTATGTCTTCTAGCTTGTTCTTCTTCGAAGTTTCTTCTATGTAAGGCTTCAATATTAGCTTCCCTACCTCTTTCGAATTCTCTGACTCTACGTTCCTGGTCTCTTTGTAACATTGCTATAACATCTGCTGGTGGTATATGACGATGAGCCATTCTTGCTCTACCAGCGTCTCTTACATCTGGTGCTGGAATAGGTTCTACCATATCATCTTCAACGTCCCAATCCTCTTCACCGTAGGCTGCTTCCACTGGATCTCTTTCTGGTTTTTTAACTTTTTCTGGGGTATCCCATACTTCTTCACCATAAGGATCAACGTCTGCATGTACTTTTCTTTCTAAATCTTCGTGATAACGAGCACATATATTTAATATAACATCTAAATATTTAGTTCTATTATAAATATCACTTTTAAATTTTCTACTATGTGTAGTATTACCTTGTTTGTCTTTTATTATCAATTCGTAAATCTCTGAAAATTCATCGGGACAAGTTTTAATTATTTCAAAATCGCAATAGGTGTCCTCACACGTGGCAGATTTATTGATGATAACAAACCCTTCATCTTCTAATAATTTCTTTTCTGCCAGTCCAAAACTTTTTCCTTTTTCTGGATCAAAAGGCATAAAGGTATCGCCTATTTCGAAATTAGCAGGAGCTTTTCTTTTTAGTTCTTCAAATAATTTAAAACTCTTTATCATAGTAACTGTATATATTAAAATAAACTTTTAATATTTTTATCTATAAATAGTACAACACATTAAAAAATAATTGACTATGAAATGAAAATTATAGAAATAAAGAACGGTGATGAATTATCAAAGTTTATAGAAGAGTATAAACAATTTCACTCTGAAAGAGGAATAGCTGAAAGTTCAAATATTTTAGTTGGAAACTATAATCAAGATAAAGGTAAATTTCTTGTTGTTGATAAAAATGATGACTTGGTTTATGAAGTCAATAAAATATATATTTGTCGACATCAAAATACACACATGTTAGATTATAAAATTGAATATTGTGAAATTGGATAATTTACCATAAAATTTCTTGAAATGATTTCAAGTGTAAATATTCAAAAAGAATATTCCTATAAATGGAATTTAAAAAGCAATTAGAATGTATGAAAAAAAGGGCGTTAATAACAGGTATAACAGGAATGGATGGTTCTCACTTATCAGAGCTTCTTTTAGAAAAAGGTTACGAAGTACACGGTATAATTAGACGTTCCAGTTCATTTAATACTGGAAGAATTGATCATATTTACCCCCAATTAAAACTTCATTACGGTGACGTTACTGATACTCTTTCAATAGAACACGTCATTCAAGACATTAAACCAGATGAATTATATAATCTGGCAGCCCAATCCCACGTAGCAGTTTCTTTTGAACTCCCTGAATATACAGGTCAAGTAGACGCATTAGGTGTACTTAGAATATTAGAAACAGTTAGACGTTACTCTCCACATACAAAGATATATCAAGCATCTACATCAGAATTGTTTGGTAAAGTAGAAGAAGTACCACAAAAAGAAACAACACCATTCCATCCCAGATCTCCTTACGGTGTAGCTAAACTTTACGCTTACTGGATTTGTAAAAATTACAGAGAAGCTTATAACTTATTCATCTCTAACGGTATATTATTTAATCACGAAGGCGAGCGTAGAGGTGAAACATTCGTAACAAGAAAAATTACAAAAGGTTTGGTTGAGTGGACAAAAACAAAAACCCCTATACATTTAGGTAATTTAAATGCTAAAAGAGATTGGGGTTACGCTAAAGATTTTGTATATGGTATGTATCTCATGTTACAACAAGATAAACCAGATGATTTCGTTTTAGCTACAGGTGAAGCACATTCGAATAAAGAATTTATTGAAGAAGCTTGTAAATACGTTAATATTGATATAGTATGGCGTGGAGAAGGAGTTAATGAAATTGGGGTAGATAAAAATTCTGGTGACGCTATTGTGATACAAGTTGATCCAAAATATTTCAGACCAGCAGAAGTTGATCTTTTACTTGGTGATCCAACAAAGGCCAAGGAAGTTCTTGGTTGGGAAGCTAAAACTAAATTTAAAGATTTGGTTAAACTCATGATGGAAAGTGATTTAGATAAATATGGTGAAAAAAATCTATGGCAAAAATTTTTTAAGAAGGGATAAGTTAATGAAAATACCAACCGAAAATGATTTTTATGTTAGAATAGAAAAAGAGCCTAATAAGGTTATTATTAATTCTGTTAATTTAAATGACGCTGGTGGTAGTGAGCATTTAAATAAAATATTAAAAATAGATTTTATTTTAAATGGCAACATTTCTTATTCACTTTCATGTAATTTTTCTGATCCGAATATTAATCATTGGATAGTACCATATGGTTATTCAAATGATAATGACGATTTAATATTAAATTTTTACGACGAATCTAGACATTTATTTGATATAAAAATTGATAAATTATATGGTAATCACATTTATAATAAAATAGATGGTTGGTTTGATTTCCAAAGTGTTTATAAAGAAGCTGTTCAAAACGGAAAAGACGGAGATCATTTTGTTGAAATAGGTTCTTGGTTAGGGCGTTCTGGTTCTTTTATGGCGACTGAAATAAAAAATTCAGGCAAAAAAATAAAATTTGATTGTATAGACACTTGGCAAGGATCAGGTGAAGTATATCACGAAGAATATTTGAAAGATAATAGTTTATACGATAATTTTTTAAAAAACATATCACCTTTAAAAGAGTACATAAATCCAATAGTAGAATATTCTTATATAGCTCCAAAATATTACGAAGATTTGTCTTTAGATTTTGTTTTTATAGACGCTGATCATAGTTACGAGATAGCTAAAAAAGATATAACAGAATGGTACCCAAAAGTAAAAATAGGCGGAACAATCGCTGGTCACGATTATTATAATTCATGGCACGTTCAAAAAGCTGTGAATGAAATATTTGGAGAAAATATAACACAAAATAGATTATCATGGATTCATAAAAAAGAGAGCGATCTCTTTCCACTAAATTGATAATCAGTGTATTATAAATAACAAGATTAAAAATTTATATATAGGTAAAAAATATAATACGAAAATGAAAAAGGTTTACGAGAATTTAACGAAGGAGAATATCAACAAGAATTTGTTTGATGTTGATTTTGAATTTGATGATTTGAATAGTATTGAAAAACAATTATTAAAGGATTATATAAATAAGATAACTGATAATATGATGGAGTTTGAACTTATGTCTGTTGATAAGACTGTTCAACCACTTGATATATTGATCAGATTGAAGAATAATAAATTGACTGGTGATGTTTTGGTTAAAATGAAAGATAAGGATGATCATATTCTTGGTGTTTTTAAATTTAAGACATTAAAAGTGACTGAAATTAATAATTTAATTGATTTTGATTTTGGTGAAGCTGATTTTAGAGGAAGTCAGAAGACTCTGACGATAAATTTTATCTACGATGATATTCTTTATTCTAATGACGGAAAAGAATATGAGAAACTCACATAATTCGAATTTTTAAACTTAAAATTTATATTCACGTATAAATAAAAAAAGAATATTATTTTATGCAAATACTCATTACACCCGAAGACATTATAAGACGTTGTTTATGGTTGGATTATAAAAGATTTTGTCTAAAGGAAAAAGGCGAAGAAGAATTAAGGAAAGTTATAGAAGAAAATAAACCAGTCGCTTTAAAGGAAGACGACGCCTATGTGATAGGTTTATTAAAGATTGTAGAAACTCCAAATCTAGTTCACAGACTAAAAGAGCACATGGATGAAGTATTAAAAATAAGAAGTAATATTTTCAATAATAAGTTGTTCATTATAAAATCAGTAGCTTTAAAAGAAATAGGACAATTCGTACAAAGATTCCCAGAAGGTTTTAAAGCTCCTTTTGAATATAAAAAGGGGATAGAGGATTTGAAAGTTTTCTCTGAAAAAATATACGGTGAAGTGGATAGATTACCAACTCAAACTTTCCAAAACGGTGATAAAACTTACACATATGTTTCATCTAATAGTGTTAAAAATATAGTGGATGAAAAAGATAAAGAGAAAGAAAAAGACAAGGTTGAAAAAATACTATAATGGCTAGACTTTTCACATACGGTGAATTACAAAGGTCTGATGTTCAGATTAAAATTTTAGGTAAAGAGATTCCTGGAACATTTGACAGTATTAGTAATTGGATGGTACTGAACGATTTCGATAAAGGTAAATATTATTTACAATTAGCTAGTCAGCCAAGTGGAATAGTATTCGGTAAAATATTAGAATTAACAGACGAAGATATAAAAATCCTAGATAATTACGAAAAAAATTATTTCAGATACACCTTAAAAACAGATAATGACGTCACAGTCGAAACTTACGTCAAGAACAACGATAAATATAAAGATGATTACGCTTTTTAAATAGTTCTAAATACTACAGCGTCTTTGAATTTCCAATAAACAATGATTCCTTGATCAAAAGAATATTTACCAGTCAATTCTTTTGAGTCTGATGCTCTTACTTTTGTTTTAGTTTTCAATAAATCTACATTCTCAATTTGTTCAACTGTTCTATATACTGGAAGTTCTTTGCCTATTTTATTAATAAGGAACTGATAATAAGATTCTATTATTTCTAATGTACCCAAGCTCCTCTCTAAGAAAGCTTTTTTCATTTTTGGATAATCTGGACTCTCAAGCGCCTTTTCGTATTTAGCTTTATTTGCCAATAAATCTTCGTGTGTAGATATTTTTTCCTCTAAAAGGAAATCCTTATAAGAAAATTCTAAAAGATCCTCTTTCTTAAAAGGCACTACATTTTTTGCTATAACTACGTCTTCGTCGTCGTCCTCTTCTTCGCTAATTTCAACTTTTGTATCACCTTCCTTTGGTCCATTTACTGGTATATTAAATCCAGCTTTCTTTTTAGCGTATTCAGATATTTTAATTTCACTAGCACTCATGTATATACTAGTTGTAGTTCCATCCTCTTCAAGAAAATCTACCATACAACTATTATCGTTGTCCCATACATTAGTTACTTCACCAACTTTATTATAATATTCACTTGCTTGATCTACACATAAAACCTTATCACCCATGTTGAAAATAACATCAGCAGAAGGCTCGTCTGACGATGTAACAAATTCTTTTTTAACTAACATAGAATGCTTACTTTGATTTTTAGAATCATCTTCATCAAATTCAATAAGGTAAGCGTCTTTATTTACTTTCTTAACTGTTCCCTTGGCGTCTTTCCATTCAGTCTTGCCTTCTACGCCGTTCACAATGACTCTCTTACCTATACTGATATCGTCGTCTGATGTTTCAGTTTCTTTTTTAGGTTCTTTAGGTTTGAATTGATTTTCGATATAACTTGATTGTTTTTTAGCTTCTGTTTCTACTGGTGCTGGTTCGTTTTCAAATCTTAATTCTGATTCTAATGCCATTATAGAAGCACCAGATGGAGTTTTGATACTGTACTCACCTTTGTTAGTTGAAAAAACAAATGCCACATCACATAAAGCGCCTTTATGTATATTATAATAAGATCTATTTGATAAAGGCGTGAATATAACCTTATCTCCTTTTTTAAATTTAGAGTCTTCTGTCGATTCTTTTATGTAATCAAAATATTTTAACATACTTACAAATTTATTTTCCTTTTCACATTTAAAAATTTCAATATTATAGATTTTATTCCATCTATATTATATACCCAGTCCTTTTCCCACACATGTAACAATTTAATATTATTATCTTTACATCTATTAGATTTATTATCGTGATAGTCCAGTTTTCTAAATTTTTCACTATGCCAATATGTTCCATTAAATTCAAATGCTATTTGTAATTCTGGTAAATAAATATCTAACTCCAATGGTGGTATTATTTTTCTACTATTTAAAATTATTATACCATTATAATGTGTTTTTATAAAATCCTGCAGTTGTATTTCATATCCGCTTGTGTGATTATCAACTGGATTACAAACAGTGCACAATATAGTTTTATATTTATTTTTCCTTGTTATAAACACTTTTTTATTGATTCTATATATCGATCCACATTTATCACACTTTAAAATATATTCATTTTTATCATAGTCAACATCAATTATATTTAGATTTGAATATTTATCGATCACGAATTTTTTAAAACTTGACCTCAAAAAACTTTCATTTCCATATCTTTCAGTATTGGTCTTTTTAATTTTTTCTTTTATTTCATCATTTTGAAAAACATTATCAAAACCATATATATGTTTTACAGTTTTATCCATTTTGATTTTTTGACAATTCGAACAACAATAGTACCCACCGTTATTAAAACTCAATAAGTATCTTCTATATTGTAATTTTTTTTCTTTACCGCAAATATCACATTTAACATTTATAATATGATGACTTGTTGGTAAAAGATGCTCTATCGGAACACTTATCACGTCGTGCTCTTTTACCACATAACCAAGATCTTTGTAATGTTTTATACAATAATTGTTTATATTAATATCTACGGTTTTATCTATTATCATATATTAATTTTCCTTATTTGATTCATCATCATTACTTTTTTGTTAATCTCTTTTTCTTTTGGTTCTTGCTTTTCCTGTTGGTTCTCATTCCATATGAGATTTAGTTTCCATTTGATTCCGGTAATATCGTGTATAATCCAATTCTTCATCAAATCCATAAACTTAAGACCGTAAAAAGTTCCTTGCTTTTCACATCTGCCTAACACGTTTGAAAGATTCCCTATTCCAGGGTGTCCTCCGCTTTTAGCTCCAGCATATTTGAAACCAAATTGTCTTGGTAAAACAAAATTCATTAAAAACCTCGTATATTTATCCAAATCATCTAACACTTCACCACCTTTTAAAACTGGTAATTTTTCTGCTGCATCTATATTTCTGTAAGCAGCCAACTGTAAAGAAGCACCATAATCAAGAAGAATAAATTGAATATTCTTATCGTGTTTACCAAGTGCCATTTCTATTAAAGCTCTTGCTCTCAAAGCGTTGGCCCAAGTTCCAACTGGTACATATACTAAATTCTTTATAACAACGAAACCGTCGAATTTAAATTTATTTTCTTCCATATTCCAGTAGAATGTTTCGAAATCTTCGATATTATATATTGTTGGTTTATCATATTGGCCAAGTGTTTTGCCCATCATTTTACCTAGTCTTTCTGTTGAATCTGGCACAAATTCGGGTATTGCTTTTAATTCTTCGTCGTCTTCTAGAGGTATTCTGTTTAGTACTCTATGTCTTATATCTTCTTTATCTGCTCCTCTTTTTACTGATAGGTTATTCAAAGGATAAAGAATTTTAAATAATTTGAATATTTTATATATGGAAAGTGTGCCGTTGGCTACAACTTCTATAATAGTTCTATAATCACTTCTTTTAACTAATTGATTGAAAGCCCCAGCAAATACAAGTCTTGGGTCTTTTTCTTTCATTATATCTCTAAGATTAAAATTTAAAATCGTTTTAATATCAACGTTATATTCGTCATATTTTGCTGCGTCAATCATAGATATAACAGACAGAATGTATTTATCTGTTGGCATTCCAAGAACTCTTACTATTAAACCGTAACATGAGTCACTTTTCATTTTAATAGAAAATTCGCTTTTCTTATATAAATCGCCTTCTTCCATGTGGTGATCTATATAGAGATCAAGGTCAGCGTTATCTTCAGCGTAATCAACACAAACATTTATATATGTTTTATCTATCGTTATATCTCTCCAGCCAGATTCGTAATCCATTACACAATATCCGCATATAGTAAATCCTCTATTAGATAAATATTCTTTCATCGCTATCGCGCTGAATATGCCATCCATGTCATTGTGTGTGTAAATTATAACATCCTTATCACGTTTGCCTTTCTTCTTCCAGTATCCCAAATCATTTGGAAATTTTACAGAAGCCTCTTCATTTAATATATATTCATTAAATTTTATTTTCATTTAATATATTTTTTATTTTGTTTTCTATATTTTCTTTATGATTTATTCTCACTAATCTGATGTTATTCTCTTTACAATAGATGTTTTTTATTTCATCATGGTTTTTGATAATTTCAAAATATTTAGTTCCTCCAAATATCTTCACTGGTCTTGAATGTTGTTTACCATCAAACTCTATGCAGATATTTTGTTCTGGTAGATAAAAATCAAATGGTAATTTTAATTTATCTTTACATTTTTCAAAAGTATATTGTGAATGGTGTCTTATATTATATTTTTCTAATAACAACTTAACTTTATTTTCTCCTTTACTTTTTTTACAAAACGGACACCCTTTTCCATCGTATATATGAGAAGATGCAGTTTGCTCAAATGGTCCGTGTTTAGGACAAATAATTTTTACTTTTTTCTGCGAATTGATGTATTCCACTAAAGAGTAGTCATACTTATTATAATGAACTTTTTGTGATTTCCCGATAAATTCTTTATCAGTCAATTTTTTTGTCATAGAACATTTCGAACATCCACATCCTTTTAAATGATTACTTGGTGATTGCTCAAATATACCATGTTCGTTACAGACAATTTTTACTTTTCTTTTATTGTTTCTATATTCAACGAAACAATAGTCATACTTGTTACCATGTATCTTTTGTGATTTCTCAATAAAATTAATAGTATTAGACTCATTATATTTTATTTTTTCGTCACTACATTTTTTACAAGCGTGTCCATTCAAATGATGACTGGCTCTAATTTCAAATGGTCCGTGGTTAGGACAAATAATTTTAACATTTTTTAAAGAACCAATATACTTTACCATAGAATAATCATACCAATCTCCGTGTATTTTTTTAGATTCTATAATAAATTCATGTGTATCGCTTTTAATCATTAAAAGTATTATTTTTTGTTATATATAAATTTTTTATTCTCGTTTTGTAATTTGCCTTTTTTGTATCATCTTATTCTTTCTACTGGTTCTGGTTTAGAATACGTGCCCCCTTTTCTTTTAAATAATAAAAGTGTTTCAGGTACCCATTTAGTATTACCATCTTTGAATTTAATTCTATATTCTGTAACGTGCATATATGCTTTAAATTCTAATATTTCAACTTCTACTGCGTCAGGTATATATAAACATATATCACCATATTTAAATTTATCGTCTTTGCCTTCATTTAACAATTTACCTTTTTTGTACCATCTTATTTTCACTGGTTTTTCTGGTTCTAAATCTTCCATGAAATAAAAATGTTTTCTAGCGTAAGAATCAACATGTCCGTTGTCCCATTTTATTGTATATGGGAGACCGTCGTATTCTTCCTCATCGTAAGGGTTATAATTTTGTATTACACCACAACCGCTATCTCCTCCTTTAAATCCATAGGCCTGATTTAGATAATCTTTTGGACAATCTTCTTTCATTTTTACTCTTTTACCAATAAACTCTTTAGATTCGTTTAATTTACCTTTTTTGTACCATCTTACTCTTGTTGGTTTCTTATTATCATTGATATATTCATCAATAAAATCAACCCCTTCCATAAAATCGTAACTGTTATAATCATTACCTGGTCCTATTAAACCACCTTTTCTACCGTACCCTAAAGCTCCTGGTTCGTGTAATATGAAGCAAAAATCGGGTGATTCATTTTTAAAACAATTATAATCTTTATTCAATGTCTTTACTCTTTCTTCCCCCCACGTGAATCCCTCAAAATCCAAAAATTCGGCTATAACATTATAGTCTTCTATACTGTGAATACAAATAATTAATTTAGTTAAACCATTTGATGATTCTTTAATATATGTCCAATAGTTTTTCAACATAACGCTATATATTAAAATTTTTAAACAAAACTTTTAAGGAATAAATTCGTATAAAATAAAACATTAATTATTGATATGCCTGTCGTAGATAGAAATACAAATATTACATTCACAATATCAACCGATCAATTATCAAATCTTCTAAAGAAAATAAAAGATTTGACTTCAATTGATCAACGTATAGTCATGAAAATAGACGCCAATAACGTTTTATTGTTCTCTTTTGTAGGTGAGACTTTCAAAAATATACACGCCTTCAAAAGTTACATCTTCTCTCTTGAGGAAGTTTTTACTATTAAAAAAGGCGAACTAGAAGAACCTCTTTTCTTTATAGCAAGAGACGGTAAGAAACTATACAGAATATTAGAAAATTTCCTTATCTATAAAGAAGAAATAAATTGTAAAATTTCAGCCAACGACGAAAACTACGTTAATTACATCGCTTTCGATACTAAAAAGATGAGCGAGAAAGTTATTGGTAGTGACCCTATTGCTATTGGTTCTCAGATTAGTATAGACGATATTAATTTCCTTATGAATATTGATAATTCTAAATTCAATTTCAGATTAGATAGAGCTGATTTCTTACAAATTAAAAAAAGAGGAGTCATAGAAAACGAACCAAAAAGTGTTCTATATATCAACGTAGTTAATAAGGCGTTAACTATTGGTGAAACCAAATGGCATCTAAACATTTTAGATGAAGTTGAAAGTGAAGATATTATGCTGTCTTTCCCCAAAGCGTATTTTAATACAATAAATCCAACAGAGTATATACAGATATACGTATTTGAAGATTTCATACTCGCTAAGTATGACGATTACAATCTCATGATTATTTTAGAAACAACAATTTAAATTTTCATTTTTCCATATTAATATATAGAAGAAAATAAGTTAGAGTTATGACCAAGAATTATAAATCCTTTGTTGAAGCTGCTAAATGGTATAGTAGTCCTGAGGAATTAGACGCTGAAGAACGTAGAAATAGTTTTAGTGGTTATCACGATTACGATGAAGGTGGCGACGGTGGTGATTACTACGATGACGATGGTGATCCCGATGAATATGGCAAAATTCAGGAGTTTCAAATACAATCCGGCAGAGAACCAGATGAAGATATGGAAGAAAGAGAACTTGATTTAGATATGGATTTTGATAGAGATGAAGATCCTAAAACCCCAATAAATGTTGGAGAAGAAGTAGTTTATCTCGGTAATACTGGTGGCAGACGTTATCAATTAGGTTCAGTTCATAAATTGAGAGAAGATGGTAAAATTGTAGTTAGGTTTGACGATAAGAAACTTGTTGCTGTGAGTAAACCACATCTAAGACATAAACTTAGCGAAGAAGAAATTGTGAAAAAGAAAGCTGAATTAGAAATAAAAAAACAAGAAAGAAAGACTAAAAGAGCTGAACAAGAAGCTAAGAGATTAGCACAAGAAGAAGAGGCTAAAAAGAATCCACCTCCAGTAACTGGCGCAAGATGGTGGGAAAAAAATAAAAAAGAATAATGGTAAAAAGATATAAACAATTCATCAACGAAGGAGTAGACGAAAAAGCAAAAATGGACGAACTCCTCGATAAAGGTTTAGAAAATTTAACACCAGATGAAAAGATACTCCTTGATAAACTTAGCAAAGGTGGTACTCTAGATCCAGATAATAAACCTGGTAATAGTCCTGTTCATCAAGATGATGATGATTTAGATTATCTTAATAAAATGTTAGGAAATCACGCTGATGAAGAAATTCCTGTTAAACCTGTGGTTAAAGGTGGACCAGTGAATGACGACGGACCAACAGAAGGCGATAGAATTGTTTATTATAAAGAAGGTTCAGAGCACGATGGTAAAACTGGTATTTTTGCTGGTATTAGAGAAGATGACGGTAAATATAGAATAGTCTTTGATGATAAGAAAAAATTAGCAGCCAACGCTAAAAATGTTTACGCTGCTGGTACACCAAGACCTGCACCAAAGAAAAAATTACCTGAGGGTTATCATGAAATTCCAGAAGAAAAATTGGGTAGAGCAGAATGGGGACCAGGTACATTCGATGTACCAGATACATTCTACGGTGGTAAAGCACCTGAAAAACCAAAATCTAATTTCAAAAAAGGGGATAAAGTTTTATACAAGAACGATAAATCTGAGCATAATAACAAACAAGCAACTTTTGTAGAACAAAAAGAAGACGGCAAATTATCAATCAGATTTGAAGGTGGTGGTAAATTGGCTTGTAATCCAAAGAACGTAGTTCCTTTCTCAATAGAATTACCTAAACAAGATTTTATTATTCGTCTTGGAACAATACCAGAGAATAATTCGATAGGTGCTGGGGTATTCCTTGATAGTGGTGAAATGTATGACGAACACATTCTAAATCAATACCCAGAGTTACAAAGAATGGGATTTGAAGAACCCGCTGAAGGTGATTTACGTTATAACGGAGATCTTGATATAGAAGAATTACACATCGAGTTACAAGAGAGAGATTTCAGAGTTGAAGTTGTTAACGGAAATTTATACTAAAATATTTTTTTAGTAAATAAAACTTTCGTATCTTTGTGTTAGAAAAATACGAATATGAAAGTACAATCCTATATTATTAAGAAAGAAGTCCTTGTGGATTCAGAATACGAATTACTAACGAACGTTAGTGGTGCATTCAACGCGGAATCCCCCTTTGCAGTTAAAGTAGCAGATATTAAAGAATGTTTAGAAATTACCAACGATCTAAACACTGGTGAAGAAGTTATGGATTGTGCTGGTAGGACATGGATTCCCGACTACGATGGCGATATTAACTTCATGACTAAAATCCTCAAAGAAGCTGAAGGTTGTGAATACATCATTGTTGAATTTGATAATTATTACGAACTATATACGATTGAAACAGATTAA